ATGGAACTGGAGATGGAAGTGGAAATGGATATGGAACTGGAGATGGGTATGGGTACTAAACGATACTAACTATAAACTCTATCACTAATACTAAATAAACAGAAATAATTATGCAATACACAGCAGAACAAATAGAAGAGTGGAAAAAGAAAGCAGATAAATGGGATGAACTTGATGATCAAATTGCAAAATGTTATTGTAATAAGGATGGAGAATATGTAGATGAAGATAGTGATGATAAAGCAGAAATAGAAGATGCCGATTTATGTACTATCGGAGAAATAGCAGCTAGTGCATTTGGATGGTTATAATAAGAAAATTATGAAGAAACTAATAATAGCACTACTACTGGTATTTGGGTGTAATATAGATAGTAGAGATAGATACCGAGTATATGCAATTGATCAAAGTGATGGTAAATTAGTTACATACCATCTGGAAAACTGGAGAAATGAACATATTATAGACACATCAGGTAAGTATAAGATAGGCGATACAGTGTTTATAAAAATGGTAAAGAAATGAAACAAAGATATACAATAACTATATTAGCTGATCCAGAAAAACTCATAGAAACTTCTATACTACATGAAGATGAACCAATAGAAGATCATATAAGATGTATCATAGAGAGGTCTATAGTTAATGACTACTTATATAAAGAAGCTGGTATAGAAATAGAAGGAGTAAAGAAGTTAAAACTCGCAAAACCTAGAAAAGAGTATACAGGTGAACCAGAAGAAAGACCAGTAAAAGTGTATTGGTGTAAATGCAAAGAATCTATAGTAGCTGTAACTGATCCTGATAATATGGACCACTCTACTAAAATAGAGTACACAAAAGCAGGTAAAGAAGGTAGAAAAGTAGAAACAATGCCATTAAGGGAATTCAAAACAAAGCCATTCATGAGCTGTAAGTGCTTTGATGAGATAATAAAAAGAAAAAAAGAATCAGGGTTTAGTACTATACAAGGACATAAACAGTTTATACCCGAAGGATTCAGATCATTGGAAGCAAAAGTTAATGGTGTAAATTGGAATGAAGATTAATAACTAAATAATATGAACAAAGAAACAATATATGAAAAACATCTACAGATACATAGAGAAAACAGTATAGGAGCAGCAGGTGAACATACAGATGTAACTATACAAGCAGTGATAGATGAAGTGGAAATGGTCGATAAGCTACTAAGAGAACTAGGTGTAACACCGGTAGCAATAATAAAAATACAAGCAAGAATAAAGCAGTTAAAAGAGTTATTGTAAGAGATTATGGTATATATTATAGGATTTGAAGATCAAGAATTTGAGCAGTGCACAGTAAAAGATGCTCTGAAAGATCTTACGACATGTAAAGAAATTCAATGTGACTCCGAAACTACAGGGCTATTCTTTCAACAACACAAATTAAAGTCATTACAACTAGGTACTGGAGAAAATGAATATGTAATACATCCGGATTATGTATATGAGTTCAAAAATCTGCTAGAAACTAAAACTCTAATACTGCATAATGCTAAATTCGATCTAAAATTCCTGTATAATGTTGGGATATTCCCTAATAAAGTATTCGATACCTATGTAGCTGAGTGTGTGCTCTATTGTGGAGATACATTCCATAGAAAAGCCCTCAATGTAGTAGTAAAAACTCGATTAGGCATTGATCTGGATAAGTCAGTTAGAAAAGGTATTGCAGATAAGGAGATGAGAGGTGAAGTAATACAGTATGCAGCTGATGATGTAAAGCATCTCCATAACCTAAAAGAACACCAGTTAAAAGAAGCCAAAAAGAAAGATCTAATAAAGTGCATTAATCTGGAAAACGACTATGTAATAGCATTAGCTTACCTGGAATTTTGTGGTATAAAATTAGATAAAGATAAATGGAGAGCAAAGATGAAAGATGATGAAAATCAACTCAACGAAGCTCGAAAGTTGTTAGATAAACTAATATTTACCAAAGATCTTAAAAAGTATATAAACTATCAGTTGGACCTATTTAGTGAAGGTATTGGTACTAGCATTAACTGGGATTCTCCTAAGCAGGTTATAGAATTATTCACAGGGTTAGGTATAGACTGTTGGGAAACAGTAAAAGGAGAAAAGAAACAATCAGCTAGTGCTAAGAGTATAGAGAAATATCAAGATGAATATCCATTTATTGCTGACTACCTGCATTATAAAGAGTTACAAAAAGTTGTAGGAACATACGGAGAAGGGTTTATAAAGCAGATAGACCCTGTTACCGGTAGAATATATACGCAGTTCAGTCAGATAATGGATACAGGTAGAACATCATGTGGTGGAAAGAACAAAGATACTGGTGAAAGTTTCATAAATCTACAAAATCTACCAAATAATAAGAATACTCGTACTTGTTTTGTAGCTGATACTGGTAATGTAATAGTAGATGCAGATTATTCATCAATGGAAGTCGTGGTGCTCACCAATAAATCAATGGAATCTGGGTTATTGGAGTTCTTTGATAATGGATTCACTGACTTCCACAGCTATAATGCTAAAAAGATATATCCGGAACTAGCTGATAAGACATTCGATGAAGTTAAGAAAGACTATAACAATCTAAGACAGAATGCTAAAGTGGGTGGATTGAAAACATTTTCACACTAACTTCCTATCTTAGGAAATTGTTTGTTACCTTTGAGAAATGAAACTTAAAGTAAATAACATTGACGATTTAAAAAAATGGGGAGTTTATAAAATAAGAAATACAGAAAATAATAAAGTCTATGTAGGAAGTACGAAATCTTTTAAAAAACGATTTTCTCAACACAAAGATGAACTTAAAAGAAAAAAACATGGAAATCCAAAATTGCAACATGCCTGGGATTTTTATGGAGAAGATTGTTTTGAATTTTCTATTCTTGAGGTTTGTTTAGAGAATAGAGTAGAAAGAGAAAAGTATTACATAGACATTCTACAAGCAGCAAATAGAGAAAATGGTTATAATATAAATGCTAACCCCGATAAACCGTGTTCTTTTAATGTAGAGGTTAGAAATAAAATCTCACAAACATTAAAAGAAAAGTATAAAGAGGGAATATTAAAACCAACAAGCACATGTTTTAAAAAAGAAAGAGTAAGTCATATGAAAGGTAAAAAATTTGAAGATACTTCAAACTTTCATACTCCTAAAACAATAACAGAAGCTTTAAAAGCTGCATGGGAAAAATCAAAAATAACAAGTCAAAAGAAAGCTAGAGCTGTTGAGGTTTTTAATAAAAATTATGAACTTCTTCATAAAGCAGACTCAGTCTTAAAATTACACAATTGGTCACTTACAGAAGGTAATAATCTTCCTATAGTATGTGACTTACGAGTAAAAACAAAGACACTTGATATATCCAAAGTGTGTAATGCCTGCAAATCAGGAAAAACATATAAAGGACTGTATTTTAAAGCAGTGAAAGTAAGTCCACATTAAACTGGATGAATTGCTGGAAACCCTACTCTTGCTAAGAGGGCAATCAGCAGCCAAGCATAGAATACATTCTATGAAGGTTCAACGACTACCTGAGAGATAAAGCTCTCTTAATAACAGGAAGTAGATGTGCGATAATACATAAAACACATTGAAAAAGCGTCCAGCCTCTTACTACACGGTCAGTAAGAGTGATGATATAGTCTGTGCTCATAGTAATATGAGAGTAACACGTCACAGTAGCATTCGGGGGTGTAGGTAAAACAGTTGCAGATAATCTCAAGATATCTCAAGAAGATGGTGACAGGTTCTATGAATTGTATTTTCAAGCATTCCCAAGTCTAAAAGCTCATTACAAGAAATGTGAAGATCAGGCATATAGGGATGGATACATACTGATAGATGATAGAAATAAACGCAAGTGCTTTATATATAATCATGACAGGTATAAAGCATTAAAAGAAGAAATTGATCAGCAATTCTGGGAAAGGTACAGGGTATTAAAAGAAAATCCGGAAGACAGTAGATTCCTAGCAATGAAAAGTAAAGTGAAAGAGTTCTTCAGTATCAAAGGTGATATAAGTAGGAAAGCATACAACTTCCCCATACAGGGCACTGCCGCCTCTATAGCTAAGATAGCAGGTATCAAGTTCTTCAAGTGGATAAAAGACCAGAAACTAGTCAATGTAGTTAAAATGGTGTCATTTATCCATGATCAGATATTAGTAGAATGCCCGGAAAATATGAAAGATAAAGTAGCAACTGAATTAGTAAAAGCTATGGAAGAAGCTGGTGCACTATACTTTACCAGAGTACCGCTAAAAGCAAGCTGTGAGATTGATTTTTGTTGGTCCCACTAGTATAAACAAAACAAAAACAACTAACTATGCAACAAATAAAATGGGAATACACAACATGTAGTAGCATGGAAACAGCTAATACATTAGGTCAACAAGGTTGGGAAGCTGTAGGGTTCTACTATTACGGCAGCTACACAATAATGATGAAACGACAAATACTGGAATAACTATGCAATGGGAATATGAAGTGGATGAAAATCCAGATATAAGCGGATGGTCAGGTGAAAAAGTAAATAAAAAAGAACTAAACTATCTAAACTATAGAGGTGCAAATGAGTGGCAGCTGTGTACTATATACAGTTATGGTAGTGATGTGTGGTATTATTGGAAGAAACCTAAAACAAAAGAATAATGAAGACAATATGGGCACTGTTCTCAATAGACAATGAGTATGATCAACCTAGTAATAACTTGGTAGCATGGTGGGCTAATAAACCTTCATGTGCAGAGATAAAAGATGTATTACCATATGTAAGTGATGTAGTAGCCGGTAAGTTATACAGAGGATTAATAATTAAAGAAGCTCCGGACTATACAGAATATAGAATAGAACAAGTTAATGAAGGAAAAATAGACCAACAATGATACGAGAAGAAGAAAAATACTGGAAAATTAGAGTAAATGGATCAGGTACAAAAGAAGAGATATTAAGTTCACTAAAAGAGCTAATTAAAGCACTAAGAGAAGAATCATTAGATGGATGGGAGAACTACCCGGATATCTATGAAGATCCTATATTAGTGTGTGAAGTAGATTCAATAAATTAAATCAGATGGCACTACCAACACTTGCACAGTTTAATAGTATAAAAGAATACATAAATAGTACTGGAGAAACAGCAAATTACGAAAATTGGGTATCTCAATATAAGCCTGAACGAAAAAAGAAGTATGTATCTGATGACCCTAATTGGAAAATTATGTGGGCTATCTGGCCTACTACAGATGGGTTTACTTATAATGGTAAGAAGTTTGAACAGACCAGGAGCATGAAATCTAAAGAAGAAGTATGTCAACAACTATACCAGGCAGCTATAGTAAAAGGATATACTCATGAACAAATGGTACATGCAGCTAAAGTAGTACTACTTACTAAGCGAATAGAGAGCTATAGAAGAAGTCAGAATCAACTTACCTACCTATCTGGCCTAGAGCCTTGGTTAAGGTCAGGAGCATATGTAGCATGGCTCAATTCAGATATGCCAGTAGAAGTTAACAATTCAGAAATAGATGATTATATATGAGTTTATCAAGTGATTTACTACGAGAAATTGAGAACGGCAAACAAGGTAGAAATGGTACAATTCCTTTTCCATATAAAAGGTTAGCTGATTATATAGATATAGCTAAGAATACCATGTATACAATAGGTGGTGAGACCTCAGCTGGGAAAAGTACATTAGCCCAAGATGCTTTTATTATTCATCCTATGCAATGGTATCTGGCTAACAAACATAAGCATAATATCAAACTTAGTATCATCTATTTTGGTATGGAGCGCAAGATGTTTTTATATGCTTGCAGGTGGTTAAGTAGAGTAATATTTCAAGAACAAGGTATTTATATAAGCACTAAAAAGATACTGGGTAAATGGAAGAAAGATGGTGAAATAGAATTAATGACAGATCAAGAAGAAAAAATGGTATTAGATTATCTGCCAAGATTAGATGAATGGGAAGCAGATGATTTATTTCTAGCTCATGAAGGTAGTAAAAATGCCAGTGGTATGTCAAAATATATTGAAATGTTTGCTAAAAAACATGGTAAGATTATTGAAAAAGAAATCAAACCAAAAGAAGAGCAAACTCTTGATGATGTACTGGAAAGTAAAAAATATATACCCAATCATCCTAATCATATAGTTTTAATTATAACGGACCATATTTCGATTTTGTCTCCGGAAAGAGAAGCAGGTGTAGGTCCTAGAAAGGTAAATATTGATAAATTTAGCTCTGCTATGAGAGAAGCCCGTGATTTATATGGATTTTCACCTGTTATTATACAACAGTTAAATAGAAATCTATCAGATGTATCAAGAGCTAAATTGGGGGATCTTAAACCAAAGCTAAGTGATTTTGCTGACTCTTCAGCTACATCTCATGATAGTGATGTTATTATGGCTTTATTTGACCCTTATAGACATATGGTAGATAAAGGGACATTAGATAATGGATGGCTCTTAGAACGCTTTAAAAATGAAAGAAAAGACACATTCTATAGAAGTATTCATATACTAAAGAATTCTTTTGATAGTTCTAATTTCCCAGTGTCAATGGCTTTGCATCCATATACAGGTATATTAAAAACTCTTCCTAAGAAATCAGACATGTCAGAAGATATATATGATCAAGTTTTATGTGGTTCTTATTTTCTGGAAGATTAAAAACAATAAAATATGAATACGAATACAATAACACAACTAGCAGAAGAATACTCAAAAGATGTAGAAGACCTAGGAGATGGTGATGGAGTACATTCAATAACACAGGTACAAGATGCATATATAGCTGGGTACCTGGTAGGTATAGAGAAATGGAATAACCTAATAGAGAGGTTAAAAGCTATGTTAAGTAACTATAATCCTGATGAGTTAAATGAACAACCTACAAAGACAGATATAGCTGCAGAAACTCAATGGATAGTAGAAATGTTAACTAAATACGAAATAAACTGGTAAAATATGCAAATAGATGAAATAAACAAGCTATCAGATGAGTTCATAACTAGTAGGGAAAATGCACAAGAGCCATACACATCATGGGAGAAAGGACTAATATACATGGGTTATAGAGCAGGAGTATTAACAGCATCTGATAAATACAAGGAAAGTGCGGATAACTGGTTAGCAATTAGACACAAGGTAGATGAACTGATAAATAAATCAAAATAACATGAATTCGAGAGAAGATAATAGAGTAACAGAAGCAATAGATACTATAGAGTGGCTCAAGGACAAAATATCAGACCATGAAGCAGATTCAGATACAAAGTACAACCAGATACAGCAATTAGAAGATGATGTGCGGGGGCTAAATGATATTATAACCGAAAGAGATGAGACTATAGAGAACTTGTACCTGGAAATAAGTGCATTACAAAAAGAATTAGAAGAGCTAAAAAATTAGTAACATTGCAAGCCAAAAAGTAAAACAAATAAAACACAATACAATGGAAGAAGAAGTTAAAAAGCCTGGAATAGTACTACCTACACAGATAAGGAAAGCTACTGCAGTTAATCCAGAAAGCCTATGCATATACGGAAAGCCTAAGGTCGGTAAGACAACTGCTCTATCCACATTAAATAACATACTAATCGTGGATGTAGAGAAAGGATCAGCATTCGTAGATGGTATGATAATGGCACCACCTGAAGGACTAGGACCAGTAGGTATTCGTACATGGTTAAAAGAACTTGCAAAGACTATTAAGGATGCAGGTAAGCCATATGACTATGTAGCTATAGATACACTATCTCAACTAGATGTGTTGTCAGAATGGTGGGGTACTTTCGACTATATGAATAGTATATCAGGTAAGAAGTTTAACAGAGATGCTAATGGAGCAATGCTAAAACCTAGTCACCCAGAATATGAAAGTGTATTAACTCTAGGTAATGGGTATGGGTACCGGTATACCAGAGATGCATTCATGGGGGTATTTGATGAATTAAAGGGGCTGGGGAAGATCTGTACTATATTCGTATGCCATGTAGCCGATAAGATGATAGCCAATAAAGCAGGTGAAGAAGTAATGGTAAAGGATATAGCATTGACCGGCAAATTGCGGGATATGCTACCTAGAATAGTAGATGCAACTGCTAATGTGTGGAATGAAGATGGTAAGATGATGATATCATTCGTAGGAGATAGTGAAAGGATAGGTGGGGTAAGAGGTAAACATCTGCCGGGATATTCAGGTGAGTTAGATTGGAACAGAATATTCATTAAGACAGAAGAAACTAAGTAGACAACAGATAAACAATAAACAACAACTAAAAATTAAACAAAAGAAAATGAAACTAACAAAAAGTGATCGTCAAGAAGGTGCATTCAATTTATCAGTAGGATTATTCGAAGCCTCAGTGGACCTATTAAACCCTACAAAAGCTGAATTAGCTAAGTATCTTGGTAGTGAAGAAAATGCAGATACGAAAGAATATGAATATGTTGGAGAAGATAAGGATAGTAATACTCGTGTAACTCTCTCATTCTGGGTAACAGATGTAGTAACCGGTAAGCACTTTAACTACAGGTTGATGATAACAGATAAGCCAATGGTAAGTGAGAAGTCAGGTAAAAAGCAGTATGTATCAGCATTAGGTATGAGTACTTGGGTAGATGATGAAAAAAATCTTCCTGAGTGGTTTGTAAGTCTAAAAAACAAGGATAAAGAAAAGATCGCAGATGTAGAGTATAGAGCAGCCAAAGCTGGTGAGGCAGATGTATATGAGTTCCTACGTAATTTACTAAGTAAAGTAAACTGGTATGGAGTTGATACTAATATCCTGTTGGATACTAAGAAGCTATTCCGGGGTAATGTAAATGAGTTAAAAGACCTACTCAATGCTCCTGAAGAGGAAAATCTCACAGGTACAGTAATATTCCCGGCAACTGTGTATATCACAGAAAAGGACGGTGAGAAGAAGATGTATCAGAACCTTGCTAAATACTATCTACCTGGATACCAGATGAAGAAAGTGCGCCTAAGTTGTGCTCAAAATAGCTGGGATGCAGATAAAGTAACTAAGAGGTTCAAGGATAATATCATGGGAGAGTACGGCATTAAAGATGCGTTCACCATGAATCTGTTAGAAGATTTTGACGAAAATAAGCACCTGAACGCAACTGATAATGTACTATCAGTTAGTACAGATGAGGTATCTGATACGGATTATTGAATAATAAAATAATATATATGAATATTAGATGAAATTACTTGAAATAATGTTGTAAATTAGCACTGCTGATTATCTACTAATGTTCCAAAGAAATTTCATACAAAATAATAGCCCTTTATACAGGAATTTACCCTCTCAATTGGTAGATATCAGCACCTGTATAAGGGGCTATCATATATCATGAAAAATACACAGGAAAAGCTACTATTGGGCAATAAAGAGTTTATAGTAAACAGATATCTCGTAGATAGGAAATCCCCCATAAGTATAGGAAGAGAAATTGGTGTTTCTGAAGGACCGATAAGAAACAAACTTATAGAGTGGAATATACCTATAAGAACTAATGGAGAATCTCACAGAAAATACAAAGTAAATGAAGAATATTTTAATAAAGTTGATACAGAAGAAAAAGCCTACTTCCTAGGGTTGTTATATGCTGATGGAACTATGAATAAAGTTAGACCAACTGTATCTATCAGTTTACAAGAACAAGACAAAGAACTATTAGATAAATTACAAATAGCTCTTAACAATGAAAGACCTATGACCTATATTCCACCAGATAAAAGGTTTTCTGGTTGTAGTGCTGCTAATAGGATTTATATAGATAGTCATAAAATGTGTAAACAATTACATATTCTCGGTATGTACCATAATAAAAGTAAGACAATATCATTTCCAACAGAAGCTCAGGTACCTAAAGAGCTACATAGGCATTTTATACGTGGGTACTTTGATGGCAATGGTTGTATATATACATATAGTGGTAAAAATTTACTAAGAACTACTCTTATATTGGTATCTAACAAGTTCTTAAATACAAAAGTCAAGGAAATAGTACTAAATAATACTGATACAGATGCCTTTGTAGTAATTAAAGCTAATGATATAACAGAACTAAGATATTGCGGATTAAAAAAATCTATAAGTATTTTAAATTATATATACAAAGATGCAAAAATCTATATGGAAAGAAAGTATAAAAGTTATTTAGAGGTATTAGAATTTTATAATAACAGAGAGGCTCTTACAAAAGCTAACTAAGTAAATTCACAAACTAAATGGAAATAACAATAGGGAGGGTATATAATAGTGTATACTCTCCTTTGTTGTTTCTATTAAATAACCGAATATGAAAATACTAATAGAAGTAGAAATACCTAATAGAGAGTACCCGCAGTTAGTTTGGGGCATATGGGATCTTATAGAATTGTTTTATCCTGACTATTATCATTCAGAAACTATAGCAGTTGAAGGTGATTTAATAAAGTTGATAAAAAAGCTATACGAAAATGGAGATCGTGCAGATGACCTATTACAAGCTGTATACAATGGTGATATTAATAATCCACAAATACTAATAGACTCTAACCGGTTACAGAAAGAAATCTATGAAGACACTATAAACGCATTCATCAGTAATATAGAGTCAATAAAGCAGATATGAACAAGCCAAAGATAGGAGATCTCCGGATAGCAGTATGTGAAGAAACACAGCTGGAAGTAGTACAGCAATATGTAGGAGCACCAGATGAATGGTTGTGTATTCACAATGATACAGATGAAGAAGATGCAGAAGAAGTAAAGAAATTAAGACAAAAAGAACAAGATGGAGAATAGAATAATAACAGTAACCGGGTGCCATAACTGCATATTCAAAGATGAAGAATATGAACAGCAGGTGTGTAATGAAATAGCCAGGACGGGAGCAAAATGGGTAGATAGCAGAGGTTTTCATGAGTTGTATGAAGAAAATCTCTTACCTCTCAGTTGCCCTTTAAGAAGAGAGGAAATAACAATAGTACTCAAACGATAAAATAAATGCTGAGTAAAACATATTGGAGAAATAAAGTACTCCAAAAAGCAATAAAGAGACATAAGGTACGAATCTATACTCTGGATATATCCTGTACTGGTGAATATGGTAATAGGGGTAGAGAGATAGTACAGCCAGAGATAGATGCTGAATTAAGATGCATAAGAAGAATTAAAAAACTGATAAAATGATCCAGATAGATATATTAGAAGAAACCAACTCATTAGAAGAAATGGCAGAAGTATTAGAAGTAATAGCTAGTATGATAAAAGCAGGGTTCACAAAAGGTTATGATCCTAACTGGGATATAAATGGTTATGAAGAAAAAATAGATATATAATATGGAAATAAAATACCTAATAGACGGAAGACAAGTAGAAGTAATAGAAAAAGTAAGTAAGGGGTATCTGGTATCAGATGTGTATGAATATTATAGTGATGGTGAAGATCCTCAGGAATATACAAATGAATATCCATATATAGCTAAAGAAGTATTCGATAAAGCTCCTACTAAAAAGTTCGATGAAACTATAATTAAATTACAGGAAGATATAGATAAGCTGCACGATAAGAAAAGAGAACTAATAACCTATATAGACACAAGTCAACACGAGCAAGCTGAAAATATTAAAAAATATCAAAAATATAGTCAGTTAAAGTTACTTAATGACTTTATAGATAACAAGATAACTCACTATGTGTTATTAGATAGTCGTGACTATGATATAGTAGAGTGGAGTACTACAGAAAGTGAATATGCATGTAGCGAAAGAGGTATAGGTAAAATGAAGCTGTTATCTTTATTTGGAAAAGCAGATGGTAACTTGGAATGGGGATTAAATCAATACAGTGATGGTAGTGGTGGGTCGGGTACATTAGTATATCCGGCTATATCCTATGAAAATGCACTAGAATTACTAACAGAACATCTGAATACAGTAATACAGCAGTATTATGATAATCCTGCTACCCTATACTATGCGGATAAAGTTGTTAGGTCAGCTAAGAAATATAATATACAGCTGTCAGAAAAGTTCATAGAAGTGTATAAAGAAGCTAAAGCGGTAGAAATAACAAAACAAGTAGAACAAGTTAAAAAAGAAATACAACAAGCGGAAAACCGGTTAAAGGGACTGGAAGAACAGCTAAACAACTAATATGGGAGAAGAAGAAATCGTGGAAGTTAGGAAATTAGCTGAATACCTCGCTATCAATGACTGGAAAAGTAGAATGACCAATATACCAGATAAAGATATACAGGTAGCTGAATTAGTAAATACAGAAGAAGGAATGAAAGTAATATACGATATACACCCTCAATGGGCTAATGATCTGTTCAACCTGCAAACAGCCTATGAGGAAATTATAATGCAATTCGTTAAGAAATAAGTACATTCGGAACTCTAAAATAATAGCAAATGTTCCTGGAAAAGAAAGTAGAGCCACTAAATATCAATAAGGAACTAATATTCTCTAAAATTTCAGACTATGACGTGTATAAAATGTATGTGTCTAATTTCAAGTTAGGTGAAAGTATATGCAGCCCATTAAGACAGGATAGGCACCCATCATGGAGTGTATTTCAGGTAGAAGGCAGGTTAGTATATAAAGACATGTCAACTGGTGAGTCTGGTAACTGTATAACACTGGTAGAAAGGATGTTCTCACTAAATTTCGATAAAGCTCTTAGAAAGATAGCAAATGACTTTGGAATAGTAAGTGATACTCAAGACTATAAAAAGATAACAGCAGCCTATAACAAGCCTCTAATGCAAGAGAAAATACATGCATTTATACAATGTACCTGCAAAAAGTACACCAACAGAGAACTAAAACATTACTGGGGAAGATATGTAGTCATAGGACTGGAGAAACTGCGTAAACACGAGGTATATTCGTTGAAAGATGTGTTCCTGAACAGAAAGAAGATACCAATAGGAAAAGATGAGATGGTATTTGGTTATTACTATAATGGTAGCTGGAAAATTATGTTCCCGGAAAGAGAGAAAAATAGAAAATGGATCAGCAATATACCACTAGATACACCAGTAGGGCTAAGTAATCTAAATAAAGATCATAATAGTCTTATTATTAAAAGCAAAAAATGTTATATGGTTATGGAAGAAGTATATCCCTATCTTGCGTACATGCAAAATGAGGGATTAGGTTCTGTAACTCCAAAAACAGCAAAGTATATAGATGAAAATAGTAAAACAGTATTCTATGGCGGGGATAGTGATGCACCTGGTAAAAAAGCAAGTTACCTTATTACGAATGCCTATAAATGGAATCACGTCAATACTCCAGATATACTACTACCTAATACAAAAGATTGGAGTGACTGGGCATTAGAAGCTCAAAGTATAAAACCAATACAAAATCATCTAATAAAAAAAGGCGTAATAACATGACAGATACAAACAATACAGAACTATATGGTCAGGAACTAAAGTTCAAAGTAACAGATAAAGGCACCGGGTACCTGCTAGTGAGAGCATATACTCAAAGTGAGTGGTATAGCTGTAACTGTGCTTATATGAGTATAGATGAAGAAACTATAGCCAGATATCAGAAGTGTGATCAGATAGCCAAGGAACTAAAAGAACTAGACTCCTCATTCGGATATGTAAGTTACTATGAAGGAATAGAGTATCTGAGTACATACGAAGATATAGTAGATGAGAATAAGTCATTTAGCTGGATAGAGTTTGAAGAAGGAGGAATAGAGCAGTTAGATGAATTACATACAGAACAGCAGGTAGATACACAAATGATAAGGTTTTATGGTGATGGTAATATTAGATTCGTGGGATACGGAAAACACACTAGCAAAGAATTCTGGACAGATGCAATCCACATAAACCTATTAGAAGAACAGATACAAAACAAGTAAACAACAATAACTAACTAATATAAAAAAAACAATAAAATGACAGATACACTAGTATATAAAGCAGTAAGTCCATTAGAGGCAATAGTAAATAAGTTAGAAGATCAGAAGAAAGCACAGTATGATATGGTACTACCAGGTGGTCATGTGCGGTATAATGCAGGTACAGGGTTATTAGAGGTGATGAAAGCCGAGATAGAAGAATATGCAATAACTGATCTATGTCACCTGCAGATAGGAGATAAACTGGAGATACCTCGATCCTACTATAAGAAGATGCTATCATCTGCACCTGAGCTACTAGGGCAGAATATTAATGGGTGGTTAAGTAGGAAAGAAAAAACAAAGTTCCTGCTCAGGTCATTCAAATATCCAGATACCAACAACTTATGTAGAGCCATGCTATCTGACCGGTACTGTATCATGGATAACTATGATGTTCTATTAGCAGCATTAGAGGCAATTAAACAAACAGGTATAGCAGTAGAAATAGTAAAAGCAGAAATAACAGATAGTCGTATGTACCTACATGTAGTGGCACCTGAGATCCATGTACAGGCTACTGAACTGTTAGATGGGTATCTGGCTAATACAGAAGCCGCAATCCTCAACAAGGGCATTATAAGTGGTATGGTGATTACTAATAGTGAAGTAGGTATGGGAACATTCGAGGTAAGTGCAAGAGCGCAGATACTCAGGTGTAAAAATGGTATGCACGATAGATCAGCTAAGTTCAGAAAAGTGCATCTGGGTGGTAGGTTAGAAGAAGGTACAGTAACATGGAGTCAAAATACCAAGAATAAGAACTTCGATCTGATAATAGCACAAACCAAGGATGCTGTAAAGACCTACCTGAGTGAAGACTATCTAGGGCAGTTAACAACTAAGTTAACAAAATCTAAGGAAGTGCAGATAGAAAATCCAATACAGGTGATCGAAAATGTATCACTATCAGTAGGTATGGGAGAAGAACATAAAAACAGTATCCTCAGATACTTCCTGGGTGATGGAGATAACAGTGCATTTGGAGTACTCAATGCATTCACAAGAGAATCACAGAAGTTAGATGCAGATAATCAGTACCGGGTAGAATCAGAGGTATTCGAGCTATTACCTGATATACACAAGTTCGATAAACCAAATTCAAAAAACTAATTAACAACCTAAACAAAAAAGAAAAATGAGCACACGTATAACAAAAGCAATTGCAGAAAGTACAGCAAGTAAAGTAGTAGCACCTATAGATGTTAAAATGAAAGAGATAGAATCTCAGATAGAAGAAATAGTAACAGAGATCTATATAAAGCAGATACCAAAAGAAGTAATGATCTTGTGGGCTAAGTTCCCTAATTATTGTAAGCGTACAACTATTTTATATCTGAATAGCAATGGTTTTTCCAAGAGAGCTGTACGTATTAAAGATAATAAAGAGCTTCCCAGAGAAGGTAATGGTAGTTGGGGAACTCCAGAAGTCACTATAACCAAAGAACAAGCAGTTAAACTAAATAAGCTGGAGGTACAGAAGGAAAAGCTAAAAGAGAAGGAGGAAACTACCTACAAAGAGGTAGAAAGTACACTTCTTGCCCTTGGCACTTACAAAAGAGTCCAAGAGAATATGGCAAAACTTTATAACCTTCTACCTACAGCAACTAATAACAACATGCAACTGATGATAAACTTAGCTCCTTTAAATGAAAAGATAGATTGTTTGCTATCTGAAGATACTGAAAAGAAATGCATTTCAAAACTATAAAATAACTATAATGAGTGTACAAGTAAACCAATATGTAATGCTGGCAGTTAAACTTCCAGGTACATGGATAGATGAATGGGAAAAGAATAATAAAGATAAGTACTTCTATAGCACATTTGAAGGGTACATGGGTGATAGTGCCTACAGTACCAAAATAGGTGGTAAGGACGGTATATTCATGCTCTATGATGGTATGTCAGGTAAGTACCTATATGTAGGCAAGGTGATAGCTAAAACTGCCGAAGATGATGAAGGAATAACAATGGAGATACCCCTGATAGATATTAGAGAAGCTCATGAACTGGAACAGCAGATAAAAGCACTAATAGGACCAGTAGATGACCCCTTTCCTAAATACCACATCATAACCCATTACCGGTAATATACAGCACACCTGCTATAGACAGTGTAGCTGGTGTATAATCAGGTAGTAGGATAGAAAAAGTGATCAGAATCTGACAGCAATAAATGCCCTATCCGGAGACCTCAAACCCTCTGTGGTAGGGCATTACAGCTGTTAATGGGCATCTGACACTTTATCTGCAGTATAGAATCAGATACCTGGTGAGGTGAGTATAAAAGGGGAAAAAGTAAATAGAGTAAAATCCTCGGAAAGTCAATACAGTAAAGGAATACAGAAGAATCGCAAACTGTCAGTAAAAGTACAATAGTAAAATAACAAATATACATACAAAAATGTACGAAATATGGAAAGTAATAGTACCTTCGTAGTAAATGATACAAAAATGAGCAAGAAGGTTCCACCATTAGACGAAAATAAGTTAAGGAGCAATCCATTCACTGAGACACTAGTAATACCTATAAATGAGCGAATAGATCCTATCATAAAAGTGAAGGATGAAAACGGTAAAGAGGTAGCTATGGTGAATCCTATGGAATGGACAAAATCCACTAAGGTATATCACAACAAGGGTGCTGGAGATATGGCACTAGCACTATCAGCAGGGGGATTAAGAATGTATGTATACATAATACACAAAATAGAGTCAGCTCAAGACTGGATAAGGATAATGCCAGAGAACTACGCCACCAAGTCAGATAGAGGATCTATAAACACCTATAAACGGGCTATAAACGAACTAATAGAAGCTAAGTACATCTGCCTATCACCGTGTAAGTACACATACTACATAAACCCTGCTCGAATATTCTGTGGTAGTAGAATGCAGAAATACCCAGATAACCTAGAACTACGTGATAGATTCACCGGTAAAGATCCGAAAGCACCACCAAAGAAAGGTAGTAAACAGTGGATGGATGAAAATGAACCAAAATAAATAAGCAATAACATGAACCTACAAGATAAGAAAGAAGGAACACTACTAGCACAACTACGTAATAAGCTAGGTCCAATAGTCAACTACTTCCAGTTACTGAGTGAGATAGATAAGTACCGGTCAAAAACTGATAATCTATCAAAGTATCGTGAAGACATCATAGCACAGGCTATTGAGAGTGAGAAAAAGACAAGTATGCAAATGCTACTACAGATAGTAGAGATAATAGAGGAAATGGAAAAACAAGAAAACAACCAATAACATGCCAATAATAAGAGTACTAAAACATGATACAGTAAAAGCAGTTAAAGAGTATAAAGATAGTTAGATATGATATATGAAAATACGGCAGGAAAATTCGGGAAATGGTGTTACTGGTTCAAAGAATACATTGAAAGTGAGGATATGAATCAGTTATTTGCACATATTAAAAGTAGATCGACATCAGGTGCAAAAATATTACCGGCATCTAGTGAACTGTTTAGGTGTTTCAAAGATACAGATCCAGATAATCTAAAGTGCATTATAGTAAATCATTCACCATATTGTAATACATATGGTAAAGAAGGCGATAAGAAGGTAGTTGCAGATGGCCTAGCCCTAAGTTGCTCAAATACATGGAAAGATAAAGGACTAGAACCAGCACTAGCAGCCATCTATCTGGATATGGAGGAGAAATTCGATCCAGAGATGAATATGACAGGTGATCTAAGCTATCTGGCTGAACAAGGTGTGTTGCTATATAATGTAGCATTGACGGTGGAAGCAGATAAAAGTATGTCGATGAATGATGCATGGAGTAGTTTCAATAAGTTCTTCTTCGAGAAAGTAGTGAATGTGTTCTTCCGTGGATTACCTATCATATTCCTAGGCAATGTAGCTGCAAAGAGTGCAAATTACCTCACTCCAATGCTTCACTATCCATTCTTATTACCACATCCGGATAGTGCCAGTAATAAGGGTAAATGGAGCAGCAATGGAGTGTGGCAATCAGTTAATAAAATACTAGCACAGAATAACGGTAATCAGCATATCAACTGGTACCTGAAAATAGGAGATAAGAAAGTAGATAGAACAAGTAGTTACAAACCAGAGAATAAAATAGATCCAAGTAAAGTATCGGATCTTCCCTTTGATTAATAAAACAAGATAATATGAAAGCAATAAAGGGATATACAGTTATTACTGAGTGTATAGGATATGATGAACTCTCTTGGTCAACCGATGAAGGAGGGGTATTACTACCTGACATCTACGAAACTCAGTTAGAAGCTGAAAAAGAAATAATCAGATATCAGATAGATAGGTTACAAAGTGTAGAAAGTTGTCTAGAAAAAGGAGATTACAATGATATAGACTGGACACCTGATGTATATGTAGCACAGATACTAATAGATGAGAAAGAGAACCTATTGGTATGGGAAGGAGATAGATCACTAATAGCAACAACATTGCAAAATTGGCGTAATAACAAATAAATTTAGTACCTTTGTGTAGATAAATGCACTCGTACTGCATTAAAGAAATTGGCCTGTTCATGGTGTAGGAGTACGAGACCTATACTAATGTTCAGGCCATAATTATTTATACAAATGAAGTTAATTCAACTTGGAAAAGGAAATTACTCAGTAAAAGTAGATGATGAAGATTATGATAAATTAAGTAAATATAATTGGCAATTGTCAAATAAAAGAGCTGCTAATAAATATGCTGTTAGAGATATATACCCAAATAGTAAAAGAACAACTGTTAGAATGCATAGAATTATAATGAATCTAACTGATTTGAAATTAGTAGTAGACCACATAGATGGAGACGGACTAAACAATCAAAAAAGTAATCTAAGAATAGCTACACCTGGTCAAAATTGTGCAAATCGACAACCTTCTATAAATAGAAATTATCTAGGAGTATCTCCTCCAACTACTAATTGTAAACTATGGAGAGCAAGATGTAAACAGCAAGTTATACAAGCAAGAACAGAAGTTGAAGCCGCATTATTATATAATGAAATGGCTATAAAAACTCATGGGGAATTTGCTAGATTAAATGTAGTAACAGAAAAAGATAAAAAGAAAAGTGATGAATATATAAATGCATTACCTATAATAATACCAGATACAGAAACTCATAAAACTTGTAAAAAATGCAATGAACATAAAGAAAGAAAAATGTATAATAATCAAAAAAACTCTAAAGATGGGAAGCAACCCATATGTAAACAATGTTGCAATAAATATCAAAAATATAAAAGAGAAAAAATTGGAGAAAAAATCTATAGAATATGCAAGTTAACCTAACAGATAGAGAAATAGAAGCAATAGGTAATGTAGTAGATCATTATCTACTAAAAGAAGAAGCTGATTATAATACATGGTTAGATACTACTAGTGAAGATGAAGTACAATTATTTAATCATATTTATACAGATCTAGAGATATTGAATAAACTATACATAAAATTGAAGAAATGACAGATAGGTATATAAATAAGTTGGTTCATAAACTAATTAATAAAAAATGTAAGGAATTAATAGATGATAGTAAGGTAAAAGTACAGAACTGGCAAGAAATGTTAAGTAAAATAGATAATATACCACTAGTAAATGTTCAAGATGACGATACTTGGTGGGTACAAGATGGTTACTTACACGGTACTGGTAAATATATACCAATTATAGAAAAACTAATAAAAGAACAAGAACAATAACTGATAATATGGTAACACAACTGACAATAACCATCAATGTAAGTACTGAAGTAGCCGGAGATGCATATGACCATATCAAAAAGGCCATGGAAGAAATATTGAATAGCATAGATGATCAAAATGAAGAAAACTATGAATCATCAGGAACTATAGAAGAAGATGGATGGGAAAAACAATGGGAATATAAAATGATACAAATATGAAACTATACCAGATACTAGGAGAAGAAGATGACGAAATAGGACTAATATACACAGACACATCTGCAGATGTAGTAAAAGCAATGTGGAGTAAGATATACAGTGAAGATGAGCCGGAAGATGGCAGCTACATGGAAGTGTTAGAAGAAAAACTATCAGAGAAATACCAGACACAGATAATATACATAGAAAGTTATATAAAACCATAAAACGACAAACAATGAAGAAGGAACTACAAAAGAAAATTACTTACTGGGAAGGGCAATTAAAGAAATTTACAAAGACATATATAGCAGACATGAAACGTACTTCAAGAGATCTGGTTATGATGGCTCAAACTCGTATTCAGGTATATGAAGAACTAATGCAGACGATAAAAGACTAAATGAAAAAGTGGATAGTAAAACATCATGAAGGAAAAGAATATGGAATATATAACCAGGATACAATATCCTGGTTATTTTTCTCTTTCTCAGTAGTGAAATTAAGAAAATGTGTTAATCTATTAAAAAGACAAAAATGGAACAAGAAATAGAATATAGAGGATATAAAATACAAATACATTACGATCAGAGTGCAGAAAATCCTAGAACATTGTATGATAACTACGGGGTTATGTGCTGTTGGCATAGTAGATACAATCTAGGAGATAGTGAAAGCTGGAAAGATAGTAGTGGAAAAAGGAAAAGCAAACAGTTGAGTGATAACTACCAGGAACCAATAGATCTACTATATGAACTAGCAGGTATAGATAGAAATGAATACCAAGAGCAGGAATATGAAAAAATCGGTAAGTGGGACGATATGTCATATGAAGATCTGTACACTAAGATAGAAGAAAAAGGTACTATTATATCACCACTTTACCTATATGATCATTCAGGTATTACGATATCTATGGGGTCATTTGGATGTAGATTTGATAGTGGGCAAGTGGGCTACATATACATGACTAAAGAAACTATAGAGAAAGAGGAATGGACACCTGAACAAGCTATGAAATATATGGAAGGTGGGGTAGAAGTATATGACAATTACCTAACCGGTGAAGTGTATGGGTGGGTAGTAGAAGACGCAGATGAAGATGAAATAGATAGATGTAGTGGATATTATGGAGATGAGGGTGTAAAAGATGCCATTGCAGAGGCCAAGTCAACTATTGACAAGTTAGTTGAAAATAAACACAAGAAAGATTTATTATTAGGTATTCAAATAGAATTAGCAATATGAGCACAAAAACAAAAACTAAGAGAGTAAAGCAGGTATTTGGTAACATGTCTGAGATTGCACACATCTTTGCTAATGAACCAGGTAGAGATTGTAGGTTTGGTAGTGGAGATGTGGGGCAGAAGATGTACCTGTATACGATGTTAATGATGATGAAAGTAGAGCAGAGTTCTGGAGAGAATATACAGGGTTAGTAGGTAAAGGGAATACACCTAACGATGCCCTGATTAATCTAAATGAAGAAATAAATAAAAGATATGGAAAATAAGAAAGTTATCCTCGCCATAGATCAGGCAAGCCATTGTGGTTGGGCACTAAGCAAAGACCTATATGGTGTGTGGGACCTGACAACCAAGAAAGACGAGGACATGGGTATGAAGCTCATTAGGTTCCGTAACAAGCTAAAAGAGGTATGTGCATCTGAAGGAGTGAATATGATAGTATATGAACGTGTAGCAGGTATGCATACAGCCTCTATAATACATGCAGCTAAGATGGTAGCAATAATAGAAACATTCTGTGCAGAAAATGGGATAAACTATACAGCATTCTCAGCTCAGGAAGTTAAGAAATTTGCTACCGGTAAAGGAAATGCCAATAAAGAAGCAATGGTGAAAGCAGCCCAGGAACAATATGGGTATCCAGGTACAGATGATAATATAGCTGATGCCCTACATATCTGGCATCTGGCTGTTAAAAATTTTCAATAATAAACAATAAATAAACAAATGAATCTCGAAAAACGCACAATAATAACAGAAGTAAGTGAAAGAGAGTATAGGAAATTGACTCAGCGTATAAGTTCAAGTGATATACGTACATTCCTACAATCACGTAAGAAGTTCTACAAGACAGTAATATTACAGGAAAGGGCACCTAATGATGATACAGTATCAACTATATTAGGTTCTATAGCTGACTGTATACTCACCTGTCCAGATATGATGGATGATAAATTCCAAATTAGCACAAGCGGTATCCCAGCTGGTCAAATGGGAGAATTATGTGAAACACTGTTCAAAAGAGCAATGAAGAGTATAGATGCAGATGGGGTACAGAAGGATCAGTTCGAAACTATATTCACAGATGCAGTCAACTCTGTAAAATATGACGGAAATTTAGTTGAAGTAAAATTCAAAGGTAAAAGTCTGGAAAAGATATTACAGATGTTCACAGAGCCGGATAAAGACGGAGTGATACCTGAGCTATATTATAAAGAGAAACTGGCTAGTATAGGTAAAACAGTAGTATCAGTAAATATGATGCAAAGTGGTGAAAAACATGCCAATGATCTCAAAGAAAGCAGGTATACAGCTGATATAATCAATGTACAAACATCTGGTAATGTAGAAGTGTTCTATCAGTTAGTAGTACTATTCACGTATAAGGATGTACAGATGAGAGGAATGCTCGACAAAACCATCGTGGACCATGATAAAAAGACAATTCAGCCAATTGACATAAAGACGACCTACGATAATGAGGGGTTCGATAGAAGCTATCTGAAGGGATTATACATCCAAGCAGCTGTGTACGATGCAGCCCTAAACAAGTGGGCCAAAGAGCATGATCTGATGGGGTATGAGATATTGCCAATTAAGTACCCGGTAGCCGACACTGCTAATGAGAATATGCCATTAACGTACCAACTGACTACAGAAGATATTAAGAAAGCATATACAGGATTCAAACTAAAAGGCAGCAATAGGTTCTATAAAGGATTAGATCAGTGTATTGAGGAAATTAAGTGGCACAGTGAAACTGGAGAATGGCGCATAAGTAGAGAAGCATATAAGAATGATGGTAAATTATTTATGGAATTTGAGTACCAAAACTAAAACTATAACAATGATAAATAAGAAAATGATCACACAGCTGGAACAGATAACACCGGCAATAGCATCAGAGATATTAGCTAACTAAATAAAACAACAATATGAAAAAGGGTTATAACAAACAAAATCCAGGAGCCTGTATAACATACCATAATAAAAGTAAAGTACCAGAACACGGTATATGGAGGGGAATGCAACAAAGATGTTATAACCCTAAAAGAGTTAAGTATGCCATATATGGGGCAAAAGGTATAAAGATGTGTGATAGGTGGTTAGAAAAAGAAGGAAAAGGTTTTATGAACTTTCTAAGTGATATGGGTAGTAGACCAAGTAAAGATCATAGTGTAGAAAGAAAAGATAATGATGGTGACTATACTCCGGATAACTGTAAGTGGGCTACTAGAAAAGAACAATGTAGAAATAGAACTACTACTAGATATGTGGAATATAAAGGAGAAAGAAAAAGTCTAGCAGAATGGGCAGAAGAAGTAGGAATAAAATATGCAACATTAATGGCAAGATTAAAAACTGGATGGGGTATTGATAGGATGATGACGCAAAAAAGTAGAATATTTAAAAAAAGAAGTTAGAAAGTCCAAAGAATAAAGAGCTGGTATTATCTAGTACCTATGCTCTTGTTATTGTTATAATCAGTAAATTGTAAAACAAAAATAATCAGATGGCAGCTAGGTAATATCAGCTAATTGTAGTACATTCGTGTTGCTTATCAGTTATTATCATTCAATGTATTATTACAACCATTTAAAATATAAGATCCTAGTGCACAGATGCAGTTCCCTTCTTTATGAAGTAACTGATAAGCCTTCTGTGCACTAGGGTTATTTCATTTTATGGAAAATCAAGAAGAAATATGGAAAGATATACCAGGGTATGAAAATTTATACCAAGCTAGTAATACAGGTAAAATTAAAAGATTACCCAGAATAGATATAAGTAGTACTGGGAGAAAAACATCTGTTGAAGAAAAATTATTAATTTTTTCTCCTTCATGTAAGGATAAAGATTATAATGCAAGATTATATAGAAGTCCTACAGATGCAAAATATTTTAAAGTATCACGATTAATGTTATTAACATTTAAACCAACTCAAGGAAGTCATAATTATATTGCAAAAAGATATAATAAAGATAAATTAGACAATCATATAGAAAATCTATATTGGCACATAGTACCGGATACAGATACAAGGTTTTCAGTAGCTGAAATATATACTCAGAAAGAAATTTCCTATATAAGAGAAAATATGGATGAATTAAGTATTAAAGAAATTGCTATAAATCTAAATAGATCTCCTCATGGAATAAGAGAAAAGTTAAAAAGAGAAGGATTTTCTAAAAAAATATGTCATACAGATGGTTGGAAAAAGAAAGATATAGAAATACTAAAAGAATATGCAGGAAAAATATCACACGAAGATATAGGAAAACTACTGAATAAAACACAAGGAGCTGTATCAGCAAAAGCTCATAAGTTAAAAATAAATAGTAGTGCAAGAAAAGGAACAAGAGAGGATAACTGGACTGCAAATGAATTAAAAATTTTAAAAAATTATTACCCTGTAGAAGGTCCTTCTAAATTATCAAGATTATTACCAGGAAGAACTAAGCAAGGAATTACATTGAAAGCTCGTAGTATAGGGGTAGTAACAGAAAAAATGTGGACTAATGATGAATTAGAATTTCTTAAAAATAATTATCCAAAACTTACTTGTTATCAAATAGGAAAAATATTAAAAAGAAGTACTGTAGGTATAAATAAAAAAAGATTAAAGTTAAAATTAAATGTAAAAAAGAAAAACAAAATCACTTTGCCAGAAAGTGTAATAATGGAATTTCTAAAAGAATCTAAAATATTATATGATTTTCAATATAAAGTAGGTAGGTATATAACTGATTTTCGTATTAAAAACACTAATATTATAATAGAAGTTCAAGGAGATTATTGGCATGGTAACACTAATGTATATAAAAAATTAAGATCGTTTCAAGTTACAAAAATAGAAAAAGATAAGTTGAGAAAAGAGTTTATACAAAGTCAAGGTTATCAAGTAATAGAAATATGGGAACAAGAAATTATTAAAGAATTGGATATTGTAAAAAATAAAATAAAAACTATAATAAATGGCAAAGGCTAAAAATCAAGAAGAGTCAACAGATAAATTAGTGAATTTAGAACTAAAGTACGGGCGAGGAAGTATTATAAAAGCTAATACAATAGAGCATGTAAAAGAATACATACCAACTGGTTCATTGACCTTAGACCTAGCTATAGGTGAGGGTAAAGGAATACCAAAAGAAGGTAAAATAACACATATAGTAGGGCAACCAAGTGCTAGTAAGACAACTTTATCTCTACATATTATAGCAGAAGAGCAGAAGAAAGATAAAGACCTGTTAGCCGCTTTCCTAGATATTGAGGGCACATTAATGTTAGATTATGCAGAATCAATAGGTTGTGACCTGTCACGACTATGGATAGTTGATGTAAAAGTGCTAATGAAGAAGAAAAAAGCAGAAGATATACAAGGGGTATCGGGGGAAGAATGGCTAGATATCCTATGTGATATGATAAGTACTGATAAATTCGGAGTAATCGTATTAGACAGTATAGCGGAATTATGTCCTATGATGGAACTTAGTGCAGGGCAAACTCAAGGTAGTATAGCAGGTATAGGAAGAATGATGAGTAAGTCATTGAGGAGTATTACAGCTAGGTTATTACCTACTAATACAGGGTTAGTAATGCTAAATCAATACCGTATGTCACCAGGTAAATATGGTAATCCATATATAGAAGCTGCCGGTGAAGCAATGAGATACTATACCGCATTGAAGATAGAACTATCAGCTACACCTGTAAAGGATGATGGAGAGATAATGGGTATTGATGTAAAAGCAAAGATAACAAAGTCGAAAATTGGAAATCCTTTTGGTGAAGGTAGCTATTATGTCCTATTTGGAAAAGGTATTCAGCGTATAAATGAAATACTCACACTAGCTGAAGAGCTGAAGATATTCACAAAGACAGGTAGCTGGTATGTATATGGTGAAGAAAAGATGAGCAATGGGTTCGACAATATGCTCCAGTTTATGAAGGATAATAGTGAGTTCAGTCTAGAGATAGAGAATAAAGTACTAGAAGCACTTAAAGTAAATTAGAGATATGAAACAATACGTAAATCGTAACCAAGCAGAGAAATTAAAAGCACTGGGATATCATGAACCATGTAACTGGTATTATGTAATAGAAAGTAAAGAAGGAGAAGATATACCAGATGGTAAGTTAAAGTCACCGGTAATGGAGTTTGACTATAATAAGAATCGTAGAACAGTATCATGTCCAGATGTAGATGATGTATGTAACTGGTTCCGGGTAGTTCATAAGGTGTATATAGCAATAGATCCTCAGGATAATTTCAGTGCATGGGATCTAATTATTCGAAAGTATGATGAGGACTATGATGAAAATTATGATACTGCGTACTACTATATAGGAAAGTTCCTAACCTACGATATAGCTATGAATACAGGTATAGACAATATAGTGAACGGGCTAACTGAAAATAAATAACCAGATATGACAATAGAAGCAATAAAAGAAGCAGAAATGTTAGCTGCTGCATCAGGTATGAAAGTATCCACAACTGTAGGTGACCGGATGATAGTAGCACTACTAGAAACCTGTAAAGAACAACAGGAACTAATCCTACAGCTGCAAAGAGACAATATAGAGAACCTGAGTAGGATAAAAAAACTAGAACAAGGTAATTGGACAAATGGATAAGGTATGGAAAAGACAGTAACAGATAGGTTAATAGAAGTAGTAGATAGTCTAAATACGTCAGTTGGGGAGTTAAGTGAGATAGTACATAATCAACGAAAAGATATAGATAAACTGCAACTGCAGGTAGAGCAATTAAAGAACGTATACTATGGAGATAAATAATGATCCAGATACGGTAATAGGGATATTCCAAGGACTAAGTATAGGTAAGTGCGTCAGGGTCAGCTGTTGGTACTTGTGGTGGCCTAGAATCGCTATTGTATACCATAACATGTTGGAGAGAGGTATATTGCCGATAGATGCATATAAGAAGTTGAGACAAAAACAAAACAAATAGAGATATGACAGAAGCAGATGAAAGAGACTTGATAAAGTTCTACCAGAAAGAGTTCAAGTTAAAAACCAATAAAACTCTAGTATGTATAGTAAAGAATCCTGAAGCAACAAAGAAGAAAGATACCGCAGAGTATAAGCATCTGTACATAAACAATGTTATAGAGTTTGCATCTGAGTACTTTGATGTACCTGTACATGAAATAAAAGCCCAAAGTAGAAAGAGAGAAGTAATAAGATGGAGACAAATGATAGCTAAGGAGTTTAGAGAAAAGGGGTGCAGCTACAACAACATAGCAACCAGGTTAGGAGGATTTCATCATGCAACTATTATAAACTCAATGACACAGTTTAAAATGGCAATGAAGACAGATGAAAATTATAAAGACACCTACCTGAAATTTAAAAGCTATTGTGAAAATAAAATGAAAGAAATACAAAACAAATAAATATGCAAAAACAGATAGAACAAATCAAGGAGTTCCAGAAAACATTCGGTTGTGGGGTATTAGACAAACCAACTGTACCAGATGCGGATATGATAATACTTCGCAATAACCTGATAAAAGAGGAAGTAAAAGAACTGTATGAAGCATCTATAGCCGGAGATATAGTAGAGTGTGCAGATGCAATAACTGATATACTCTATGTGTTACTGGGAACTGCATGTGAATATGGGCTAGTGGATAAGGTGGAAGAACTGTTCAATCAGGTGCACCTGAATAACATGGGCAAGGTACATCCAGATGGTACAGTAAAACGTAGAGAAGATGGAAAAATACTCAAGCCAGAGGGATTCCAGAAAGTAGAACTAGATCACATAGTGTTCAGTGAAGATAAAGCACTAATAAGGAATCTGCAGGTAGAAAGAGAGATATTAGAATCTGCACCTGGAAATAACAAATAAATTATTTCATCCTTCACCTGTAGGGAAATATAAGACACATAAAGAGCACCAGATAGACTAACAACTTATCTGGTATTTTCTTTGCATCTGGGGTGATAAATCAACTAATAGAAATAGAGTAGTAATGATAGATAGAAGAGTGAAAATGGCTAAGTAGCTGATAATCAGTAAGTTAGATACAAAAGAGGTGTAGGTAAATGTACATAGTGGTGTATAAATACCTACACCTTCCTGTATATATAGATACAAGTCACAAAATAAAGTTACTAAAAAGTTAGATAAAATGAATAAAGTCACGTAACTTTGTTACCATGAATCTACAGAAACATAAACACAGCCACCTAAGAACTAGTCACACTCATACAGAAAGAGATGTAGACACTGCAACTGGTGAAGTAATAACAGAAGAGATCCAGAATATAAAGTATCTGGCAAATACCCATGAAGAGTTCTTTATAATCTATACAAGCCTCATAGGTATCATAGAGAATGGTATGACACAAGCAGAGAGTAGCCTATATGCCCATCTACTACAGCATCATAATGTAGGAGCAGATATAGGAGTAAGTAAACAGATACGTATCAATATGGGTAAGAAGCTCAATCTCAATGAGAGAACAGTACTCAATACCCTAGGAATGTTAGTGGAAAAGAATCTGATATATACAACTGCAAAAGGGATATACAAGATCAATCCTAGATACGCATATAAAGGATCAACCCATAATAGAAACAGGGATCTGAAAATAGTACTCGAAGTAGAATGTCCACATTGTTAAATATAAAATAAAATGACAGAAATAGAAACAGAACAAAAAGTAGAAAAACTATCAACTGACCTATACTATGACCTATTAGAGAAATATGTGTGCCTGAAAGCTAACTGGGAAGAGACAAAGATAGTGAACAAGACATTAAAAGTAAGGTTAGCAGAGTTCATGGAACAAGATAAAGAAAAATACCCAGGTGCAAGAACAGCAGTAGATAGAACAATAGGTATAGCAATAGGAATAGTAATAAAGTATGGTAAAGACTACCCGATGAGTGTTAATAAACTAAAACAGATACAAGAAGTAACGGTAGAAGATCTGATAAAATGTGACTATATTAATAAAGATAAGCAAGATGGAAGAGATATGTAAGAATTTAGACGAAAAGTTTATGGCATTCCATAGTACTATACATAACACTAAATCATGGGTAATACATGACTGGAGCTATTATGGGGCAAGTTATGGAATGGTATTAACATGTAGACAAGGAAAAACAGCTAAAGATGTGTGGAAAATAGATCAGATGTTAGAATCAGGGTATATGGGAGGTAAAACACTACTAGAAACTACAGAGTACTATGACATATTTCCTTGGACAGAAGTACTAGCACCTACTAATCCTTACTATAAAACAGATAGAAAGTGAATATAAATAAAATACTAGAGAATGAGATAACAGATATAATCAACCTAATGCCAGCATGGGAAAAGTACGGTAATGTAACCCCAACTGAACAGATAATAGAAAGAACTAGAGAGTTATGCAAGTTACTGATAATACCACACCCTGATGAAATAGAAATTTATCAAATGGAACATGGTACTATATCAATAGAGATAAGTAGAAGTACCTGGAGTATGAAAGCAGAAATAGGACAAATAACAGCTAACTATTATACAATAGATGCAGGGGATCGGTTACATGCATATGAACAGAAAGCAGATACAGGTATGAAAGAAATGGCAGAAGATATGAACAAAAACATGCGGTAATGGATAAACCTGCAACTGGGGTATTACATAAAGACAAGAAACTAAGAATGGTAGTATCTGTGCCGGTAGTAAAGAAAATAAAGAAAGTAACTAAGAAAAAACAAAACAATGGATAATCAGAAATCTATAGAGGAGATATGGGAATATAAAAAAGCCAAACAAAAAGAATATGGTAAGAAATGGAGAGAGAAAAATAAAGAAAAAGAAAAACAAAGAGCAAAAGGTTATTACAGTGAGAAGAAAGAAACAATACTCAATAGACAGAATATTCGGAGATCAGAACTGTTAGACAGTGAAGGAGAATTAAAAGCTATAGTGAAGTGGCTAGATAAAATAAATGCCCCAAAAGAAAGTGATAAAGGTGTTTACACTACTATAGGAAGAATACAAAAACTATTAGAAATACATCAAAACAATAATCATCATGGACAACAATGAATTCAACGAGATAATCAACAACCGTATAAAGACTATAAAAGATCTCCTAATAAGCAAAGGAGAAGAGTATGCAGGTGAACAGGTAGATAGACTACATAACTTCAATAGAGGGGCTAAAATAGCCCAGAAATCAGCAGTAGAGGTATTACAGGGATTCATGCTCAAGCATTATATCTCTTACCAGGATATAATAGAAGATATAGCATTAGGTAAAGAAGTAAGCAGAGTTAAAGTACAGGAAAAATTAAGTGATATGTTAGTTTACTTATTGCTTCAGGAATGTGTAATGGAAGAAACAGGATTACTAAAATAGAAGAATATGGAAAATAACGAAATAACACCACAAGATGCTGCATGGAATGATATAAAACTAGCTAATGAACAAGCTAAGGAAGAAAAGCAGCTAACTGAAAAGTGGAAGACAGTGGAAGCAGCAGCAATGGAGATGGGTAAAAAGTTAGCAAGAGATGCAGAAAACCTAATGTGGGGTACTAACCTAACAGAAGAACAACAACATAAAGTAGATAACTGGAGTAAGAATGGTAGTTACATATTCACACCAATAAAATCAGAAGCACCTGATACAAGAAATGTGGTGAAAAATATTCCAGAAAAGATAAATCAGGTACCTTTGACAATAGATCAAAGTTATTATAGTCAGCAATACAACTCTCTTGAAGAAATACTAGAAGATATGAAGAACCAGAAGAGACATCTGACTATAATGGAGAAGTTACATAATAGTATTGCAGCTGGAAAATACATACAACATGGCACTGAGTAGGAAAACACCCTTGAAATGTGGTAACAGTCAACTATCAAAAGGTAAACCACTATCATCAAATAGTAGTTTAAAAAGAGGTGGTAGTATAAAGAGTAAACCAAAAAGTCCTGAGAAAATACAAGCTGATAAAGAAAGACGTGATAAAGATCTGGAGTTCTATAATAAGATATGGCAAAGCAGACCACATAGATGTGTGGTTTGTAATGCCGGTCTTGGTAGTGAGATGAGTACGGCTTACATGGATCATTTAATTGAAAAATCTAAACATCCTGAGTTTAGATATGAGCCGGATAACATTTCATTAGTTTGTATGAACTGTCATAGTTGTAAGACTAATGGTTTTCCTAAACCAAAGCATCAAGAACTAATAGAAATAGCACAAAAAAGGTTTTTATAACATAAGAGCTAAAGAGTGCATGTATTCAAAGAAGACAGCTACACATATAAAGTGTAGCTGTTTAACTTTGAGTATACTATTGTACTATATATGTTATACTCATGCCCATGTGATCAACGAGTTATTGATATACCATACAAGTTATATTTTATATTACCTGATACAGAAATTGAAAGATTATGTACAGAGGGTAATGGTTGTCAAATATCAAATGTATGGTATGCTTCTTTTGCAGAAACAAATGGTGTTATCTTAACTCCTGAAGAAGCAGAAGTAGAAGAAGAAAAAGAGTACGAAGATGATGAAGAGGTTATTGAGCCTGATCTAAATCTTGACGAAGATCATTGGGAATAATTGATTCCAACGACTTGTAATCTAATTGATCTGTTTTCTGAGCTATTGTCATTACTTCTTGCAATAACATACTTGATGCTATAACCATTTGCTCCCAACCTGTAAGGTCAGTTTGCTCACCTTTTCTTGCTTCTAATTTTTTAAGATCTTCTTCATGGTCTTTTAATAGGAATATATATCCTTCTTGAAATCTACTTATCCAACCAGTACCAAGTTCTAATGTGATTATTGCACCTGGTTTAAGATGCGGTATCTGCATTTCTTCTTTTTTATCCGACATATTTTGTATTTTTGTAAAGGTAATAAAAGAACATTAATGCAGGAAATTATAAAGAAGATAAATACTAAATTAGAAGATAGTGGTTGGTACGATGAACTAAGAATATTTTTAGAGTCATCTGATTTCTCTGATATTATTGTTGAACTTAAAAGAAAAGTAGAAGTAGATAAACAAAGATTCTGTCCTGGTTTAAGTTCTGCTTTTAAATTTATGGAGCTACTACCGGTAAGTAAAATAAAAGCTGTTATATTAATTGACCATATCTCAAATAGATTGGATGTTGCAAACGGTATACCATTATCTAATCCTCATGCAGATGATTCTACACTAATTTACTTCTTAAGATCTATTGACACTAAACTACATGATTCTAAAAAATGGTTAGAACAAGGTGTTTTATTATTACCATTATCTCTTACCTGTAGGATTGATGGAAAGGCACATAAAAAGTTATGGATTCCTTTTGTTATGAGAATGATAGAGACCATAAACAAAAAGCATCCAAATATTCCTTGGATGCTAATTGGTAATGATACATGGAAATATGAAGAAGATATAGTATCAGATCATATTCGTAAAATGGAACTCAAAATACCAATGGATGATAAAGTTTGGAGTACCTGGACAAACGATATACTATCTAACCAAAAAAAGACTCCTATTTTATGGTAATAGGTGTTGAGTCAAAAGAAGGTTTATCAGTAAATGCTCTTTGTGTAAGCCAGCCTACTAAGAACTTTTTGTTAGCAGGTCGTTTCTGACAAATCTTTACGTAAAATTTAGCTGAATTGATCTGCATCCTGCTCATGTACAGTTGATGCATTGTGGTGTCTAGTTTACGCTTATAGTAAGCACAACTGTCAACTGGTGCCTTTGCCTGTACAGGTGTTGTACAGTACCAGCACATTAATATGGTAATTATAATCTTAGCAATTACTAAACCGGTGATTTTTAACTTCTCTTTCATTAAGCAAATGAATTATTTACGTTAAGAATATTTAATGTTGTTTTACCCATCTTACCATCTTCTTGTATACCTAAAGATCTTTGGCAAAGAACTACTGCTTGATGTACACCCATGTTTACAGCTTTATCAAATAGATCATTGGCTACTTCTTGATTAATGATCTCATCACCAAGTATAGGTTGCCAATACTTTTTGTCGTAAACATCATGCCTCATATGCAATAACTGGGCATTTTCTTTGAGACACTTGGGAAAGTCATTATGATTTCTTAAGGAGTCAACTATTGCCCAACCGGGCCAAGTTTTATCCATGTTCCTAGCTAGTCCAAAAAGAGTTTCACCGCCAACATCGTCAGGATCGTTATTGTAGAAGCCCTCTTTTTCAAGGGTAAGCTTTAATGCTATGTCCAGATCTGCCATAATTAAGAAGGTTTATATATTAAGTTGCAGGAGAAAAAACTTTAAATTCAATATAGTTACAAGATCTACCGGCTTGACCACCAGGTACACCATTTACAGCTATCATAGAGTTTGGTAGGATATTTCCCTGCCTGTTGATCTGATACCAGTAACGAAATGGTCCCATGCACTGAACTTGTCCCGGACCTGGTTGCATTACTGTACCTGTTACTCTTGCTTCAGCACACTTATACCCCTGATCTATCGTGTTGTTGTTTGGTTTACCATACATTGTACCTGGTATAGGATTTTGATTAGCATCCAAGTGTACAAAATAATAAACACAAGTTTTACTAGTTGTAGTATTCATAAGAAAAACATTTTATCTCACTATTAATATACAAAAATATGACGTAACCGCAAAAAATATTTATCAAAAGAGTTGCACATAAAATGTTTATTGTGTAACTTTACAATCCAAAATTAGAATATGGATAAAAAAGAAGCAGTAATTTCTACACTATGTAATCCTGTAATTACAGCTACAAAACATAGTGCCCTGAATGTTACAGATGACATCACATTGTTGTTTAGTGTTAATGTGAAACAGCTTGAAGAAACAGTAATAGGTGATAAAATCAAAAAAACTTGGAGACATGGTGTTATATCTGGTGATATTGAACCAATGTTTGCAATGGAATTTTATGACGGTATGCTACTTCCAGGTAAAGTAAAGGTTATTGAAAGCTTTTTACCAATTGTTGAAGATGATCCTGAACAATATATAAAAAGAAATAGAGGTGGTTCTATTTGTAGAATAAACGGAAAGGTTATTTACAGAACAGAAGCATATACCTCTAACCACACGGAAGAAGATACCATTATCAGCTAATAACTTAAAGAAAGCAGTAACTACTTTACATAGAAAGTAGTTACTGTATTCAAGTTGGTTATTCTATTAATCTCTCTTAAAATAGGTAATACATCTTTTGTTTGTTTGTATACCTTAAGTTGTCCTTTAAAATTACCTCTTTGATAATAACGATGTTCATCATCTAGAAATGGATATTCAATTGAGGAATTTAAAAGTTGTGCAAATTTTGCAAGAGCATTAGTTGTAGCAAATGGATTCTGAACAAGTTGATAAGATTCTATTGCTCCTAAACCAGGTATAAAAATTGAAACTTCCTGCATACCTCTTGATGATTGGTATCTTAACCAGTTAGCCATTTTCTTTAAAACAGGATCATCATCTGGTATACCGGCAGCAAGACTTTTTACAATATGTGCAAGTGCAAAGAATGCTAAAAAGTATGACATATCTACTATGTCTTTTTTAATATTATTTTTTTGGTGCGCACTTAGTTCATTCCATCTTTTTGTAGCTTCACCTAATTTTGCAATATCTTTAAAGAGATTGTATAAAGTGACATATCTTCCTTCTACATCCATGCCTCCTCCAAGATTTTCATCAAATTTACCTTTTTGAAATCTTGCTTTGAAGTTAGGCCAAACCCATTTATGAAACTGAATTGCAAGTTTACCAACAATAGTACTCTCAACCATTGTTTTATTTGCGGAGTCATAATTACCATGTATTCTATCATTTGTTTCATGAATACGGTTAATAACCATGTGTCTTGCCCTATCTTGATCTTTTGCAACATTACCTTCTTTATCAAGAAATTTATAACCGTCTATAAGAGTTGCTTCACCTGTATTAGGATCAAATGTATAAGCATCAATAATAGAGCAATCTTGTAATTTAGAATCTGTACCGGTATATTTCATCTGTATAGAATCAAGAATAGCATTTCCTACTAAAGATTGTACCTCCCACTCACCTGCCTCATAACCTTTATACCCCCATGACAACATATTTACTTTACTTTGATCAGCATGTGCATGTCTAACTATATCATAATTATCGGTTAACCATTCATATAAACTACCTGCTTTTTTATCTCCGTATTCTTTACCATCTTTTGTTTTACCAATAGTTGCAATATAGCCCGGTATATGTTCAGTATTATACAATTTTATAGCCCTGTTATAAGCCCTATGTGTAAAAAAGTCTCCACCTACTGCATCAATTCTATTATTTATTCTAGCTACTATTTTGTTATTAATAGTACCAAAAATGTTAAAAGGTATTGACATTGCAGATGTAGCTTTCTGTAATTTTTGTATAACAACTTCTGCCACACTCTTTGTAAAAGTTGGATCATTGTAAAAACACATGTCCAAAAACTTTTCAAATCTTTTTGTTGCATTTGCTTTATCTGCTTCTATTTCTTTACCATTAGCAGTAACAAACTTCATAGTCTGTAAGTGGTCTCTTACAGCAAGTAATGTATCTTCTACACCACTCATAATGTGAAAGTTTTCTGCCATTTGTACAAATGCCTCAAGACCTAATACAAGATCCGGATGTATTTGTTCAGCAGTCATTTTATGCAATTCCTTCTTACGGAGATTAAGAAAAATATCATTTTTATCATGCCACTTTTTAGGATCCATTCCTTCTTTTTTTGTGGCCCATTTTTCAAGTTCACTTTCTATCTCTGCCAATCTTTTTTGTGATTGAAGAGATGCCATGAACATAATTGGAATAGATTGATTTGCACTACCGGTCTTTGCAATATCTGATTGATCACTCATTGCTGTAGTGTCAAAAAATGTTCTCATTTGTTTGGTAACAATACTTCCAAAATTTGCACCTTTTTGAGAGAGCTCATCTACAAAGTTTCCTTGCAATGTTGGTATATAACCTTTTTCAAACCAGTACATTGCAGATGGTGGTAATTTTGCTATCTGTTCTTTTAATAAATCAAGATAACCTTTATAGAACTCACTTTGAGCAGTTTCAAGTGCAGTTTTTGGCTGCATCATTTTTCTATACATTGGGTCCCAAAGATCAGTACCATCTTCTGCATACTCTCTTGATACAGTATTTTTCTTTTTTGGAAACCACTTATTTGCATTTGATACTGTACCGGTTGGTGTAACTTCTCCAGTATTTTCATCTCTTATTGTATCTGCTTTAAGATATGTACTCCAATCAAAATTTGCATCTCTCCAAGCAACATATTCAGGATCAGTTTCCCCTTTCTTTGGTTTCCAATTACCAAAGTCATCTTCCTCCATGTATTTCTCACGTTCTTCAAGAAATTCATCTGTGTATTTATGATATTTACCTTCAGTTACTGTAGTACTAGGTTGCTTCCTTGCATTGCCATATTGGTCAGTATAATGAACCCATTCAACATTAACATGTTCAGCTTCCATAAAATCACGGTAAGCAGCTTTAAGGTAATAAAGATCTTTATTCCATTGTATCTGTTCAGGAGTAGTTGCTTTTCTTATAAATTCTTTTCTTGTACCATCAAGATTGTAAAGGGGGATGTTTACTTTCTCATAAAGAGAGTTATATACAGTTCCTCTTTGAGAAATTATTCTACCATTTCTTTTACCATCTGGTCCTAGTTGATATATAAACGTAAATAATTTAGCAGGATCTTTTGTACCACTTGCTTCAATAAGATTGTTACCAAGGGTATGAATAGTTGCTCTTTGTTCCTTTACATTTTCTCTAACGGTCTGACGTGCAGATGCAAGCATTTTAGCTGCATTTTCAAGGATTACTACACCACTGTTACCCAATGTATCTAACCATGTATTAGCACCGGATATATCTTTATCTATTTCAAGAATTTCATCTAGTATTTCTTTATCAAGATATGCTTTATTTGTACTCCATCCTTCTACTAATTCTTTTACTGTATTTTTAATAGCACTGATAATTGCAACATCTGCTGTTCTTACTGTACTATCTATTTTGTTAAAAAGAGCAGAAGAGTTAGTTGCTGTAGCAAAAGAAGAAATAAGAAATGGCCTAAATGTGTCTATATACTTTTTAGACATGTACACTGTTCTAATGTATCCCGGTTTTGTTATGTTATTAGGATCATTAATAACCTTTAGTACACTAGTAATGTGACTATTAAATACTGCTAAAAATTTTGGGTAGATCTGTTCTTTTTTACCTTGTGCAAACAATGTTTGCATTTCTGTAATAAGGTGATCTATTTTTCTAATAGTATTATCACCTACTTCAAAAATTGATTGGTGTTTTAAATCTTCTAAATACTTTTGCCATCCTTCTGCTGCAGTAAAGAGTCTTAAAATAGCGTCTTCCATTGTTGCATCAGTAGCAAGTCTTTCTGCTTTTTCCTCTTTAGTTTCACCGAAGCTACTTCTGTGAGTAGGGTTACCTGTTTGATACTTTTCATTTAACTCATCAAGCCGGTTTTTACCTTGATATTGTTGTGGTACTATCTTATCAACAAATGCTTCATTCTCACTCATTACTCTGTTTACAGGTCCTTCATAAGTAAAACCAGTTACTTTATCATCTTTTGTTTTAAGAAGAATGTGTTCTGTTCTTACACCACGTACAGGATAGCCCATAAGGTTCAATAACTTTACGTAAGTCATTACCTGTATAGAATGTTCTTGACTCTTGGAAAGTTCCATACCAAGAAGTAATGAACCTTCTCCTACCTTATAAGAAGTTCCTACATAACTCTTTTCAAAAATACTCTTCCAAGATGTTTTTAAATCTATTACTGTCATTTCTCCATCAGGGTGCACAAGTAACAAGTCAATAGAACCTGCTATTGGTAATGCACCTGGAATACCCTCATTCTTGTTAACAACAATAACCTGAGGAAGAGCTATTGTACCATCTGCTGTCCATGCTGAAATAAGTCCTTTTAAAAAGTTATATGCATCACTTTTAACAGTACTTATTCTATCAGATGTTTCTATTTCTTCAATATTCTTTCCAAGAATAACTCCTTCTAATAAACCATCAAAATCATTACCCCACTCACGATTATCATCATAACCTACTATATTCTTTTTACCACTTTTTGCAGTTGTTGCAGATGTGTAAATAGTTGGGTCAATAACCTTTAAATCTCTGTATTCATGCTTTTGTTTACCGGTAGTAGGATCTATGCTTTTATCAAGTATTATCCTATCATGAACATCAATATATACCTCTTTAATAACTTCTTTTTGAACAGCATTTGCTTTTTTCATTTGCTGTTCTGCAATCTTTTTTTCAGTTTCATCTAACTGAAAATAGTATTCACCTTTTTCAGATGCTGCTTTTACTGCAGCCATATCAAGACTAGAAGTATCTCCGGCAAGTATTTCAGTAGCAACTTGTTCATAAGGTGTTTTATCTTCTGTAATATTTTTAAGTTCAGTACCTGCAAATGTTTTTCTGATCCAATCAATAAGTCTTTGGAACCATGACTGAGCTTTAATATCTTTAGAGTACTTTCCTACTATAACACCGGCAATTACTTTACCAATAGCTTCTTGTGCTATTTTTTCTTCATCAACAGTACCATCTTCTTTTTGATAAAAAGGATTACTGGAATACTCATCCATTACTTCTTTATACTCTCTTCTGTTTTTGATGTCCTTCATCATATCTCGAAGAAGTAAAGAATTTTGAGGAAGCCATTGTACATAGATATGTGCTGCTTCTTCAGGTAATGTATCTGCAGATGCTTTTCCATTTGCCACCTGTATAGTACGGGTAATAACATTAGCTACTGCATTACCTGATACAACTCTACCATTTACAATAAGCTGATCAACATTTCTTACCTTACCACCAAGTGCTTTAACAAAAGCAGTTACTTTCTTGTCTACTGCTTTTATAGGTGCTTGTTTGCTTGCTGAACTTAATTGATACCATCCACCATTAGGATTTCTTGCAGACATTATTCTAACTAGTTTAGGCTCTGTAGTATCATCTATTCTTACAGATGCATAATCTGGATTAGCTGCTATACGTTCCCTCATTCTTTTAACTAGAGTAGCTTTACCCATTGTAACAGGTTTACTGCCTATATATTCTCCATCTATAAACACTGGCTCCATGAACTTACCAAAGTAGTCATTAATCTGTTTAGCTGCTATTTCAAACGCTAATGGCTCATTAAATAACTTAGGTTGTACACCAGATTTATTTACTGACTGTTGAAAAAACACACCAGATGTTTCTTTATCTCCATTATTAGTAAATACTTGAGGTTGCTGCAACATAATACGTTCTGTAGTATGTATTGCTCTTGGTAATGGTGATACAATAACTTTACTTATTTGAGTATTTTTAAGCTGGTTACCTACCTTATCAGCTTGTTTAATACCTTTATCAGTCAACATTGTTTCAGGAGTTCTCATTTTTCCATCTTCATTGTCTTCTGTTTCACCATGACGTATAAAGTAAACATCACCGTTAGCACCTCCCATCTTCTCCACCTCTCCTGTACTGGTGTTTTCTTTTAAGTACTTATCTGCTGTTATACCAGATAAGTCTTCAGGACGGCCCATTTTATTCCAAAGAAGCAGGAATTTAAGTATTGTGGAGTGTGTTACTACTGCAGTATTATTAGAGGCTGTTTCTAGTATCTTTTTGGCTTCTGTTATTGATCTATCTCTTACTTGATTAAAAGACTCACCACCACCTATCTTAGCATTAGGATCAGATACAATAAGTTTTTCCATTTGTGGTTCAAATGTCTTTTGATCCTTTCCGGATAAAGTACCTGTATCCCACGCAGCAAGTGCATCTGATATTTCTACTTTACCTGGATACAATAGTTTAATTGCCTCTACAGGTGTAGGGTTTGTTTCACCTGCAGCTAACCATGCAATTCTTGCACCATCTTCACCAAACAATTCTTCAAGTTTCTTGTACTCAGGTAATGATTTATTAGGACAACCCATTATTAACAGTTTTTAATATTATCTAATATTGTTTCAGGAGATAATTTTGCAGTAATTCCTCTTGTATACACATTTCTTGCTTTTTCTACCCATCCTTCAGATTTACCTTCAGATAGTTTATCTATCTCACTTTTCCAATCTATAGGCTGTAAAGATACAGCTTGTTTTGTTTCTTCAGTTTGTACTCTAGCTATAATCTTTGCCGGAGTATTTTCATCTGCATTTAAAAGATACTGCTTATTACCTTTTACTGCAACAAAACCTTTGCTAGTTGCAATTCTTACAATACCAAACTCAGCCAATCTCTCTTCAGGAGTTTTTGTACTTTGTTTTGCAGTTTGTTCTGCTTCTATTTGAGCAAGATATTCATCAGTTACTTCCCCTTCTTCTTCAATAACAGTTTTTGTCTTTTTACCTACTTGTATTTTTGAGTTAGGTAATGGACCATCTATTGCCGATGCTTTAAAGGTAGATGGTGCACCTTTCCACTCTGTTTTACGATACTGTGCACTTGTACCAGTAGCAACTGAAACATCTCTTGTAATAACCTTTGTAGGAGCATTTTCCATACTTTCTCCAAGAGCAAACAGTTCATAGAGTTGCCCATTTATACTAATAGAATATGGAAACTCTATTACATCATGTTCTTTACCTTCTTTACCCTTTATCTCTTTTCTTACAATTTTGAAACCAGTTGACTTAACATAATTCTTGTTTTTAGTAAGAAGTGCATTTTCAAAATCAGTAAACTTTTTACCATATTTTCTATTTACATAAGTCCCTTCCATATCAGGTACTACAGTATCTCTGATACCCCTAAACATATCAATGTAAATAAGAGGTTGTTCATTAGGATTAATATCTACCGGTTTAGTGTATTGTTTAGTTAATATATGTTCAAGTACTTTTTTTCTTTCATCATCAGTAAGTTCAGTTAAATCTATGTCATCCATAGTAGCAACATTCTTTTTATCAATAATATTTTTGATATAGAATTTGTTACCAATATGGGTAGCATATGATCTCATAAACTCATCCATAATATTTGAAGAAGGTACTCCAAAAATTGACATTGCTTTTTCTTCATCCCATTTATCGGCAGCAAGAAAATCATTTACTTCAGTAGTTCTACCCATTATGTCTTCAAACATAAACGTAGGGATAAATCTAATAAATGACCCGGTTTTAAATTGTGCACCATCTTTTACCAATAGGTAGTTAAACATTGCGACAGCATCATCATGAGTGTTTATTTCATTGCCGGATTCATCTTCATATGCATTTACATAAAGAGAAATAAAAGAACTAACTAAACGATCTTGTTGAGCATCAGATAACCTAGCCCATGTATTAGCTTCTGCAGTATTGATACCTTCTTTGCTATTTTCTGCAGACACCAACATGAGAAATCTTGATACAAGATAATTTTCATTTTTTCCTTTTAACTTATCTCTCAAAGATTGCATGGTATCAATTATATCCTTAAAGTCTACAGGTTTTTGACTCTTTAGCTCAGGATAGATCATTGCATTAGTTAGAGATGATAGTGTACCAGGGTAATCGTTTTTCTGCAACCAGTGTCTATAAGCTTTAATGCTTAAAAATGATATGATATCATGTTTTAAAGTTTTACCAAATTCTGAATTTTCTATGTTGGACATTTTTTTCATGTTACCAAATACAACCTCAGACAAACGTGCAAACAATGGTGTTTTTTCAATAAACACCTTTTTAGAAAGATACTGTACCTGTGCAAGTACTTTTAAGTTAGTTGCTATTATTTTTTGTTGATTAAGTAAAATATCTTTTACATCTACAGCAATCTCAACTTTGTTTTCTTTTTTATACTCTTCAAGTTCTTTAGCTGTCATCTCAACATAACGGTCTCCATCAAGTTTTATGCCCAAGTTATTAAGTGCAGTATTCATTGCATCAATATCTTCCCATGTACTAGGTAGACCTTGAGAAAGTTTCTGTATTTTTGAAATACTAGCAAGTGTATCACTCTGTGTTTCTACCAGTTTTATAGTTTTTAACACATATGCATCTGTAACTTTATTGCCTCCTTGAGCAATATTATCAATCAGATCTTGAGTTGTTACAAAATTATCCGGACCAACATTCACATCATCTTTTGGATCTAGTGTACTTATTTTTTCAGCTAGTATTTTTCTTTTACTTGAAGTTGCTTCTTCTTTAGTTTTAAGAGATCCTTCAAGTTTTTGTATATCAGCAAAATATCTTCTTGCTGCTGGTTGTAATACTAATAGTACTGCAGTTTCAAGAGGTACACCTGTACTAACCATGTTAGAAACATAACCAAGTGCAGTAATATTTAACCCTAACCTTGCAGCAAGACGTTCTTTAGCATTATCTGTCATTGCATTAAGTAATGTACCAAGGTTAGCTGCAATACGTGTACCTGTATATGCACCTTTTGGTATATTATTTTCATCAAAGTCTTTCTTACTATACTCTTTTCCGGCAATGATGTAACCCTTGATCTCTCCTTTCTTTTTACCACTTTTATAAAGAACTGGTTCTGCCTCATGTGCTTCCCATTCTTTATTATGAGAAAAAGAACCAAATGTATTACCATCTATTGTAATCCTATATTTTGGCTCAATATCTACTTTAAATTGATTGTTTAAAGAGTATACCTGTATAGCATTTGCAGTTGCACCAATGTTACGGGAACCTTGTTTGTTATTATCGAATGCAATAGCTTTACCAAGAATAGAACTTACATCAGTAGGTGCCTCTTTAAGTACATTTAATATAGCAACAATACCTTTCTTTTTATCATAAGCTACATTCTCATCTTCAGATATAGCAGTAAACATTTTTATTAACTTCTCTGTTAAATTAAGAAGCGGTGTAGTAGATGTTGATGTACTATTAAATTTAGTAATCTCCTCATTTGATTGCATTGCAATTTTTGCAGCAAGGGATCTGTTATTAAGTACACCATTGTTTAATTCTTCCCCACCTTCAGCAATAAATTCTTTTGTTGTTGTAGGCATTCCCAACTTTTTAAATGCAACAATAATTATACTTTTATCTGCATCTAAAATATCTGATATTACACCCTCTGTTGTTAACTTATATTCTTTTATTGCATTTTTTACAGCTTTATTATTTTCAGATTGCCAGGTTATATACTCGTCAAACTTCTCATCATCTGTTTTTGCTGTACCATAGGCAACTCTTCCATATATAGGGTTACCGTTTTTACTGTCTATTTGTTTTAAATATGTATCTGCAATACACAAATACATCTTATCAATATCAAAGTCAGCACCAGATATCTCAACAAGCTCATGTGGGAATATACCAACTGAACCATATTGCACCGGTAATGTATCTACTTTTCTTAAAGAGATATAAGAGTGCTTATCATCTGATGGAATACGAATACCAAATGCATCTCTCATAGATTTTTGTACACTGTTCATTTCTTCTTTGTAATGAGCAGGTGCCATATACTCAGAAAACCTTCCTACAATCTTACCATCTTTATCATAAATAGGTACATTATGTCTTAAGGAGTCAAGATAGATATCACCTTCCTTAAGCCCAACAAATGCTCTTGCTGTAATATCATCCCATCTTTTAGCATCTTTATATCTGCGGAAATTTTTCAAGTATTCTGATCTAGGAATAACTTCCCACTCTTTTGGTTGTCCATTCTCATCAAGACTAATTACTTTTTTGATACAGTCGCCCATACCAAGTGAACCAGATACAAGTGCAAGAGTATGTCCTGGTACTTTTTCTGCAACACTACCTTTAGAGAAATAGTTTAAGAAGATGCTGGTAAACTTTTCAAGAGTTGATGGAAAGTTAAGGTTGTATACAGGTTTACCATCTTTTGTTTCAAGAAAGTTAAGTGTTTGCTGATCAGCACCCGTAGCCCTAAGTGTTTCTTTCATAGTATCAAAGAAAGCACCCATTTTTGCTGTAAACTCTTTTCCTTTAATGCTTTCATCTAATTCAATTAAAGCATCCTTAAGAGTAAATATTGTGTTTGCAGTAGCTTTATAATTATTCTTTACACGTTGTGCATTATCGGTCATATAAGCAGCTCTCACCTTACCTATAGTAGTCTCTACTCCCATAAAAGTAACAGCAGTACTAGGATCTTGCTCAGACATGATCTGTTGCTTTGCTTGAGAAGGATCTGTTATTGTAAGCTTGTTAGAAGGATTCTCAAGCTGTTGTCTCATAAACCTACTTTCCAGTGGGTTAAAATGACTGTCATCTATATCTGAAATACTATTAGCAATATTTTGCTTTAAGCCTTTTGAAACAGACTCTGGGTGAGCAAATACTACTGTACTATTTTTATCTTCATAATCCTCCATTTTGTTTAAAAGAGCATGTGCTGCTTCTTTACCTACTTGAGGTTGCCATTCATTACCATCCCATACAGAAACAGCTTCTCTAAAAAGAGGGATCATTGAACATTTTAGATATGTTGAACCATTATAGTATACAAGCTTTAATGAGTTAAACGCACCTTTATCTTTAAGTCCACCTGCTCCAAAAAACTCTTCTTCAGTAACAGGTACTCCTTCTTGTAATTTGGTAATAATATCAGCTTGTATTTTAGTTAATTTACCAAAACCAAATAATGCATATCTTAAACCCTTTGCTGTACCATACATCTGACCATCATCCCCTTGTATCTCATTACCAGATACAGAAGATCTTACAACACCTTCGTTATCTGAATATGTTATATGGTGTATAGTTTTTAAATCATGTTCAATCCCCAATTCCTTAGACACAAATGATGTTGACATAGATGGACCTTGTGCATTTGCACCGGCCATTCTTTTAACCTGGTCAATAGGATCTTTAAATGACTTTGCCTCATTGCCTAATATCAACTGATTAATAGCTACTGTATTAATATAATCATTGACAAGTATTTGAGTTAAATTAAACATTGGATCATTGTTTTCAATGTTCATTTTATCATTCAGCTCTTGTTTACCATACCCTTCAAAGATAAAATTAGGAGCAAGAATATTACTTATTTTTACAATTTTACCAGCTTCTTTTTTAAGATTGATTAAACCTTCCAATGCCATTTGACTGGCAAGAACATCTGCTTGAGACAACCAATAGTCATTTAACTGTTTCTTTATTTTGACTTCATCAAGTTCTGCATCAATGTTATTTTCAATCTCTTCTGCAAGTGATCCTAATGAAACTCTTGCATTAAAAAATTTAAGACCTCTTGGTGCAATTTTCCAGGTACCATCTTCATTCTTTTTACCGGTATGATAACCTTTTATAGTTTTACCTGTATACGTACCATTATCAATTTCTTCAATTTCTTTTTTAGCTTGTTTAATGTTATTAAACTCATTTTCTATAAAACTATATAATTTATCTAATGCTTCTGTACTTAAAGAAACAGCACCTTTTGTTTTTGTAACAGATGGTATTACAGCCATTCTTATAGAATGTGCACTATTTTTAGCTTCAATCGTTCTTGTCATTACCGGTACAACATACCATGATTGTGTATTGTTGTCATTACGAACAAGAGCATCTGGTTGCAATCTTACATCATAGAGCCCAAGAAGAGTTGCCAAGAACTCTCGTTTATTAAAGTCACCATAAGTTATACCTGGTTGCCTATTAACCTCAAGACCTTTGCTTACAAATGACTCTCCTGTTTCATCATTAGTACTTTCAAATACTTTACGAAGGCCATCTATTTGCTCTACAGAAATTTTATTCCTATTTGCTACAGTTACAAACCTTGGATCAGATAAAAGGAAATTTGCAAACTCAGGATTTTCCATAAGAGTTTGTCTTACATTTTTATCATTAAGTTCTCTTACTTTAACAAAATCAAAGTTTGGTAACTGGTGAGCATATACTGTTTCATTGTTAGCATTGGTAAATGATATAGTATTAATACTTTCATCAAACAAAGCATTTGAAGCAGCTATCTTCATTAGGAATTGATGTGGCTTACTTGTATTAACCTTTTCACCTTCTTCAGTATCAGCATCTTTTGCAAAAATGTCAATATTACCAAGTGGTGTTTCAAGATTTGCAACCAGTGCAGATGTAGCAATTGGTTCTACGTTACTGTAAAGGTCATAGAATTTTTGTTGTTCTACTGTTCTTGCTTCTTCTTTCTTAGATGCAATAATAGAAAACTTAATAAACATCTGATGCAGTGCAATACCGGTTTCTTTTTCAAGAGATATTGACATTGATTCAGAAAAATCATCAAGATCAGAATCTGATATCTTGCTTTCATTGTTAGCCATTTTATTAACTAACCTTGTTACTCCAAACTTTTTTACATTCTTTAAAGAATCATATTGAGCCTTCCAATTAGAAAACTGAACTCTTGCTACATCTTTTGTGTTTGCATAAGATGTCTGAAACTGGTGGTTTTGATTTATTTGTGTAAACAGATACTGTGTACTATACTGGTTAAAACCTTTAAGTACTTGCTGTAACAACAGAGTATTTTTTGTAGCAGTTTTGGTATCCTTGTCAAAACCTGTATCTTCAAACAAACGGTTAATAAACTTTACAGTTTCAGGATTACCTTTATGCTTTGTATACTCTATTAGTTTGTCAATTAATTTATCCTCATCTGCAACATTAGACAGAATAGCCAATAAACCATTATACACCTTATTAGCACTTACTGTATTGTATAAAGGTGTACCATCTATTAAAGATACATTACCAAACTCATCTTTATCAAGTTGGTAAGTAGTAGAACCTATATACTCTCTAAGATACTTTGATAGAGAACCATAATCAGATAAAGGAGACTTTGATTTTTTATGAGCATCTTCTGTATTTCTTGGGCCTACCTCATCTTCAAGAGATGCAACTACTTCATCTTCAAGATTTTGTTTATACCCCATTATTTGAAGGTGTAGATCAACTGCATCCATCAAACTTTTTCTTGAGCTATCTTCAGTAAACACTGTTTCAAGATCAATTAGTTTACGCATCCACTCTGCTCTTTTTAAAACATCTGTAATTGCATTAGCTCTACTTTTATAAATAGGCCTGGTTGTATCATAGGTATCCTTGTATATATTAAGAACCTTTTCCAGCAATTCCTTTTTGTTATGTACAGGTTCAAGCATTGCCATTTTATGATATAATGCAGCAATGTTTGTAGATAATTGATCTCCTGTAGTTTGATCAAGATATCTGTTTACTTCACGAATACCATTTTCTGTTTCAATTTCAAATCCTTCTTCTAATAATATAAGCTTTAGAGCAGGGTCAGAAACACCTTCCTGTATCTGGTCAGTAAATGAATTTACCTGTAATCCAGCTTTTTTATATTTACCTCTTTCCAGTTCATAGAACATTGCTTGCAGTTTATTGCCTGTTATTTTTGCAAATAACTCTTTAATAAAATCTGCTAGTTTTTGGAAAAAAGATTTGATACTACCTTTAGCAGGAGTACTTCTATTCATTTTCCATGCATCAAATTTATCAGCAAGGTACTCTTCATAAAACCTTTCTTCAAGTTCCTTTTCAGATAAGTTTTTATAAATAGGATCTGAGTTCCTAAGTTCTCTAAGCTTTTTATCAGTTGCTATATTTTCTTTTTTAGCTTGTGCAAGAAGGTCATTTATCTTATCCTGAGGTAACAATAAACGAAACACACCATGAAAAGCTTCATGATACTTAAATGGAGAACCATCTCTAACTTGTATAGAACCTTTAATGTTTTTTAGTTCATCAAGGAAACCAATAAATTGACCGGCAGTTACGTAGTTATTGTTTAAAGCATCTTCAAGTCGTGATAATTCATCTACTGAAAATATTCCTTCTGGTAGATTTTTCTTTACCCATGCTACAAACTTTTGTATAGATTCTACAGATTTCTCATCAAAGATCTCTCCTTTAGGTACAACTTTTTTACTTTTTGTACCTTTTTTACGAGAAGCTTTCATTGCTTCAAAATCAGAATTTTCTGCAGCTTTTACATCATTTTCTTTTTTGGCTTTTTTTGTTTTAGCTACCGGTATAATTTCTTCTACAGGTGTGGCTACAACATTCTCTGCTATACCTGGTGCACTTTCTTGTGGTAATGTACTTGCAGATACTTCTTTAGGTAAACCATATCGTAGAGATATTCTTTTTGCAACATTAGGGTATACAGAAGCTGTCATACCAAGAATAGCTTTTCTTTTCTCTTCAATTGATGTAGAGAAAGGAACCTGATGCCTAAAGTTTTCTTTTGTTACCGTAATACCGGGAAACAAAACATCTTTTGCATTCTTTTTTTTCTTGGAAATTTCTTTTTGTATAGTTGCAGCTAATTCTTCAGGACTATTAAATTTTGCAGTATTTAATGAAAGCTGAGGAGATCCTTTTTTATTAGTAGATAAAAATATTGTATTTTCTTTTGGGTTATAGTTTAATCTAAGATCCCATTTTTGAAGTTCATTTTTTCCAATTTTACTACCTTCTGTCCATACATGTACAGGAAGAGCAATAAAGATTCCTTTCAGTAATGTTGATATTTCTTGGTTGTCTTCTTCTGTTCTTTTTTTATCCTCTTTACTTGATAACTCTTTAATTCTATCAAGAGTTTCTTGCATTTGACTTTCATTGTATACAGTAGGGGTAACCTGTATCCATTTTATTTGACCAGCAACCTCAATAGCAACTGAATACATGCCATTATTATCCTTTAATGGTATATCACCTGCACTTTTTATAATAGTAGTATCTAGGTCACTCATTTCACCTAATACCATTGGTGCATACTCAGATGAACTTACTGTAGTAAACTCACCTGTTGCTTTTAATTGATCTGTAATTTCTTTGTACCTGGCATTGTTTACAACAATCATTCTCTTCTCACCTGACTCACTTACCGGTATGTTAGTGTTAGCTTCAATGTCTTCAAGAAGAGGAGCTGCCCTAGGATCTTCTGCATTTACAAAATCAAGTGTAATAACAGGACGTATAGATACTAACTCCTGAAGTTCTGTTCCTGAGAAAGTATTTTTACCTTCAGCAAGTTGTTTTTCAATAGCAAGTTGAATAGTTGTTGCTGTTTTAAAATCTTCTTGAAACTCTGTAAAAGCTTGTAAAAGTAATTTACCTTCAGGAATTTTTATCAACTTTTCAAACTGATCAATAGATAAATCAAGTGGTGACAATTCTTCACCATCTATTTTAAATACATAATAATCAGCATTGGTTAGGTAACCTATAGGTTCATCATTGTAACGAAGTTGTATTGAATAAGTTTGGGGTTTTGTAAATACAACAAGATTACCTGCTATAGGTTGCTTTAACTCACCTTTAGGGCGTGTAGTAACAACCATTGATAACCCTTCATCTAAATCACTTTGAGATAACGGTGCCAATGTATTAGCAAGTCTCTTCTCTGCTTGTTCTTTAGTGTCAACGTAACCACCTTTAATGTTCTCCAACCTATGAGCACCAATACTAATCTGAGAGTCAAGGATCTCCATTTTAGGAAGATTCTCAAGAGATGTTTTAGTAACAACTACTTCAGGTTTTTCTTCTGTAGTACCTGTTTCTCCTTTACCTATTGTAGTATTATAAGCATCTAACAGCTCACGGATATATCCTTCTTCTACTGGTTCATCGAACTTATCATCCAGATACCATTTACCACCTTTCTTTGTTGCACCTATTGCTTTTTCTTCTTCAGGTGTAAGCACAAGTTCACTAATAGTTGTACTACCAGTAGGTTTAACATCAAGATCAGAAATTAGTTTTGTATACTTTGCATTAATTTCTTTTTCATTCTTTTCCCTGAGAGCAAGGTCTGCATCAGACAAAGGTTTTTGGGGAGTATGTGGATACTTCTTTCTGTTTTCATCAAGTTGTTTAGCCCACTCAGCCTGTAACTTTTTCTTTTCAGCAGTTTTTGCAATAGCTTTTTCTTTCTCAAGCCTTTTAGCTTTGTCTTCTTCACTTTCTGGTTTTTCTGCAGCAAAGGGTTCTTTTATAATTGCAATTACTTCCGGTTCAGCTATCTTTCCTTTTTTACTATTGTCATAAACTATTTCTAGTTTATTCATCAACTCATCATTTTGGTCAAACCATTCTTTTGTTTCTGCCGATAATACTCTTTTAGGGTTAGGACCATAACTACCAGGAGCAACTGCAATGTATGCAGGTTCACCATAATAGGTAATAATCTCTTCTTTTATTTTAGCCGGCAATACAGACTCAGGTATTCTATCATCTGTTTTAGTTTCTTCCGGTTCTTCTATATCCATATCTTCTACAGATATATCAGTAACAGCAGATACTCTTTCTTTAACTTCATTGAAATGGTCAAGATGAATTGTTGCTTTTGCTTTCCTCATGGCCTCTTTTATTCTATTATACAAAAGATTAAAACCTCTTGGATCAGAAAGTACATTTAATGCAGAAACATATTCACCATGATCTCTATTAAGTTTAATATAATCCATAAGAAGATTAAATGATTTTGTCATTTCTCTTCTATCTGGAACATTTGTCACTTTTTCAAATTCATTATTTACAGCAGTTAAATAGCCTGTATGAGCATTGATCATGTTTTGCATAACAGTATGCATACCAGGATTGCTAAGAGGTAACTGTTGTTTATTTTCAGGTTTATTGTTTTCACTTTTATAGTGTTCTAACCTTTCATAGTTATTAATCCAATCAACAACATGTTTTAATTGTTCTTTTGTATTTACTATTTTTTTGTCAATATCTTTATCACCTGCAAGACCTTTATAGGTTTCTAATTGTTCTATTAATCTACCTTTTTCATTATGTGCATTTGCTATATTACCGAGTACCTCAAAAGCTTTATTTGCAGATGATCCTATAGATGGTAAAGAAGATGCTTCAGATCTAATTTCGGTAGCTCTTTTTATTGTGTTTGTAGCATGATAAGAAGTAGTAGCAAGAAGTTCTATTGCATCATCTAATGACTTTTTAGCCATTTTTGTTTTGGCATATTCTTCGGGACTATGGGCATAAAGTTCTGGTTGAACCAAATGCCCAAATTCATCCATTAAACTTTGGTGATTATCATAGTAGTTTTCTATTTCACTTACAATCTTTTGTGTATATCCTTTTGCAGATGTTTTGTTTTCAGTGCTACTTTTTAAACCAAATGCTTCTTCAAATTGATCATCTGTAAGACGATCCCCAAATTCAGTTATACTTTCTATAAAAGATTTATAGTTACCGGTTTTAATAGCAACTGCTACTGCTTTAGTAAATGCATCATCTTTTGCATTATTGAACTCATACTTGTCACCATCTACTAAAGATGACATCATATTCTGATCTGCTTTACCTTGTACTTTTATACCGGCAATATGTTCAGAAAGTGCTTTTTTAGGATCATTGTACCAAGTATTAAGAGTTTGTTTAGCGTCATTTAACATTGCCTTATGTGCATCAACTTCTCCTTTGTATCTTTCGTTAATACCGGCATTTGCTTTCTTAAAACCCCCCATTATACCTGATTGCATAGGACTAATCAGTAGACCGGTTGCTGCACCCATAAGAAATGTTTGCCAACCTTCCATACTCCATTGCCCCTGTAAACTTTTCCAACCATTTTCACCTATAGCAGAAAAGAAATTACTACCATTTATATCTTTATTACCATGATAAAGATTTTTGTAGTAATCGGTAAAAGTATTATCAGATGCATTTTGCAATATTTCTTGTATACCCTCACTTATTTCTATCTTGCCCGATCTTTTACCTACTTGCCATAGTGCGGTACCTAATCCAAAATCTTTTCTTATAGTATTAAAATTAGAAATTGCACCAAACATTCCTTTTGTGTAAGCTTGTGTAGCTTTTTGTCCTTCTTTAAGAGCACCATCTGTAATTTCTCTCCTTAGTTTACCGGTAATAGAAAACAATTCACCTTCACCTGTTTCAAGAGCTTCTCTCATAAGGCGAGAAGATGAACCAAATTTACTCATGATGTTACCAAATTCTAATTGGTTCATGGTCATCAACAATGCAGTATTGGCACCAAAGTTATCAGTAGATGCAGCATATGATAACTTTTGTATTCTTCTAAGATCTTTACCTACAGGCATTTCACCATTATGCTTTTCTTGCCACTCATTAATGAGATCTCCATACATCTGACCATAAGTATTCGCAGCCTCAAAACGAGCTTCAGTAGCAGCAGAATTTAAAGCTGCTGCCATTCTTGTTACACCGCCCACACCCAATGCTGTTAATTGATAAGTAGATGCACCTGCTTCATATGCATTTGTCATCTTCTTTATACCGGTAACATCTTTAAATTGATTTGTACTCCATTCTGCAGCTTGTTTACTATAATCCCATAAATTTTTAGAAAAACTTTTCATTGCAGTAGGATCTCCTGCTTTTCTTCCTGCATTAATAATTTCACTAGTTGATGCAACTTGTTTAGCTCTTTCTCCTTGTGATATAGTATTTTTTATATCCTCTGCTCCTGCAATACCTTTAGCTAACCATCCTGAACTTTTTGCAACAGCTCCCAATCCTTCTCCTACTCCCCATGTAAGAAGCATCTCAGAAAGAAATTGTGCACCTGCACCTATAGAAAATCCGGATTGTTGTACCATATCTCCTAAAAACTCCCGGTTAAAAACACCAAAGTTTGTATCATGGATAGGACTTTTAAAGATTGCATATTTATTAAAAATAGCTTTCTGCTCTTCATCTTTTTGCATCAATTCTTCAGGTGAACCCTCAAGTCTTTGCATAAAGGTTTGATCACTTCCCCAATTAAATAGTGCACTGCCCATATTACCCCAACCTTTCCAACCTTCTACAAAGGTATTTTTAGCCAGCCCCCATGCACCACCTACAGCATTGCTCATTACATCTCCCCAAGTTTGCATACCTGCATACTTAAGTTCATTGGCATCATATGTTTTACCACCAATAACTTCAGGAGTTGCATAAGGATTAAATCCCTCTGTACCAAAATGACTACTTTGTGTAAATCTATCTGCTTGTGTTTTATCCCAGTCAAATGTAGAAGGTGTCATCTTTGTTTCCAAAGAAGGTGCTTGAAGATAATCACTAAAATTACTACTTGTTACATCTTCGCTGTTTTGGGTACTTACAACAGGCTCAAATGTATTTGGTGTACTAGGAATATTATTTACACTTGACTCATTAGAAGACAAAGGAAGAAAATCTGAAATGCTTGACATTTAATTATGTTTATGTTATTTAAAAATATCCCCAACTCTTACACCACCTTGTACAGGTGGTTTAGACTGATTACCTTGAACCAACATTCTTCTTTTTTCAAGTTCGGTCATAATCCATCTATTTTTTGATTGAATTATTTCATCTGGACTAAGTGCCCTATCCCCTACAAGTAAATTAAGTGGTGTCCTATCTTCATCTGTCCATTCAGGAACACCATTTTTCATTTTAACGCTACCATCTGGATTAATTTTCCAATGTTGTGTAAAGATATAAGCTTTTGTGAATTTATTATTAGCGTCTTTGCTATTAGGATCCGGCATTATTTTATATTTAAAACCTGCACTCTCCTCAAATTTATTGTTTTCTACAGGTGTAGGATCTGTAAGCAGTTGTCCATATGTATATGTCATTTGAGCTTTTGGTAATTGTGTAATATAAGTTCCTTTAGCATTAGGACTTACATCTATCCACATGGTCCCCAATTTTTTTATGTCTGCTACATTTTGCCCACCTATTAAACCTTTTTCTTTATCTCCTTTATCTATACCTGAAAAATGAACCTCTACTGCAGGTTTACCATTAGGACCAAATTCATGGTAAGTAACACTTTCAGCAAGATCTAAAACAGCTTCAGTAGCAGTGTGATCCTCTAATGCTTTCTTCATTTCTGGAGATATAAGTGCACCCATTTTTTTATCAGAACCTACTGTATACATTTTTAATTGATTGCCCGGTAATAATGCTTCTTTATAAATAGCTAAACCTGTTGCTTTTTGTGTAGGATTAACATCTTTGCCTGTACCTGACATATCATATGTAATAGCAGAGCCAGATACACCTGATGCAAACTCAGTCATTTGCCCTACTACTTTTTCACCAACTTTTGCTATTTTATTTTTATATGTACCAGGTTGACCAAATACAGAATAAAATGATTTTCCATTATTTATAGCAGGAACTAATTGATTAGGATATGGTAATTCTTTACCATCTGCAGCATGATGATAAGGAGGTTTTCCACTTAAAATAGCTTCTAAATCATGCGTAGCTTGGTAAGGAGTTCTTGTAGAAAGATTACTTATGGGAAATGTTGCAGGAGAATGTTTATAATCAAAACCATTTATATTATTAATCTCATACTCTGTACCATTAATATTTATTGTACCTCTAGATAAACCTAATGATAAATCTTTATCATTCCATAATCTTGCAAATTGATCCCCTGTTATAGTTTTAGTAGATTTGCTTCCTAACTCATTTACTGTAATTGTAGGTAAATGAAAAGAATTTGCTGTGTTTTCAGGTGTATAAAAATCATTTGTTTTTTTATCTATTAGATCTTTATATATACCAGTTTTATCATTACTTATAAAATCTTTTAATTTTTCTTTATATTCAGTTTCTCTTTTGGTATAATTGGCCATTTCTTTCTCCATGTCCAAATTATTTTGAGCAAGTGTTAATATAAGATTAGCTTTTTTGGGGTCAACTGATTGAAAAATATGTTCACTATTTTCTTTAGTTACAAATGCCATTAAACCTTGTCGTAACTGATTAGGACCACTATTTAAACCACCTGTAGTGTATTGCTGAAGACCATTGTCATTAAGTATTTTGATAAATTGACCTCTTCTTGCAATACCTTCTTTGCTCATATCATATTTACCAGTAGTGATTGCATTTTGAAGATCACCACTTAAAGATAGTATATCAGTGTTTTCCATACCACCTGGTATAATATCTTTACTTACCATTTGCAATAGTCCTTCAGAATTAAACGCTTTATAGTTTACACTATTAATAGTTTTAATTTGCTCATCTTGATAAAGATCTATTGTTGGTATTTTAGCTATATCTGTACCGGTTACAGCTACAGTACCTGATCCTATATTTGGATTAGCTAAACCTTTAGTTCCACTAGTTCCATTTGTTACACCATTACTATTAAAGCCTGTATTAGGATTAAAGTATCCATCTCCTCCAATATCAAAACCACCTGGAAGATATTCCTCCAGTAATTCAGGAGTAAGCATACCTGCTTTTCTTAAACTTTCTATAGTCTTAAAGTTATTGTTTGCATCTCTTTGGTTATTTAACCCTTGTAATTGAGCTAATTTTAATTGATGTTCCCATTGTTTATCTGCTCTTTCATTAAAAGCTTTTGTTATAGGGCTATCTTTAATCTCAACTGAAGATATACTTGCAAGGCCTATTGCCCATTTATCAGCAGCATGTGATAGATATACTTTTCCAACGTAATCTCTAGGATTATCGGTAATATCTTTTATTGCTTTTTTGTACTGATCAGATTCAAAATCAACTGCTTTTAGATAATCCTCAGAATTTGTAGAGTTTTTGATAACATCATTTCCTTTAAACCCTAAATCTTTAGAATAGTCAAGTTGTGCTTTATCACTAAGTGCTTGATATTGATCTGCTTGTTTTTTATTAAATTCAACTTGTGCAGCAACTTCAGGACTTATTTGTACATTGTTATCCTTTGGAAAACCATTAGCATCTAATCCTCCTGGTATAAGAGCTTCATTTTTTTGTCTCCATTCAAGAGCTGTTTTATTGTATGAAGCAATTGTGCCGGCATAATACTTACTAATACCTTGCACAGATTGTTCACCATATAGTTTAGTTGCTTGTTCAGTAGATATACCGGGATTTCTTTGTTTAATATCTTTTAAATCTAACTCCATTTTAGCAGTAGACAATACTCTATTTTGAGCAGTGTATTTATCTCTTGATGCTACAGATAGATAAAAAGATTTGAATGCATCTACTGATTTGGGACCATTAGTAGTAACATACATTACATTACCTTGAGCATCTGTAGTTTTTATACCACCGTCTTTACCAAAGGTCTTTATAAACTCATCTCTTGCATCTGTATCAATATCATATACAGGTATAGATTCTCTTTTTTCTAATTTACTATATGCATCAGCAGTCATTGGAGTATTTGCCAATTCCTCTAAACCTGTATTAAGGTAACTATCAACAAGTGGATTATATAAACTTCTTTCATCTTTATCTTTACTATATTTCATAGAATTTTGTCTCTGAAATTGGTTTTGATAGTGAGAAGTAAGTGATATGTTTTGTAACAATTGCCCATCCTCATGAAAAGGTAGCATAATATTTTCAGCAGCCATTACATTCTTAGGATCACTAAGATCCGTAGCTGCAACAGCTTTCATCTGATCAAGAGCTTTTTTCTTATAGTCATTTTGTCGTTTAGTGGCTTCTTCACCTGTTACAGGTTTATTAAAGATAGATGCAAAAGAATCTTTGATTTCTTTAAAACCCTGCTCATATTGCTGATTAGCTTTCATTTGCATTGATTGCAAGAAAGAAAAATCTGGGGAATACGTAGGAATTGCCGTAATAGATGAAGGTACGTTTTCTAACCAATCATATGTCATCTTATAATATTTAAAGTAGTATTATTAGTTTTTAGCCCACTTCAATATAAATATACGAGATAAACAATTAAGGTGCAAAAAAAACAGGGAATAAACCTTTTATGTGTATTCCCTGGTCTTTTCTATAAACATTTTATGTGTAATTACTATTTTATAAACTTTTGGAGAGCACTCCCTCCATATTTAAACACACCTCTTTGACGAAGAAGATTATATACGCTACCTGATTCACGTTTAATTTGTCGTTTAGCAAGTTCTGCTCTTTCGGCCATTGTAAGTTCTCCAAGAGTTTTACCTTTTATTTCTGGGTATATCTCAGCACCGTAACCTTTACCACTCCATGTCTGAAGTGCTTTGTCTACTGGTGTATCTGCTTTGTAATATTTAGAAGACATTATACCATCTGTATCACCAAACAGTTGTGTTTGATATGCTTTAAAACCTGTAGCAAGATCAGGGAAAGCAGCAAAATGACCACTACCATCTGTTTGTTTGATACCTGAGTCAACAGCTCCAAACTTTTTAGCAAATGTTGGTTTATAAATAATGTTACCTGGATTATTAGTAGCAGTAGCTATATCAACACCTTTAGCTCTTTTAATTGGAGCAATTTCATCTTGTACAGGTTGTTGATACCTTGTATTATCTTGAGAATAACTTGAGTTATTTTGAGGAAACTGCCCCATTATACTAATATCTGGCCCAGAAGCCAATGGTATAAAATCACCACCTATTTGATAATGAGGAAGATATGCACCTCCTGTTTGATATTGTGGTGCCATTTGTGGCATTGCCATGTGACTACCACCATATCTCATTTGGTATCCACCGTATTGTGTTACAGGTCTAGTAGTAGTTGTTTTTTCAACATTTCCTGATTTACCAGTTTGGGTACGAACAGTTCCTTGGTTCCCAGTTGCAGCTTGAAACGCTTCGTCAAAACTCCAATTGTTTTCTTTCATTAATGCTTTAATCTGCTCAGGTAAAGTAGAGTTTCCACCTTTTTGAATATCTCTAAAATATTTTTCTTCCATACCCGGTTTAAACTTGGGGTAACCACCTGGTCCAATATCAAAGTATTCAGATGTTTTATTAAGCCATGCAGTTTTAACGTCATCTTCATGATGTTTCTGCATTCTGTCTGTATACTCTGCTTGTAATTTACCTTGTTCTCTTTGGTAATCTCTATCAGCTAAGAAACCTGCTTTGTTAAGTTCAGCAAGTCTATTAGCTTGTTTAGCCATTAAATCATTGGTAATTTGAGCAGCCTGTGAATTTGCAGCATTTGCTATACCAACATTTTGAGCTTGTGTATTAGCTATTGCTTCTCTTACTGGTTTAAGTGATTCCCCTTGTCTAGCCAAAGACATTGCTCTACCGGTAGCACCAACATCACCTTCACTTGCAGATCTTGCAGCTTCTTGTGCAGCAGCAGCTTGTGCAGTATAATCAGCAAATACTGTTTCAGGTATAACAGCTTGTACAGGAGGTTCATATGGTCTAAACTTTTTAAGGTTAGCCATCTGTAACAAGTTTTGCATGTCTCCGTAAAAGTTTGGGTCCATATGCATACCTGCTATTCCTTTTCCTACATTTTTTATTCCTTTTCCTATATTACGTAATGTATTACCTGTCCAAGTACCATTATCAGTATTATCAAAAGAAGGTGGCGTAACAGGATATGGTGTTGAACCTTGTTCATTTGGTGTAGGGAAAGGTATAAGACCTAACATAGACATTTGTTCCATTTGATCTTGTTGTCTACCTAGTTGAATAGGAGGTATGGCTCTAGTATCTCTTATTCCCCATTCAAATGGTTTTACACCAGTTCCTTTTAACTGTGTAGCATCTCCGATATACTTTTTTACCCAATTGTTCCAACCTTCAGGATTTTGCATATTTTCAGGTACACCTTTTGCTGTCATTATATCCTTTGCTAATGGAAATGATAAATAATCAGATCCATAATCTACACCTCTTTTAAGATTTGGATTATGCATAGCTTGTGTAAGCCTGTTTTTAAACATTTGATCAAAGTCATCCTGTGTTAATTTTTTCTGATAAATAGATCCAGCATTAGTTGTAGGTCCTATTAATGGTGAACTAACTATTGGATAAGAATTATCTGTACTGTTTTGGTTAATGTTTATAGAATTAGATAATTCTGTACTCGGATACATATTGTATACAGGTGATACAGATTGTGCTACTTGTTGATTAGCTACAGTATTAAGATCTTCTTCTTCAGTACGTGGGCCTATACCAGCATATTGATACTTTGGTATCTCACCACCGTATTTTGCCATTACTTCAGGTTGCATCATGTTCTGACCACCTGGTCCCATGTTACCGGCTTCCTGTACTTCTGGTTCTTGTTGTTGGAATTGTTGTTGACCTTTAGGTTGATTAGGGTCATGATGATCCATGCCCATTTGCTTTTTCATACCTTCCTGTACTGCAGCAAGTTTATTGAGTTTAGCAAGATAGTTATCATTCATTAACTGTGCAGTCTTCTTAGAAAACTCATCAGCTTTTGGGTCATCCAATATTCTTTTTAGTTTATTGAGATCGTATTTCTTAGCAACCTCTGCAGGAGTATATCCACTTTTTCTAGGTTTCATATTAAACATTGCAAGAATGTTTGGATCCTTTACTTTCAATGCTTTAGTATCAGAGAATACAAAAGAGTTTGATGGTACATTAATATCTTTACCACCTTCTGTATGTGGTTTACCATTAACATTCATCAATTCTTGTTGACCATCTTGATCAAAATCACCAAGTACCATCTCTTGCTTTTCTGCATTAATATCTCCACCATCCTTTGCTTCAGGTAATGTGTTACCTGTTTTAGCATATGGGTTAATCTTAGATGTAGAGCCTGGATAACCGGCAGGAGATGACCAGAATTTGTCAAGCGCAAGACCACCAGATACACCTCCCTCTTGTTGTCCTCCGTATTTTGCCAGCTTACTTTTAGGTAAGGCATTAATTCGTACTCTCATATTTCCAATATTTATTGGTTAATAATGTATTACTTTTTATGTGTCTCGCTACAGTAGATGATGAGCAATTAGCAAAATCTGCAGCTTCTTTTAGAGATTTAAACTTTACTTCTTCTGACCTGTCTATATTATAGCATATAACAGGTACTCTATTTATTTTATCAGATAACATTCTTGCTTCTGATACTTTCCGATTATGCTCTTCTCGTGATACTTTATCTTGAGGTAGCTTCCTGCGTTCCAAGTTCTTCTTTTCACGAAATTCAGGATGGGCAACTAACCATCTCTGATTAGTAAGTCTTGCTCTTTCTCTTTGCTCTGCTTTAGTTTTTCTCGGCTTACCTCCTGTATTTCTACCTTCCTTGTATGCTGCCTTATTGCTTTCCGATAGTTTCCTCTTTTTCTCTTCGGAACAAGGTCTCTTACCAGCTTTGGATATCTTAGCCTTTGCTTCAGGAGTATGTTTATACCCCTTTCCTTTTTCTCCTATCAATTTCTTAGTCTGGTCACTGTGTTTGAAGCCCCTCATTCCATCGCCACCATCTGTTAAATTAAGACCTTCTGTTTGTGGATACCTGTTTCTATTTGATTTATAAAAACCAATGTAGTATTTTTCAAGAGAGTCAAGTATTTCGTATGGGTAATCCTCGTTTATTATTTCTTCAATAACTTCAAAGTTATGATTGTCCCATCCATACTTCTGAATAGAATTATATATCAAAATCTGATTTACACATTTGGAGTTTTTATAACGATTTTTCCTTCTGGCTAAGTTAATAGTTTGACCTATATAAATTTTACCAGAAGGATTAGTAATCTTGTATATGTAACCGTATGCCATTATAATATAGTTATATCGTATCCCTGGTTTATTAATTCCTGTACATATTGTGGGTTTAAATCATAATGTTTTCCTGCCTCAAAGTTACTTGAATTTTTAGCATAACCACCATTAGCCATAACGGTGTTATTATTCATGTCAGGTGTACCTGTAATACGAACACGTTTTGTATTACCACTCATCTGCATTTCCGGTGTACCGGTTATTTTTATCTTAGGCATCTTTAATAGTATTAGAGCATGTCAATTTTATATCCCATTCTTTTCAGGTTAGCTATTTCTGCATCTGAAAGCTCAAGTTCCTGTCCTGCATGATAACCTCCTTGTGCAAAGGTATCTCTTATTGGCATTCCACCCATTTGCATTTTTCCACCATACATTGCTACCCCTTGACCTGGGTAATATATCCCTGCTTTAGTTGGTGTTCTTTGATCTGGTCTAAATGTACCATTATAATCATAGTCACCATGTCCACCCGGTTGGTTTACAGCAGCAAAAGCATTTGATGAAAGCCGATCATTAAATTGTTTATTTTGAAGTTTTTTTTGTTCATTTAAAGCTGCATATGTTCCTGCTACACCAAATGCTGCCATACCAGTACCAAGAATAGCTTTACCCCAATTTGGTTTTTGAGCTTTGTTTGAATCAGGACATTTCATAGGATTACCTTGAGCATCCTTACATTTCATTTCATTATCTGCATTTTGGTTATTGTCATTACTAGGGCTATTCTGTGAATCATCTGCAACATTTGGTGGATTGTTATCCGGGTTATTGACCGGATTGTTTGGGTCAGTACTTGGATTGTAACCATCTTGATTATCTGAGTTATCAGAACTAAAAGCACTTCTATTAGGATCACCTTGGAAACCTGCATCATTACCTGCTCCTGAAGGGGTATCAGAAGTTACATTGGGTCTACCATTTGTACCACCATCTTGAAAATTGCCACCCATTGCCATAAACCTAGCTAATGGATGATAAGGATTTACAGTACCATATTGACCACCTGGTTCATAGACTTCTCTACCAGGTGTTATCATACCACCTGTTTCCATAGTTTGGCCTCCATACATATGAGAATGATTAAAATGTTTAGCGTTTCTGGCAAAGTTTGCCATCTGTCTTACATGTGGATCAGGTGAGTGCAATGCTTCTTCAGTTGTTTTCCCTGTACGTTGTTTGTAAGCAGTAAACATTCCTTCATGTGATTTCTTTATATGGATACCACCCTGTTTCATTCCCGGCATTGGTTGTGCACCTTGTTGCTGCATCTGTTGTTGCTGCATCATAGCTTGCTGATCCTGTGGAGACATTTGTTGCTGCTGCTGCTGTCCTTGTTGTGCTTGTTGCATAGCCATCATCTGTTGGTCTTGTGGACTCATCATCTGTTGACTAGGATCTTGTGGTCCCATCATAGCACCCTGTGGCATTCCTTGTGGCATTCCTTGCCCTTGAGGCTGTCCCTGAGCCTGTGACATGGCTTGCATCATTATCTGCAACTGTTGGGGAGTAAGATGCTTTTTCTTGTGTCCACCTTTATGATGGTGACCACCTTTCTTCATTTCAGTAGACAAATCTTGTAACATTCCACCATCCATACCGGTTCCTGGATTCATGGCAAATGGATTAACTAGTTGAGCACCAGGTGTTATACCACCAAATGCCATTTGAGTTGGAAGATCTTGTAGATATCCTGAACCATCACCTGTACCTGGGTACATAGCAAAAGGTGTAGGGTATTCATTATTGCTTACATTAAAAGAAGCATTGCCACCCATACCAAAAACAGGTGCACTACCACCAATAGGAAAAATGGGACCACCGTTAGCAAAATATGTACCATTGCTATATGTTCCTGAATCACCTGCTGTAGATACCCAACTATCACCATTCCAGTAAGATCCAGCATGACCAGAAGCTGCTCCTCCATTTTTCATTGTTTGATTTCCTTTCATATGAGGGTATGCTGCAAAGAAATGTTCTTCAGAAGGATAGCGTTGATAAAATTCTTCTTGGGTTTTACAGTTAGTCATTTTCATGAACTTATGCATATTGTATTAGTTTAGTGCTTATAATAAATTTACTTAATTTTTTTGACTTTTACTATTTATATTTATTTAACCAACCAGTTTTACCACCGTATTTATTTTGTTGTCTTATTGTTGGTAATAATTGATCGGGTATTTGATTAGTTTTTCCTTTTTCGGCATTTATCATTCTTTGAAAAGGTGTTTTTATACCAAAATCTGTATATTGATTAGGAAATTCATATTTTAAATGTTCAGGAGATCTATCTATACCTACATCAGTCCAAGGAGCATGTTCTCTATTTACTAAATGTTGTGTTTCACCACTTCTTAATTTATAACCTTGTTCAAATAACTCTCCTTTACTATTGGGCCCTTTAGTAAGAAACATTCTTCCTAATGGTTCATTTCTATTATAAGGTAAAGCTGTATATTCAGATGGTGGTACCTCTATTTGTTTATCCCAGATTCTTCTTTTTGCTGCAGTAGTTAAGGGTTCTATTTTACCAACGTTATTAGGATTTAGTCCAAAACTTTCTAATATCTGTTGCTCTTTATTTAACTCAGGTATACTTACTAATGTAGGCATTCCTGTAGGAGTTTTTGCTTTACCTATAGAAGCTGCAGGAAAGTTACCGGATGTTCTTATTGGTTGTATTGGTTCTATAAAAGAATAAGGATAATGTGGGACTACATTACTTTCTCCATATACAGGTTTTAAAGGGGCTTTTTTAAGTTTTGATAACCAATTATTAGCTCCCTCTATTCCTGTTTTACCTAATCCATAGGCTAACTCAGTTGCACCCATAATAGCAGTTACATCATTTATTTTTTCAGCAAGACTATTAAACTCAGGATTTCTAGCTAATACAGTAAGTGGTTTAGTATTTCCTTCACTATCTAAATTCATTTGTTCATAAGCATTTGCTTTAGCAGCTTGATATTCTCTTTCCTCTTTGGGACTTCTTTTTTTAGTTGAAGTTATTTTAGACTCACCTTTCTTTTTGTAATCTGCATAATTTTTATTTAAAGCCATTTGCTCCGGTGTAAGAGTTTTTAAATTCTCTTTTACTTGCTGCATTTGTTGGTACCCTTGTAACATAGTAGGATCCATATCTTGATATGGGGATACCGGTGCACTTGTTTGTGCTTGTCTTAATGCTGCTGATTGAGAAGGTGTAAATCCTCCTTGTTGGTATTGTTGTAACCATCCACCTTGCATCTTTACAAACCCTCCTTCTTTCATAACAGGTACTTCAAATACTTGTTGGCCGGGAAATTGATACTCGCCACCAGGTAGCATGTACTGGTGATTACCATAGTTATCCATACCTATAACTGGATATGGTACATTTTGCATAGTTATCCTACCTGTAGGAATTAAGTTGTAAGGGTTGTTTCTATCTGGTGAATCTGCTTTGTAACCTGTAGTAGAATAACCACCTAATTGTTTATGTTCAGCAGCTTTGATCTTCTTTTCCTGCTGTAACATTTGTTTAGTTGGCTTTTTACCGGAGCCGACATTACCCCTAATGTTATCCCACAAACCTCTTTGTGAGTAAGAACCATCAGCTCTTTTAATCATACCACCTTCTCTATACTGATTTAACCAGTCCATTATATAAACTATTAGTAATTAGATATTATAAAACGTCTATTAAAACTTTTTAGAAATATTCTACAAAGCTTCTTTAACATTCTTTTATTTAAAAGTATTGAAGTACTTAGCTTTTGCAAATGCACCTTGTAAGTTAGAAGCTAAGTTACAAAGTTCTTCAAGATGTCTTTGTTCTGCATAGTCACATAAAGCAACTGTAAATTGAAAACCTTCTTCCAACATCTTGGCTACTGTTTCTTCACTAAATGGTTCAATAGCTTCACTAGTTATACCAGAGAATCTTTTTGGGGCCTGTACACCAAGTAAGTATTCAGCTATTGCATCTTTACTTTCTACAAGTTCTGTGTACAATTCATTCAACATACTATGCTGTGCAAAGCTTGTAGTTTGCAAATGGTAAAAATGTGCCTTACTATGTAAGTTAAACAACTTGCTTACTATTGATTCAGGAGTCATTCCTGCTACCATTCCCATACTCATTGGTATTGTGGTAGACATTGGAGAAAACGGTGTATTCTTTTTTAGTTGCATTTTAGTTTTCTATTTGTTCAGTTGTTAATATATATTCTACTATACTCAAGATTTCATCAACAGTTATCATATCTGGTCTGTATATTGTAAAATCTATTTTTATCATCTTGGTGATATTTGGTTCTTTGTGTTTGCGTACCTTATTGTGAGGCTATTAGTACCCAACATTGTTTTTCGCATAAAAATACGAGTACCTGTATATCTCATTCTCTTTTGTTGATTCCATGGTTTTGATAAGTTAAAATATGCAGTATTAGTACTAAAAGTATAACCATCAGGATTAGTAGTTATCATAGGTGTATTACCCAATGGTGCAGGAGAAGATGGTGCTGCCCTGTTTGCAGTAAAGTCATAAAAATCATTTATACGATATTTATTCTCAACTTTTTGATACAATACCTCTCTTGTAGATCCTATAAAATTGGGATATTGTAATGCAGCATATGGGTCATCCCATGGTTTTAATACCATTTTTTGTATAGTACTATTTTGCTCTTTGTTGTGCACCATTATGTAATCAAATGATTGGTCATAGTTCAAAAACTTATCAACACCATTAGGTGCATACTGGTAACTCTCTAAAAGCCATTCAACACTTTGTAAGATAGTTTCACTTACTTGTGTATTGGTATAATACTCTATCTCTACAGGATAATTCTGATTATAGAAATTAGCAAATAATTGTGTAGTATTGTTATGTCTCCATAACTGACCAGATAGACCATTAGTAGTAAAGAAATGGTTTTTAGAAGGTACATGTAATGATGGACTCCAATCATGCCAGCTTATAAACTCTTTTCTTACACAATCATAAGAAAGAGTCCATCCTGCATTATCAAAGTAATTAGGATCACCAAAATTGACAATTGTACCCGGACATGATGATATACTACCAAATACTATACCACATGGTAAACATAAAATAGCATTAGGATTTGTATTACCTGTATAATAAGTATTAGGGGGGCATGGTCCTAAATACCATTGACCATTTGAATAATTTACAGTTTGACCAGGCTTTGGTACATAATCCTTTTTTGATATATACAGTATTTGATAAACACTATCATATATAAGTTGACAACCTATACCTGATACAGGATTATCTATAAGAGGATAATTAGGGAAACTTGTTAATAACTGAGATGGTAGATACTTAAGTAAATGGTATTTTAAACCACCTGTTTCACCTATATCAGTAAGTTGACCATGCAATAGATTAAATATTTTACCTGTTTTTTGTGATATCCAAAATGCACCATGAGGTGTATTAATTATACCTAATCTACTTTGACAAGATGCATATTCATATGAATCATCTATATTATTTAATGATTGTAGTGTTTGTTGAAATAGTAAACCTGTACCTACACTATACTCTGTACCACTTTTACTAGGAATAGATTCTACACCGGCAAACATCATAGGAGAACTACTTTCCATTAAGAAAATAGCACCTGTTTTATGTAAATCTTTTATAGCATATACACGATCATTAAAATCTTTATAGTTGTTAGGTAAAAAAATCTTCCAGTTATCTTGCATCTGCTCTTCTTCTTGTGGTAAAGAATAAGCTACTCTACGTGGGTAATAAGCAAAACAACTATATGCTAATACAGGATCATAGTCTCTTCTTAAACATGAACCCCATGATATAAACTGATTAATAAATCTACTAGCAGATAAAGAGTAATCATATTTATAAAAAATATTACTTTTTATAACATCACTTCTAAACATTTCTCTTATAAAATCTCTTGATGACCTGTAAGGATCATAAAACATTTTTGAAACACTATCTTCCCAATCTCTATAACCAACATTAATAGAACTTTCAACAAAAAAGTCTCTAACACCATTACAGAATAAATAAAAGAAACCTGTTTTTACATAAAATAAACTTGAAAAATTAAAAGCAGTAGCAGCAGCAAAAGTAAAAGTATTTAATGGACCATCTAATCTTCTGTTGTAAGAAGCTATATTTAAAAGACTACTTGAAACAACATCATTATTTATCCAATACATAGGATATGGTACATTCATGTAGTTTCTATAATCATATTTAAAATCATCAGGGGCATTTACCAACCAGTCATTAAAGAACATAAAAGGGTTCTTTTCTGTATACCGGTTAATATAAGTATCTCCACTAAATATTACATTTGATGTAAATGCTGTAGTACTCGGTATTGTTTGTTGTGTACAACCTATAGGTATTTGTTTAGTACTATCTATTTGTCCATATTGTGTCAATTGAGGGATTCTATATGTACCATAATATGATCCTATATTCTTACTAAACCAATTACCTAATGGTAATTGATTGTGTTCATCACCAAAATTACTAAGATTAAATCTACTTTTATCATCTCCATAATAAGGTGGAATTTCATCTGATTTTAATAAAACATAATTATTTCTATAAAGATTATTTACAGTCAATCCCCCAAAACTTTGTATCTTGTCCTTTATATACTGGTAATCATATATCGTAAAAGTAGATTTTTGAATAGGTTTTGGTGTATTGTAATAACCCCATGAATTATATTGTGCACTATATTGTCTTAGGGGAATTAGTCCTTTTATTATAGTAAGAAATTGTTCACTAAATATTTTCATTTGCAAAGGAAGAAATGCAATTAAAAATGCACCGGCAATAAGACCAGTAGCTATTTTTACACCTGTAGATACATCTGTACCTGCAAGCGTTAATGAGTAATTATTTTGACTAAATAAAGAACTAGACATTGGAACTGATTCAGTTGCAGCTAGTGTTATATCAGGAAGATTGCCACCTTGAAGAGCTTTTACAATATTTACAGCTTGTATAACACTGTTAAATAATGATAAAGCAGTACTTAACCAACTATCAAAATTAGTAAGTACTTTAAACATTGGATGCTTCCAAGGAGTTTCAAATAAACCATTACTTTTACCGTTTACGGTCATTACTAGTTCTAATTTACCTGAACCAAGATAAGGTTGATTAAAAGCCGTATCAGGTGAGTGAAAAGAAAACATGTTTTTTTGAAATCCTCCATTATCATAATCAGGTATAGGATCTCTAAAACCATTACCTGCTTCTCCTTGTTTTATATTATCATAATTTTTTGTAAGAAATACATCTATTCCTAAATCATTATATGGGTAGTTAGCATGAATTTGTGGAGTAAAAACATCGCTACCGTTATAAGTACCATGTTCATAAACTAATTTCATATTATTAACCATACCTTTAGCAAGTATGCTTTGGTTACCATCTCTTGATGATCTTAGTATTTCATATCCTACTATATCTTTTATTAAATTACCATTATTATCAACAGGTGATGCTATATTATCAAAATACAATCCTAATACAGATATTGTACTAGGTGTACCTGCAGCAGGTGCTCCATTAGGGTTAAAATGAGATAATGTTGTACCACCAAAAGTTGACTGATCTGGCATCTGGTGATGCATTATTTTTTGACCACAAAGATTATTTCCCCATACTGTAGGACTACGGTCTGGATATCTTTCATTAGAAACATAAACACCTGTTCTACCATGAGCAATTGTACTTATTGAACCAGATATAGTTGGTCCACCTACTGCATAACTAATCCATGAACCAGGTGCAGTAGGTACATCTCTTGATGGTATATGGTATGATGCACTTTTATCACCAGTATTATATACCCATCTAATGTATAATGAATATACCTCACCTCTAAGATAACCTACATTCATACCATAGTTATTACCACCTACTTGATAATAATTTTCAGGGTATTCAACAGCTATCCACCATGTTCTTATCTGATTAGCAAGTATCTGGTAATTAAAATCAGGTCTTTCTTTTGGACCAACTCTAGTTAAATAATTAGAAATACCAAATATAGCATCACTACTTACAATTGCAGGTGATGATAATGGTAGTTTTTCTAAAGGTATATTTGGTAAAGTAATATCAATATTGTCAATAGTAATCTTACTTTGATTTGTAGAATATATTCCTAATCTTTTAGCTTGTACTTGTTGATTTACCATAGATACAACAACTACTTCCATTTCTGTAAAACGAATTTTAGTATTGTTACTAATACCTTCTATTGTAAGATCAATACAACCCCCATTATTAAGATGTGTAAAGGTTGAATATACATCGGAAAAAGCAAGATAATCAGTACATTTAATACTATTAATAGCATATGCTATACATACCTGGTATGAACCATTTGGTAGTAAACCCCCACTTGTTGATTTTGATAATTTTAAACAAGGTATATCTAGCAATGGTGCTATTCGTAATTGTTGTATATCTATTTTATTGGTATTGTTACATACAAGACAAGCTGATATTGTTAAGCAATTCTGTATCCAAGGGTTAGGAAATGTTTTAGGTGTAGTTATTGCACCTATTGTCCATGGGCAAGTTGCTGTATTTAATACTCTATCTGGGTTTAATCCACCATCAGACCAGTATACATCATAACCACAATCATACCCCCTTCTTGATGTACCGGTAATAAGATTTGTAGTTTTAAATCCAAGACCTGTCAAACCTGCAGTTAATGTTGCAGCATCATTCATTAATGTAGTATAACTATTAGTAGCATCTACAAAAATACCAATCTCAGAAATAGTATTATTAGTACTAAATACTATCCACTGATCATCTGATAAATATATAAATCCAATAGGAGTATATGGTATTGTTGCTGATCTAATATTAGCAGGTTCTGCACTTTTACCATATAATTGCCCATCTCCTAACATATTTACCATATTTCTTGCATGGGTATATGTATCACTCTTTTTATATAAGTCAAGAGGATCCTTAACCATTCCACCTGTAAAGGTGTTAGTTGTTCCTGATTGTTGAGACGGTGCTCCTTGTTGATCTTGTTGTGCCATTATATATATTCTGAATTAATCGACCAGGGCCAGCCTGGAGTATTGGCATAAAGTGAACTAAATGGATGCATGTATTTATGGTATTGTGCTCTTCTGTTCATTTCAATTGTGGACTTTAATTCATAAAAGTCCGGCATAGTAGCTATTGACAATGCTTCGGCTCTTGCTGTTTTTAACTCAGTTTTTACCATCTGCAATCTTCTTTCCATATCCGGTTCACCATTAAGATAAATATTTTCAAAGATACGAGCTTTCATTGCCCATTCATAATACTCATTAATCTTAGGATGATCTAATACCATTAAGTTACCATCTGCATCTTCCATTGCACCAAGATAACAAATATACACTCTTGCATGACCATTATTACCATTATCCCTCATAGTAGGGATATAGATATGCCCATTTTGAATATGGCCCTGATGTGGAGTATTTCTAAATTGAGTATTAATACAAAATGCACTAGCTTCTTTACTTGGTACCATTTGTATCTGCTCAAACTGATCATATCTCCTTACCTGATTAGAATGATACTCAATTACATTAACATTCATTGTACCATTACATGTAGTAAACACTCTGTTTTGATTCCAAGGATCTGTATCAATACTATCACATGTATCGGTATTACTAGTATCACATGCACAATTATCTGGCAATGTACAAGATAATTGACCTGTAGTAGGTATATTATAGCAAAATGTACTTGTAGATATTTGAAGTTGTTGTGCAGTATCTATAGATGTTGCACATATATTAGTAGTACTGTTAGCAGGAAAAGTTATTATTTGTGGTGTACCTGAGCAATCAATATATTTAGTAGTTACTGTATCTGGTTGAATATTATCAATTTTCCAACAAGGACATGTGGTAAGTTGAGGTATGCTATTTGGATTCTGTACTGGTGTTACTCTATTTTCACTTTGTATCCCATTAAATAATCCTGACTCTACAACATTATAATGATGACATAATAAAGCATGATTGAGTATATAAAAATCAGCCGGCAATTTTGCACGACCAAATTCAACATCTAGTAAAGTTTCCTTAGTACCATGTATCTTTAACCCTAGTTCATAGTTTACTCTTTGAGCAACTTTTATAAGTTGTCCAGGTTCAATCATTCCCTCTCTTGCAAAAGAAGATAGATCAAGATTGACTTCATCCATAAGTTCATCAAACTTGCGAAACTTTAGTTCTTTTAATGTAGGACTAGCCATTGTTAACGTAGTTGATTTTTGTTGTCGTGAGCATCATCTTCAGGTACCTGTAATTGAAATGTAAGATCTTTTAATATATTAGCTTCTATTTCACTAAGGATAAAATCAGGTACATTTAAAGAATGGCATTGTCTTGTTTCACATTTTTGATCATAGTCGCACTTGAATGCACTAATATCTTCCTCAACCATTGCATCTATTCTTACAGCCGGCCAGTCAATATTAGGAAAATACAAATGGTCATTTAGATACCATGCATATTTTTGTTTGTTAAATCGAAAATTTTTACTTTTTGATATATAGTTGTATTCATCTGGAGTAGTTAGCTTTATTAATTCACTACCATCAAGAGATGTAATACTTCTAATCATTGGTCCATATATACCTTCTGTAAACACTGGTATAGTTAAACAAGTTCGTTGTATAGTACTATAACTTCTAGGCCCAACTCCACATTGAGATGCTTCCACTTTATCAATAGTTTGAAGTTTTACAAAATCAAGACTTTCAAAAATAGAAGCAAATGCAGTAAGTCTTTTAGTTTGATCTAACCTTTTTATAGAAAGAGCAGCATGTTTTTTAAACAAACTATACAACATTCTATCAGTCAGGAAACTATCCTGTCTAACAGCTTTAAGTTGCCCTCTTAGCCTACTTGTAACATCTCCTATAATAGTTTTAGACATATAAATTTTTTATATTGCAAACTCATCATGGTTTTCAAGTCTTATTTGTTTATTAATTTGACTTGCTTTTTTTGCAGTTTTTACTTTTTGTTTCCTAAACAAGTGAGCAATGTGTTGTTTTGATGTAAATAAAATATACTTTTTGTAACCGGCTTCTTTTTTAAACTCTGCAGCTAATGCTCTTGAAAGATGTCTAGCAGCATTAAAACACCACATGTGATGATTATCAAACATGTGATTATCTAACTCATTACTATATCTTATTTTACCTATATACTGATCGCTTTCATTATTTTGATGTGGTATTATCTTTCCCTGTCTTAGTGCATTAAAATCTATATTATTGGCAATTGTCTCACTTGATAGTTTAACAGCACCTGCTACTATTATACCAAGACCATCTGATAATCTTACACCATTTCTATTATTTAATACCTCTTGTGCAATTCTTTTATTAAAAAACTCTATACAATTAGCTATCTCACTATTTGTATATTGTTCTAACTCAGGATATTGTTTTTTTATAGCAATATAAAAATCAACATTCCTTTTATTGAGTATATCAAACTCAACTTTAACAAATCTAGGAGCATGTGGATCAGGTGGTTTGACCTGTCTTTTTGGTTGCGTAGTTTCCATCCTAGTTTAAATATACGAATAAACCCCGATTGTGCAAAGAGGTCTCACAAATAAACATTTTTTGTGTAAAAATAAAAAAAAACAGGACCTCCTAAGAGGATCCCTGCAGTGATGGAACCAACAACACCAGCTATTTAAAAATTAAGGTAAAGGTAGAGAGAATCTCTCTGTATCTATAATGGTGGTATCAGGCCAAACAGCTTTCATTGTAAATAAAGTTCCTGAATCCAATGGATTAGATCCTTTTACAAGAGGAATAATTGCATTTCTGGCACCTAGTGGACCTGTAGAAAGAATAACACTACCGATAAGAGTAATGTCGTCATATACTTCAAGTTCAACTGAAGTAAAAGATGTCATGTAAAAATAAGAAAGGATATAAGAAACAAGTAAATTACCAGCAAGTACTGTTGTACCATCTACATCTATTTCTGTTGGATTAAATGCATCTATTGTAAAAGATGGTAATGATATTGGTGCACCATTCCATACAGGTTCTGCATCTCCACCAAAATAGAACTTAAAATAAGATGGTGTAAGTATGGGATCTAATATTTGTAATGCTCCTTTATTATCAAATTCCGGTATATATTGAGTAATTGTTAAATCTGAAAGACTAACACCTTGGGCATATCCACCAGATACAATATCAGTATATGACGTACTATTTGCAGGATAATTAAATGTAAAAGAATGAGTACCAGGTGCACCATGAAATGTTATAACATACGTACCTGTAATTTTAAGTAAATAAGGATTTGGATATAATGAAGTTACTGTTATTGCTACTTCACGTAAGTTATTTAATGTTCCTGTAATGCTAAAAGTTGAATAAGCATTTATTCCAAATGGTGCACCTGTAGCAGTACTACCTGAACAACAATCTGAAATTACTACACCTTCATAACATGTAGGAGCATTTACAACAATTGTTGCAGTAGTCCCTGATGTAACTAATTCATTATAACTACTATCAGCTTTTCTTCTATATTCAGCTTTAAAACCACAAGTTGGTCTTGGTGAAGGTGCTGTCCATGTTAAATTCAAATTCATCATTGTAGTATTGTTACGTTATTATATAGTAGTAAGTGTTGCTATTACATTTGTTGCAGGTGAACATGTTGCTGTTCCACTTGTAGTAAATTCAAAAATAAATAGTTGACTAAATTGATTTGCTACAGGCGTAATGGTTAATATGTAATTAGTTGTTGTCAAAAGACCGGTAAAAGTACTTGATAATGTTTCTGGAAATGATATAGGTGTCAATACTGTAGTAGCTACTATTGTTGTAGGTGCTGCAGCAGTTGCAAGTTGAACAGTATATGAATCAATATCAACAGATAAATTACTAAAAGAATATCCTACAGTTGTACTAGTTGGAGATGTAATAACTTCAAGATCAGCAAATCCAATACCTTGAGATATAGCAGATAAAGGATTATCTGCACCATTTAGATTCTGTATTTGAAAATCATAAATACGATTATTAGCTAAAACTGTTACAGGAGAATTTTCTGGAATAGTAATAGTTGTTGCAGAAGATGAGTCAATAAGATATGATGTCCAAATAGAATCACCCATTAAGCGATATTTAACTTTAAAGTTAGTAGTGCCTATTGTATTGTCGCATATTACTGGTATATGAAAAGTTGCCATTATTTTAATCTTTATGGTAATGTTACTGTTATTGGACCTAATACAGGAGTAGTTGATCCCACAATTGGGCATACTGCAACTATTTGACAAAATGCTTGTTTTAGTAATGGAGATGATGCTATTCTTTGAAGAAATGACAACATGTATGTATCACTACAAAGAAAATTAGCAAAACCTGTTACAGATGCCCCTGCTGCTAAACCAATACATGCAACTTCTGGAAGTATGACACAATCTGATGATATTGTTTCAGCACACTGTGGGCAATTTATTGGATTTGTAGTACTAGGAGAACTACCTGTAGTAGATACACAGATACCCATTGGATAAGCATTACTTACAGTAAAACTGTAACCAGAAGGACAACATCCACATGCTACAGGTTGCGGCATTACAGTATAATCAGGTGGACATCCACATGTATTACCTTGTGCACATTGATTACATATATTAGCAGGTATAGAACTACAGTTACACATGGTTATTTATAAGCTATATAATTAATAATAAGGGTGCCACTTGTATCAACAGTTCTACCAAAGTTTATTGTTGCACCTCCTGCATTAAATGTTATAAAGTAAGGATTAGCAGCAAGTAATGTAGCTGTTTTACCATCACCTGGTTGAACACTTACAAAACTTGGGGTATACGTTAACTCTGATATTAATACAAATGATGTTACAGTACCTTCATTTATAGTAGCTGTTCCTACATTGTAAGGACAACAACTACCACAAGGTGATCCTCCCTGTGTTGTTGTATTGTGTATAACAGTTTTTTGACAAGTTATTCCATATGTTGAGTTTTGTAAATAACTTTCAATAGTTACTGTATAATAATTTGTAGTTGTTGAAAGACTTGTAGAACTAAGTATAATATCTAAAGATGCACTACCCGGTGTAGAAAGTCCAACAATATCAATAGCTGCACTATATCTATTACCCTGACCATCTGTAATATTTATAGTACTATTGTTTCCAGGATCAGTATAATCAGGTGGTATAAATGAATAACCACTAAAGAATACTAATATAGCTGTATTGACAGCACTTGATGTTTTAACAATTGGAGAAAAATCAATAATAACCTGACTACATGTTGGTGTTATTGCACCTATGGCATTTGTTATACCTGTACGAGAATCAAGGTATGATATCCACAAGTTATTAATAGCATCTGCTACAGTTCCAGGAGATGTAACCCACCCTGTTAATCCTGACATTGCACTATTTTGACTAAATGCCGGTGCAGGGTTTAAGAAACCTGGTGTTTCTGCTAATATAGCTGATGTAAGAGCACTTGATGTACCTAATACCGGTTTATAATCACAAAGATCTTGTGTTAATAACTCCACCATGTCTGTTACTAAAATAGCTGAACTACCGTTATAGCAGTAGCCATTTACATAAGGTACAGTTGTGCCGGATATTTCAAGAGCTGTTACTCTTTGATCAAGTGATGTAATATTTCCTTGGTACTGTATAAGTATATTATTAACATTATTATACAAATCAATTTGATCACTTAAAATAGCACCTATTCGAGAAATATACCCAGTAGTTGGACTATCTATAACAATGTTACCCACCATACCAATAGGTAACATCTCTGTTACTATTATACCAGCCTCAGTAAGAAATCTAAGATTTTTAGCTACTACTAAAGGAGTATTTGATACATATGGTTGTAAAGGTGGCATATAAATAATTTTAATAATTATACAAGATTAAATTCAGTTCCTCCAAATGTTATTACAAATTTATCATTACTTAAACCAGCAAGTGTATTTGTAATTATAAGTAATTGTAATTGATTTGATCCGGCATCTAATACTAAATAAGCTCTTGCTGTTTTTATAAATCTTTGGGCAGATTGATCAGAAGAAATATCAACAAGAATTAATTGACTTTTCCAGTTATTTGGAAAACATGTAGCAGGTATAGTAGTAAGTTTTAATAATGCCCAACCACTAGGTGCTTCAAATCCTATATTAATATTTATTGTCCCTCTTATTTTAAGATTACCATCTGCTGTCCATAAATACATAGGATTATCAGTAGCAATGACTAATGTTGGTGATATAAGTGTTGTATAACTTCCACTATAATTATAATATAAAGAACAACCTACACCTGTAACAGAAGATGCTATGTCTAAATTAAAATCAACCCAATTCCCAGTAATACAAGGATTAATAGGAGCAGATGATCCACAACATGTTGATTGTAATTGCATAATAACATCTGTAATAGATGCTCCTTTGCAAATTGATAATCCTGATATTGCAGGACCTCCCCATGCAACACAATTTGAACTGGTAATATCGCTACATGTATTAGACAATAAGTTACTTTTTATAGGATCTGCCATCTTACTTTAAATATACAAAATTATTTTGAGAAATATACTATATAGTAAAAGTATTTATTAATATCTGATTTACATTTTGTGGCCAGTTAGAAATATGACCAAATGCACTCAATGGAGGATTTAATACACATAATCCTTGTGGATACACCTGCCCATAACTCATAATAGTAATATCAGGTGTTATTGCAATAATTCCTGTACAACCACTAGGTGATATACAAGGTACACATGATCCTGGTAATAAAGACGAAGGTTGTGTACCTGGTGGACAACCACCTATTGTACAGTAACCATTTCCATTTGAATCTACGCCATATGTATAACCCGGTGCACATGTATAACTAGTTTTTGAAACATTCTTACACAGCTCATTATTACAATCATTCAATAATTGCCAATCAGCTAGTTTTTTTCTAATAAGAGCAAGATAAGGATCTACAATTCTATAACCAACTGTAATGCCCCACTCATCTTTCATATAACCAGCATATGCAACATTGCAATAATCTTTGTTGATTGTTTTTATTGCTGCTTTGAAATTCATGGAGTTGATTTTTTGGCATTTAAAATCTGAGCATCAATACTAGGTTTACAAATAACACAGACTGTTCTATTATCTAATGTTTGTGTTCTAGCTATTCCACAAAAACACCGCCCACAACTTGGGCAATGTGTCAAATGTACTTGTTGGTTCTGCGGTATCATATTAACATCTATTTGGTTCAAAACTCATTTTATCCATTAAACCAATTGCAAACCTGTATAGGTTCATGCCATCGGTAAACTGGTGTTCATTTTCTACAGTAGCTTTTGCAGCTATCAGATAATTGTAAATAGTTTCTAAAGATCTTATCTGATAATCTGTTTCCTGACTTGGTAGACAAGGTGTAAGTCCTATTCTGCAAAGTAAGTTATAATATCTGTTTAATGCTTGTACTATTCTAAGTATTTTATATTCTACAAACACCTGATCATTTGGTGCCACTGAATATCTGATATTATACATACCATCTGGTAATGCAGGACAACTAGTTCCACAATCAAGTGGTGGACTAATTCCTAACATACATGAATTTAATATAAGCCTAGAATTTCCATATCTTATATCAATAGATGTAGGTGTATAAAAACCCGGAGAAGTTATCTGTATGTTAGAACAAGATACTTGAAATTTATCACATGGTATTTGATTTGGAATTGTACCTATTGATGTAGCACTTGTACTTGATGTATTTATGAGATTTGGGTCATATATAGATATGTCATCAATGAGTAATATCCCCTCATTTGTAGTATCCGGAAAATTAAGTTGTAATATATGCTTTCTCATAATGTATAAATAAAGAGAGAGGAAGAGGGTTGATTTCCACCCTTCCCCTCTCTAAGTTATTAAATACTATTTATTATATACCACTACCGTCATTAGCGGTTATTTCCAGTGTTACCGGACTAGCCACAGCAGTTAATGCTGCACTAAGAACATCAGTAAATGAATTAGTAGTAGTTCCTGTTGGAACATAAACAATCTCAGTATACTCATCATTGTCATGAACAGCCTGGCTATTCTGTGGTCTAAAGATATTGTATACAATTGCAATACTATCGTAGTAAGCCTGACGATTGATATTATCCAGTATCCAGTTCTGATTTTCAATCTCCCTCATACGGTAGCTATCTACAAAGATGCTATCTGCAAAGTGATCCTGACGATATCTTTCTGACTGTATAATTTCACGAACAACTTGCTCACCTAATCCCTTTGGATATTTAGGAGCTTGTTTTTCATAAAACATGTTAGGTACAGACGTGTTGATTGTTGTATGCCATGTACATGATCCAAAATTATCAAGATTAGAGAAATTTCCGGTCATCAATGAAGCATGACAGAAGATTGGCTCAATTTCAAAATAATCAGATGGTGTAAATGTACAGTTGTTATAGTTAGTCTGGTAGTAAGAACCTGTTAACTGGAAAGCAGCTATTACTGTTGAAGGATTAACTGTATTGCATGTATATGCACCTGCTGCTATTACTGCAGCATTTTCAACACTTGTACCATAATTACCAGCAATTGCAGCTTGTAAATCCAGTGCACTATAAACCTGTCCAATACCTTTTACAAATACTGCAGGCATAAAGAACTGTGTCAAGTAAGGTATTTCACCTGCATTAGAGTTCATTGATGGGGCACCAACACCTGGGTTATAAGTACCATAACGCATGAAATCATTCCATTGCAACATGATACAAGCCGGGTCAACTACAGTTGCTGTACAACCTGAACTGCAATCTGTACTGCAGCAACCACCATAAGCAGGAAGAGTTACATACAACTGGTGATTAAGAAGACGAAGTGCTGGAGATCCAATAAGATCCAAACGCAGCATATATGATTCACCGCAATAGAAAACAGGCCCTACAGTTGAACCAGAACTCTGGTCCCAACCAATTGATACTATTTGCTGTTGTGCAGCTTGAGCTTTTGATTTTATAAAACGTGTTACCCTACGTGGGTCAATTGCCTTACTGTAATAAGGTGCTTTAAGACCACCATAAAAAGGTGCAATCTTATCAACATCATGCCAACTACCTACTACCATTTTCAAAGTAGTGGTTGTGTTACCTGATGTAAGGTTGCCCTCAATACCATTAGGTGCAGTGCAGAAACCAATCACACCTGCTGTCAGGGATTCAGTTGTACCTGTAGTTTGTGTTGCAATAACGTAACTACCTGGATTACCTGTAACTTTGGCTAGGTAAGCCCGTCTAAACGAATAAGGAAAAATCATTTCTAAAAAATTTTATGTTTCATCCAGGTATCCTGAACGGAGAGAGTATCTTCCCCCCTCAATATTAATATACGTATTATTTGTTTTCTAACAAACTATTTTGGGATATTTTTTATTTTAATTCTTAGTTTTTATTGAGTAGAGGTTAAATGTTATTCCTATTCCTACTACTGGCACTATTTTACCGGTATAAGCAATTCCCAAAAAGGGACCCACAACTGCAAGTGTTTTTGGTATGGCACTTGCATAACTGTATCCTTGTTGTGGTATAAATAATTCGTTGGTATGGTAGATCTTGACGTTGAGTTCATCTGACCTGAACAATCGCTTAGTAATAACACTAACATAAGTAGCAGTATCAGGAGAAAGCTGCATATGGAAATCACCAATTCGTGTTGCGTAATTTCCGTGATAACAGAGGAAATATTCTTTTGTAATGATACTATCAGCAATTGTATGCCTGAAAGTATCCAAGTAAATAGTTTTCGTAGTGGGAGCATGCTTATCAATAGTAGTTGTTGTACTTGTAACATCAGATATGCTACCAGGTTTTGCACCAATAGCTTTAGCAATAGAATCTACTATGTGCTTCATTTGTTCGGGTGTATACAAAGTTCCAGATACTTGTGTATAACCTATCCCTTTTTTATCTGTCTTTTGTTCAGTTGGTTTGTATTTGGGTTGAATTACCTGTACAGGTCCAGTAACAGGCTGACAACTTCTTATATAAAATACAAGTAGCACTACAATAATTATCATATAACCAAAGTCTTTCCATGCAAAGTCTTTAAGGTAATCTTTCAACCATTGTAATGCTATCATATGTATTTGTTTTATTTGGATATTAAAGAATATCTCTTTCTTAATCCTGTTTGATCCGGCAATATTCCTTCTTCATGAACAACAGTAACTGTTTTTTGATCATTACTGTTCTTACAAGGATTCATTCCCTTGATCTGATCTTTTAAATTGTCTATTTCGGTCTTTTGTATTCCATTCTGTACCAATAATGTTTCAACTTTACTATCTATTGAATTAAGCTTTTCATAAGCCACTTTTCCAAACCATGCAAAAAATGCAAGAGTGATTCCTAAAAGATAAATAAATGCTTTGTTATACTCAATATTTCCTTTGTTAGTTGTATCTACAGACATTACACTAGTGTTTTATAATATTAAGATAGAAAAACTTTTGGAAAGCACCTAATAAAATTACAAATTGTTAGTAGTTTTTTAGTGGTTTTTATTCTATTCTTGTTTATCACTGTATGGTAAAGCTTCCGGTTTACCATTAACAATCTTACGTCCCATTAGTATACCTGCTCCTATACCAGTCATTACTACAGATTGTGTAACTAAATTAGTATCTTTAGATATACCACCATATAAAAAACCAAGCCCTCCTATAAATACAATATATGCACCTGCTAAAGGTAATATTGAACTTTTACCGTTACTATCACTAAATGCTTGCCCCCAAGAGAAATTAAATAGTTGTTTAATTTTTTCTATGTTCATAAAAATTAATTTACAAATGTTGATGAATATTGTACTGAAGTAGCAGATAATACTCTCCAGTTTAGATTATTAGAAAAAGTTCCTTGCCACACCCATATTGTCTGACCTGCAGAACTATCTATATCAGTTGCTGTTATGTATTGGTTGTTTTGTGTAGCACCGTTAGCAAGTATAAATGTTGCTCTTGTGCCAGGAGTTAACGACTTAATTGATGGTGTTGCTATTGATGAATTATTAAGAAATGTCATTGTATTATTAACCATATATGTATTACTTACTGTTAAACCAATATAACCATTTGATGCTGCCGTACAAATTAATGTATTTACTGTAAATCCAGAAATTCCTGTAAAAGGAAATGCTGGTACTACTCCATTAATTGGTAAGGTCATTGTTGTAACTAATAATGTAGAATTTAAAATTATTGCAGTAACTGGAATTGTACAAGTAAATGTAGACCATTGAATAAATCCTGAATTTATAGTTATATTTCCACTATTTAATGATGCATAACCGCAAACAAATACTGAGGAAGTTGCATTTATAGTTCCAGCAGTATATGTAAATGAGTTACCTATAAAATTGTTTATAGTTATTGTTCCTGCTGTATTTATAATTAAAGATCCATTTAAACCATTATTTGTCATGTTTAGTGTGCCAGTTCCTGCCATTACAATACTATTTGCTGAAAGTGAAGGATTTGTAACTGCACCACCTCCATTTGTCAATACTGTTAAATTTCCATTAGCATAAACTGTATAAGCACCATTTATTGTTACAGAACTATTTGCTCCTGCATTCTGTAAAGTATTACAAGATGTTAGATTACTACTAATAGTAATATTACAATTTATAGTACCTATAGGACATAGTATAAGTATATAAAAATTAATACCTGTACTATTAATAACACTTGTACTATTGGAACTATTTGTATTTAACACAGCATTATTTGCTAATTGTACTGTGCTTGTATTCATATTGGTAGTACCTGATACATAAATCAAAGATGTAACTCCTGTTATTGTTCCTGTAAAAGAATATGTACCTACACCTGCATCTATTACAATAGGATTAGACAATGCATTACTGCCTGTATGAGTTGTATTAGAACCAAATGTAAATTGAGATGTACCAGATACTCCACCTGTTGTTACACCTGTACCACTAAATAATATATTACCATGTGTAGAATCAGTTCTATTTAATACACACCCTCCACTCAAAGTAGTCGCTCCTGAAAAAGTCCAGTTATCTACAAAAGTTAAAGTAACTGCAGATGAACATGTAAATTTTGGTAGAAATGTAAGACCATTACTAGTAAGAGATGATGTTGCATTTACTATCCAAGTACCTGTACCACCAAATAACATGCCTATACCAAGTGTAACATTACCTGATATAGTCAAATTAACATTTGCAGTAAGTGTACCGGTATAACCTGTAATATTAATACTTTTGCACACACCTGCAGTTGTACTTATAGTACATGCACTATTAGAACCACTATTGACTATAACATCATCAGTAGCAGTTGGAATAACACCTGCAGAAGCACCTGATGAAGAACTTGTACTCCAACTAGTTGTTACATTCCATCCTGTAGCTACGTTTCTATAATATAATGTTGCCATTAAAATGTTACTATTTCACCTGTTATTATTGTGGGTACAAATTCAATTAGAGCTGACATTGCTTCAATTTTTGACTGTTCTGAAATAGCTCTGTTTTTTATGTTCTGATCTATTTCTTCATTTGACTCTGGTCTAAAATGAGGAATATCTATTGTCATTGAACTTGATATAAGTTGCAACTCAACTGTTGTTATTACAGTATCCTCTACATGAGATACGTTAATTATTTTATATGTCATTATGTATATGATATTGAAAGTGTTACAAAAGTAAATGCTGTACAAGAGTTTACTACAAACTCTATTATATCTCCGGATGCAAGTGCTGTAGATCCCCAACCTGTAAGAGTAGAATCTGTTGCTTTTTGAGCAGATGTTATAGTAGGTAAATCTGTACCTGCAATAGATATTGTAGTAGGGAACCCACTATAAGTAGATCTTTTTACATCAATTACTATTGAACCAGATGCTTGATCACCAACTAATGTCCAACTTATTATTGTACCTACTCTTGGCATTCTTAAATAACCTTTTGAGCCAGTTGATATAACTCCACCTCCTCCACTTAAAGTAATTCCCAATGAGCCACCACTACCTGTAGCAGATAGTGTATTGCCTGACATACTAATGCCTGTGCCCAATATTATTTCCTGTACAGGTGTTGTAGTTGAAGAACTGCCAAGTAATTTAGAGGTAGCTGAAACAGCTTGCATCTTTGCATAGGTAACAGCATTTGTAGCTATAGTAGCTGCAACTGAACCAGGACCTGTGGCAGTAACATCTCCTGTTAAAGCTGTTATTGGATTTCCTACTACATTTATGTTACCATTAAGTTTTTGTATTGCACTTAATATACTATCAGAGGAAGTTATAACACCTGCACCACTTACATATCCTGTAAGAACTTTTCCTATTACTGCAGAATTTGAAAGAACAAGTGATATAGAAGTAGAACCTGAACCATTTGCTTCTCCTGTAACTGCTATTGTTTGATTACCTGTAATATAAGTATTTGCATCTAAACTACCATCTGCTTTTACAAATTGAGAAGATGTGCCAGATATATAACTTATAGTTCCAGAAGTAGATTTAACAATACCAGTACCAGATAATGCAGATTGTTTGGTATTCCAAGTAGATGCAGAAGCAATCCTACTATCTGCTAATGTACCTGCCCATGTCAATGTATGTGCAGTACCTGTTGATACAATAGTTACATTAGTATCATTTACAAAAGTTTGCGTTGTTCCTGTAAGACCATTAAGTGATGTTATAGCTGTTGTAATGTAAGATACATTAGTCGCAGCAGTTACTTGTCCTTTAGCATTTACTGTCACATTATTATATGTACCTACATTACTATTTACTACAGGTAATGACAATGACCATAAACCAGATGTAGTAATAGGAGAGAAACCAGTAACTGTTATATCAGAAGATGAAAGCCCTACAGATGTTACTGTACCTCCTCCTGCTGATCCTGTAACACCTCCTATCATTTGCCACTCAGTACCATCATAATAAATATAAGATCCGGATATCCATGTTTTTGTACCGCTACCCAAATTTCTATTCCACATAAAATAGCCTGTACCAGGTACAACAGTAAATTCAGTAGCTGTGACAATTTGATAGCAATTTCCTAAAGTACCAACACCATCTGCTAGAGATGGTGTATTGGTAGTAGCATACCAAAAACCTAAATGGTTTAATACTGGTAGGGACATTTGTTAGATTTTAATTAGTTACTATGTTCTGCATTTTGATTTAAATTTTGTTGTTTTGCATAGTTATCCATATCATCTGCGAGTATTGCTGCACCCTCATTAATAATAGTTTCTATAGTATTATCAGAAAACTCACATTCAACATCTGTTATTACTGGTAAACCTGTATCAGGATTTGTACAACCTGCTATTTCAATATGTATAGGTTTTCTATAATAAGTAATACTAGGGTTAACTATATCAAAACAATTGTTTGTATATATTCTAAAATTACCACCTATAACCGTTGCAATTGTTTCTGCCCATTCATATGAGGGTTGCCTATTTTTATCTAATAGAATCATATCAATGTCGGCTTCTTCTCCAAGAAATACCTTGAATTTTCTTGTCGGACAACAATCCCCCACCATTCCTTCTGTACTTATTCTTGACCATTCAAGATAATCAGATGGTAATGTTGTATCCCAATAAATTCCTTGATTAGTCATTGTAAGAGGTAACTGTTTAAGAATTACTTGAAGTTTATCAATACTTCTTATAGATCCTTCTGCAGTACTTTTAGTTTGATTAATACCTTGTAACTGTCTAATTGTCCATGCATCCATTGCTTTATTAAAAGCCTCAGCTATCATCCAGCATTCTATATTACCATAGTCACTTGAACTAAGTTTATTTAATCGCTGTTGAAACTTAACTTGTAATAGCTGATTATTCACGTTATTGTATTTAAAATTTGTAAAATGGGTAGAGATTGTTAAATCCCTACCCGATTACTTTAGCATTTTCCTTTCGGCATTTTTGGCTTACTTGGCTTACTTGACTTTGCCATATAACTCAATTTTAATTGATTACTTCTTCCATTCTTCTTCTACTTCCTCTGTAATAACACTAAGTACATCATTATTTAAAGGATTTTGAAGAAACTTTACAACATCAATAACACCTTTGCCCATAGGGGTACTTGTCTTATTGTAGTATAGCTGACCATCTTGTTTGTAAGTCAATAACTGCATTTCTGTAGCATCACGTACAATAGCTTGAATACGCAAATCTGCTAAAGGTTGTTTACAGTATTCTATAAACTTTTCAGCAGTCATCTTTTTATTCTTATCTACTGTTTCACCATTAATATACTTATCACAATCATCATATAAGATATCATGTGCTGTAGTCTTCCTATAACTCAATGAGTTTATTGCACACAATTTAGTTACATACAATAACTTAGTTACATCCTTATCAAACAATTTTTGCAATTCTGCACCGGCCTGATTACGTAATTTTTTAACTTCAGTTTTAATACTTGCAGTTTCTTCTTCTTTATCCAAATACCATTTTGGTGCTTCAACAGCATTTCTTGCAACATCTAAAGAAGATGCAACACAAAGAAAACCACCTGCCTGAATTGCATATATAAGAATAATATCATGTGGATTTTTAGGATCCAGATATAATGTACTATTGCTACATTTAATTTCTACACTATCCCAATAAGTAGGAATACGTTGTTTTTTATCATCAAATTTATCAGGTCCTTGTGAAATAAACATTGTTACTTTACTCCAAAAAGAATCAGAAAATCTACCGGTAGCCTTACCTTTCTCATCATGTTCATCTATATCTTTTTCTGTAAGAGTATAATTACCGGCTAATGAATTTTCAAGAAACACCACTGTCTTACGAATGTCTCTAATAGTAGCTTCTTTCTTCTCGCTATCACGAATGTTTTGAACTTCAGGTGCAAGTTCATTAAGACCGGTAAGATAACATTTAATACCATTACGTTCTACAAGGCCTAATAGTTCTTTATGTTGTGCACCATCTGCTACAACCATATCATACTTTTCAAGACCTGCATTAGGGAGACCATTTATGTATGGCTTTATGCTTACCCTACTTCCTACTTTAATATTCATTTTGTTTTATTTTGTTGGTTCAATTACAAGATACGAAGTTATATACTATTTACCAAACATTATATATTCTCTTTTTCTTTTTCTATTATATTAAGATATGTTTGATACTTTCTATCTAAGTAGACTGTAGCATCTTTGTAGAGATAGTCAGCTATTTTAATTGCCTCATAACTATAATAGGCAATAGAATACAAGGGAAACTCATAACCAGGTTTTATTCTTTCAGTTGGATATTTTTTACTTGTTAATTCTATTTTATTTTGACAGAACCAAATAAATTCACATATAGTATCTAATGTTCCACATATAGATATTTGATAGGGTGTTTCTGTACCTTTTTTAGTTATGTAAGGCATGTATATACCACCATCTCCGTCAATACAACCTCGCCAAAAATCACGGCTGTTTTTCAAACTCTCATGAGGTACAGCATCATAGCTTTTTTTATTAGTAAAACCAAGTGCTTTCAATGAATCATGTATTCGTTTAGATCCTATTCGTAAACGAGATGCTAATCTACCTGCAGGTTTAACATCTTCAAGTTTAGAATTAGACCTCATAAACTCCCTGTATTTTTCAATATGTTTTTTATCCCCTCTTTGTATTAATAGTTCTACACTGTAACCTTCTACTTTTTCGCCACTTATAGAACCATCTGTATACAAAAAACCTAACCAATAAGCTGACTCAGGAGTAATAGTTTCAAAAGCATCTTCTCTAAGATTAGTATTACCCCATCGAATTAACCATTGTTCAGACTTTGTTTTATATTTTACATCAGCACTTTTGAGAAGTTCTCGTATAGTTTTACGTGTAAGGTGAAGAGTCTCCTCTATATATAATTGAGATTTACCTTGTTGATAAAGTTCTACTACCTGGTTAAGTTTTTTCTGATATCTTTCTGCAAGATCTTTATCAACATCTACCCCAGATTTTAAAAGAAGTCTTTTTACCACATCTCTATGAGTACCTACCTTTTCTCCAATATCAGTAAATGATAATTCTTGATTGTACAATTCAATAATCTCAGGCAATCTTTCTAACGATTTCTTATACATAAAAATATCGCACTCCTTTTATGAAGTGCGATACAAAGATATACATAATTTCTGAAAAAGTAGCACAGAAACATATATTTATTTTCATCAAAGACTGTAACCTGTGATCGGGTTTTTAGCCACGATTTTTAATAGGCGTGTGGGGTCCATTACAACCAGTGCACCTTGCTTCTGGAACATCTTCACCTTGTAACCATTAAAGTCACCTGATGATTGGAAGCCCTTAGTACGACCCATATAATCAGCAGTACCATTCTGATACATCCAATGGAACTCATGATCAAACTTGTCACGCAACATCTTGATATTATCTGTACCACGATCTGTTACGTCAAAGATAATATATGAATAAGATGACAAACGGAAACCATTGATAATTGGATTTTCAATTTCGTTTGCTTCTACGTTATCAAATGCAGGGTTGATTACAAACTTAAGGTTTGCCAAGAAAGGAATAGTATATGAAGTAAATGCATAACCAAAATCCAAATCGAGAGCTTCACCCTTAATTGCACCAAGTTCATGTGCATTTTGTACCAAACCAGAATTGATAGCAAATTGCTGGATAGCCTTGTTCATTTGCTGCATACCGGCCAAACCTGTCTGAACAATCAGCTTACGTTTAGGATCCGGACCTTCAAAGTTTACCTTACCTACATAATAGTTATAGATTTCAGAGTTAAACATATCTGTACTGAATGTACCAATGTTGTAAACCTTCTTATAACCATTATCAGATTGTATCCAAAGACCTGTAGAGAATCGCAGATCATCTGGACCATCCTGCTGAACACGACCCCCTTTACCCCACATCAAATAAGTTTCCAAGTCAGTAGTTACTTTCTTGATAGCCTGACGTTCAATTTCAGTGATAAATGCTTTACTGATCTGTCCTTCCTTCATTGCTTTCAACATACCTACCTGACCAAGACGAGTAGAAATATCTTCCAATGTACGAAGTGATGGATCTGCACGAAGTGATGGATCATTGATCTTCCAGATCTCAGTTACCGGTATACCGCCTGTATTCTGACCATTACGCATCATAGCATCAGCTTTCTGTGTAATGTGGTAAGAAGCATTTGCTTCAGCATTACCAAGGATATTATAGAACTCACGGTATCCCGCACGAGAAACTACATCATCCCATCTTTCACCATATTCACCACGACCTGAAGTTACACGGAATACCTTAGTACCAGGTACAAGATATTTGTTCTCCAAATATGCTGAACTATTATTGTTGATCAATTTACATGTGTAAACAAACTCGTTGTTACCCATTGATATAATTGGATCTTCTGTAACACGGAACTCAAGTCCACGATACTTGTCAAAAGTTAACACTGCAGTATGACCATATTCTCTACGGTTCAATACAATACGGAAGGACTTTTCAGCAATACCCTTCTTAGTATCACTTGGATCAATGTCACGAGTGATCTGTGGTAGATCATTAGCTACAGGTGTCTGCCATGTGTAACGACCCCTTGGATCATCTACGTCTATGGTATTACCCTTGCCAAAATTAGAGAATGCATACAGAGGCATCTGTGCAACCTGTGTATTTGCCCAAAATTCAATTGGACCCAAATCGGTAGGTTTCGCATCCTTCATCATGTTGTACAAGTGATAAGAGTCGTAGTTCGAACCTATCTCATACACGTTATCACGAAGTGCGATACCATTGTTTAAAACTGGAGTAGCCATTTTTATTATTCTATTTTATTGTTTACAAAATTGTTTATCGTTCAAAAAGATTCCTTGGTTTACTTAGTTTCTTTTTTGATGATTTAGTTTCTATATCTTCTGAATCAAAAGCTGCACCATTTGAATTATTCATCTGCTCTGATTTAAGCTTTTTTGCTATTTCAGTAGTTGCAACATTTTTTCCTTGTTGTCTTACATTGTTTTTAAATCCTTCTGGATCTGCAAGATGGTATGTAATTTCTGCTAATAGTTCAAAATTGGGTTCTACATACTGTATGCGATCCAATAAATGTCCCAAAAGGTTTGTAGGTTTACCTGATGCACTTGGATAAGCAACATTGGTCAATCCTTCATAAAGCATAGACTGCGTCTTTCTATCTAACTTTATTCCATTTAGTTCACCTTTACCTAAAGCTTGTCCAACATTAGTTACATACATTTGAGCAGCTTCTCTTTGTTGAAGATTGAACTGTGTCTGCTGTTGTAACTGATATTCAACTTGCTCTTTTTGCATTTCATCAAGAGTTGGTTTGAAAGTTTTAGCTTTCTTTTCAAGTTTACCATCTTCTTTCCATTCTGCTATTTGTTCTTCAATAACGTCTGGTTTACCAAAGCCGGTTGCTTGCAGATAACTTCTTGTTATAGCAATTTGTCCATCTTCATCATCAGGATCTAAAGATTTTACTTGTTCCACTCTTGCAAGTGCAGCAAACAAACCTTTCATATCTTGTCCACCTTCCATTGCATACCTTGCAGCATATTGCAATTCTTCAGGCAGTGCTTCAAAGAACTCTACTGGTGTTCTCTCAAGAAGTTCTCTTTCTTTTGATTCCCAGTTTGCATCAAGCATTTGATACAATGTTTTTTCAGGTTGTTTAGAAAGATACTCATCAAGAGTTTGTTTTTTTTCATCCCAATCTTCAAAAGCAGAAAAATCACCTGCTTCTATTTTTTCTTTCAAATAAGAAGTCAGAGCATTCTTATCTGTTTTTGGCCTACCTGTACCATTTTGTGATTCAGTATTACCATCTTCATCTTCATCATCTTTACCAATAGCATTCAATATCTTGTCTGCTTCTGTTTGGTCAACATTTACAATTTTGTCTGTATCTGTTTTTTCAGGACCACTTTTATGTGTCAGATCATCTTTTGTTATTCCACTTGGTTTATCAAGAAATGACATATCTGAATCATTACTTAATATGTTAGGTACTTTAGATGTAAGAACATCTGATGTATCTACTCCAGGGAACAACTTATCAAGATCTACAACCTCATTAGTTACTGTTGTTTCCATTTATGTTTGTTTGTTGGTTCAATATTAAACTACACAATATTTCTAAAGAAAAAACATTCTATGTTTAGAAAAATGCACTCTTTAGCTCTTAGTGTTTTTCTCTTTTAATTTGTGATTAATTTTTGCAACCTGTACTTCAGCATTTGTACGTTTTGCCTCCTCTGCTATTTTTTGTCTTTGAATTTGTTGATCTGTTTCTTTTAATCTTGTATTTACTAAATGTTTATCTTTTTCTAAATTCATTTTATCACTATGTTCCTGTTGACCTTGAATAAACTTAAGATTATCCATATAATCATTTTGTTTATTTTGGTTAAGATCAACTGAACCAGAAAAACCTGCAGCTCTAATTTCTGCTTCTTGTATATGAGTATCTCTATCTTTCTGAGCCTCAGTTGCATCAAAGTCTTGCTTGGCTTTAAGCATTTCCATTTGATGTTGTTGTTCAGATTGTTGAGCTTGCTGTTCTTGTTGTGATTTTTCTTGTTGTTCTTTTTCATGACGAGCTTCCATTACTTTTAATCCAGATTCAAGATCAACCATGTCATCTGCTTTAATGGTACGTATCCTATCCCATAGTGTTGTACCGGTAGTGTTATCTTTAAGCATCATTTGTTTAATGTTTTCAAGAACATTACGCATACCAACTCTTGTGTGACATGTTACATTAATGTCTCTACCTAACAGTTCTTCACCATTAAGCATAAACATTACCTTTTCCTCATCTTTTGTTACATACTGAAGCCTTATAGAAGGATTAGTGGATTGATAATACTGTGCAAGATCTGTTCTCATTTGGTGAACTCTTGGCATAAGTTCATCTGAGTGTTGTATAAAATACTGTTCTGTTTGTGCATAAGAAGCAGCTATTGCTTGTTCTATACCTGTAGCAGTTTCTGATTTATCAATAGGTGTACCCATTCTTTGTGGGTTAAGTCCTATAGATGATAATGCTTCTTCTTTAATCCATTGTGCCTGTTTAATCTTTGACATGATACGTTCATGCTGACTCATATCTATTTTTTGGAAGGGCATGTGCTGTATAGCTGTTTCCGTATTTATGATACTTGTATCTACCGGTATCATAGAGAAATTCTTAGCAGCCAGGTAAGCTTTCTGTATATTGTTTTCTCCCCAATCTTCACCCATGGAATTTTTAGGAAGTACTCTTTGATCAAATACTATAATGGTACCAAGTTCATCTATTTGAATATCTTGTATTTGATTCAATACCATGTTGTAACCAATTTGATAAGGTTTTAACCTATCTACAAGAGATTTACTCTGGGTATTATAATCATTAAACACTCTACCTTCTACAGGTAGTTTACATCCCCAGGTAGTTTTGTTACCTTTAAATTGATATTTTAATCTACCTGGTATACCACCTGTCATGCCTACATACATAGGAGCAAATCCAGAAGGGTTATTCATACCAATAAATCCAGGAATATTTGGACCAATTTTATACCCACCCCAAGATTCATTTATCCAAATCCAATCTATATGTTCACCAAAAATTAAGTTGTCTTTACTTTTTTCTTTAAAAACCAATGTGTTATATATTGGTTTATCTGTTACTTCGTATGTTTCATCTACTATTTCTTGTACAACATTTCCTACTTCATCCATCTTTGTAAGATGTCCCATTAATCTTTGTGTCTTCCAATAGATAGTTGCTACCCTTACCAGGTATGCTGAATCAGTGTCTTGAAGATCCTCATTTTCATCAAGTATCCAACGAATGATATCACCGTTAGTCTTGTGTGTATTGTAGGCACTCATAAACTGTCTCATACCTACACCCGGTCCTTGTGTATTCCATTCATAAGACATACTAGGATCGTAAAATGCACCACTCTCATTACCTATACCGGTCTGCGTATACATCGCACCTCTTACTGGATATAATGAATTTAGAGTTTCCATCTGATCCTGACTCATCATCCAGCCATACTTGTCAATAACTTCTGGTACTGTCATAAGGGTAATCATACCAACCCATGCAGCATCTGACATATACCTAACATTAGGACTCTTTCTATAAAAGGTTTGAGTAGGGTTCCATGTTTCTAATTCATAATCATCTTCTTTCATTATGTAATGCCAAAATTCCCTATCTGTAATTAAAGAATTACGGAAGTTTTGACGTTCTAATTCCGGCATTGCAAACCTATCATTGTCAACTGCCATCTGATGTTCTGCCCATGCAGCATATAATGATCTGTAATCTTTACTATAAAACTCCTGTATTTGTGGAAGACTTTTTATAGTTTTAGGATCCATCATTTGTTTAGCCTCATCAGAATCAGGTTGCATACCCATTTCTTGTAACTTGGCCTGTTGTAACATTGTTGCTTTTTGAATAAGTACTTCTTCTACATCTTTGTACTTTTCATCCAGCATTTCATTTGCACTCTTTTCATCCCTCATTTCAAATGTAATACGAGAGTATCTTTTTGAAAACTCATTAGTAAGTACATCTATAATAGTAGGAATAATAGGATAAAACTTTAATTCAAGTGCTGAAACATCTTCTTTGATAAGTGGTTCTATTACTTCAGCATAATCTGTTTCAGCTATTATATAATCACTTTTTTCTATTTGGGAATTGGCAAGTTTGTAATTTTTAAGCATTTTGCCAGCAGTTCTTTTAAGTTGCCTCATGCCTGTCCATTCAATGTAATCCATTACTTGAGCAGTCCACTGAGGATCTTTCTCTTTCATTGGTAGCATTTGGTATGGCTGATAAATTCCACCAAGTGTTTTACCGTATAATGGTTCAGTCTTTGCACCTGCTTTTAACTGTATAGCATTTAGTACCATGTTAATTTATTGAATAATTATTTAATATTTTTAAAAGGACTACGATTTTGTCTAAGCATATTACCATTACCACCTCTACCTATGTTTTTAAACATAGGACGGTCCTCCCCTTTAAAAGTAACCATTTTAGATGGATTTTCCAATTTATCATTTGACCTCTCAATTTTCTTCTTTATCCTACCAGAAGCTTGTAATATCTTTACGTAAGCCATTAATAATGCATATGAAATAAGTCTATCTGCATTTAATCCTTGTTGATAAACTTGCATTTCTTTTAATATCATAGGATCTGTTATTCTTTCTACACCATAGTGTATACGTGTAACATTTCCTTCTGTATCTCTTTCTTCATACATTACTTCTGATAAAGAATTAATAGCATATTCTAAAAGAACTTTCCAAAGTCTAGGTGTCATTGTGATACCATATCTTTCATTACCATTAAGCTTAAGATCAAGTTCTTTGTCAAAGATCATTTCATCTTTAAATACAAGATACTTTTGACGTTTCTTTGATCTCATGTAATTGATAAAGCCGGGTTTATTGTTTTCACATAAAGCTCTGGCATTATAATACTCTATTAATCTTGATATGTATTCATTTGTTTCATTAGGATCATCAAAACGACCACACCAGTATGCAACAATCTTTCCTCCTTCTACGTGGGAAGTTACTTTTACTTCTGGTTTTGATTGCTGTATAGGTCGTTTTCCTTTTACAGGACCCCAATCCATTTCCTCACCTTCTTTTCCTGCAGGAGCAGCTCGTACAAATGTCTCCTGGTTAATAACCTCTACATCCATTTTATACATTACTATAGATGCAAGTGATGCAGATGTTGTTGTATTATGAGTGACTATACAATTTTCTGTAACATACAAATTATCTACAGAATCTACAGCAATACAAACAGCTTCATCTTCTTTTTCAAACTCTATACTTTTTATATATCTACAAGGAGGATACTTAGTTGGATATACGTATTTATTAGCTTTTCTTTTTAATTTAAAAGGATTAATTGTATGTGGTAAGTTAATCCATACCTCATAAATAAAGCACTTATATTGGGTTTCTTTTTTTATTTTTTTATTTGCTGGAAGAAAAGAACAGTTTTTACTTTTAGCATTATACCACGCTGTTCCTCCTAATGATTGTACTATTTCTATTACATCATCTGCTAATCTTTTTGAAACTGAATAAAACTGAGCACCATGTTTGCCACTATAACCATCCGTATCCATTAATCCTCTTAATAATTCTATTCTATTTTTTATTGATGAGTACTTGTATATATCCGGTATAAATTTATAATGACTGGTTAGCCCTTTTATTTTTAATTTTTTTAATTCCTGACTTATATAATTAGTATATACATTAGCAGGTTTAGTTATAATGTAGTCATATTCTGTATTAGTAACTTTATCTATTTTATGATCTAGTTTTAATTTACTTCTTATAATTTCAACTATTTCTGTATCGGCTGTTGTAAACCTGATGGCTTTTTGAGATACTCCTCCATCTCCTAATAATGCCCCTATTATATACGGGTCAATAGGAATTTCTATATGGTCATAATTTATTGGAGAAACCATTGGTATTTTCCAACGTAGTACCCCATTGGGTCTTTTTATATAAGTTTTAAATTTGTAACTTTTTAATTTGTTTTTTCCTTTTCCTAGTAATATAATTTCTTCATCTGTATTTCTTAATTGATCTGTTGTTAAATGTATAGTACCCCTAGTACCCCCATTAAGTTCTACATTCCATAAATGTTCTCCATCTACTAACACACTGCTTTTGTCATTAAAAGTAACTCTATATAATTTTCTTATTCCTTGTGGATATACAGCTATAACATTTTTTGGATTGCCATCAAGCCCTATTACATTATCTCCTACTTTTATATTTCCTATTTTTTTTCTACCAGATGAGGTATATACTAGATTGTTTACATACTCTGCTTTACCTACTTCTACCGGGTCAATTGCACATACATATGTTCCATGTGGTGCATTTTTTATAGGGGGCTCATGAATACATACAATACTTTTTTTATCAACAGTCTTCATTGGCAAAGGAAACTCATTAATAGGTCTTCTACTGGAAGGTATTGCTTCTATTTCATTTTTTGTATTTCTAATCAGATCAACATATTCCATTGCGTATTCATCTTCTTCAATACGTCTAAGTTGACTAGCAGTATGTTGTATAGGGAATACAGAAACAGTTCTCATAGCAAATGCTTCTGCTATGTTTCTTGGCCTTTGTGAAACTTCAAGTTGATACTTTTCCTCACTTGTAGTTCTTCTCAATAAGTCAAACTCAGTGTTAAGATAAGCAAGTGCTTCTTCTACTTTAGAGTTACCATATTCATCTGTAAAGTTTGTTTCACCTTCACCGGTTAAACTCCATTGCTCTGGTATAAATAAAGCTGTCATACCTGTAGAACCATTCTCATCCAGTAAATTAGTTTCTATAGCATAAAAACCATTGCTTGATGGACTCATAATAAAATCCCTAAGTGGTTCACACTGTGAAAGATCACCTACAGATCCTGCTATTGTAAATACGCCTGTAACGGTAGTACCTTGCCTCATAGCTGATTTCATGTAACCATAAGTAATATCTGCAGTTGGTGCCACCCCACCCTCTTCATAAAACATTTCGTTACATGCACCACCTACACCAGATACAGGGTCCTTATCAAAGGATATGCCGGCAATGGTTGCCATTGTACCTATCTCTACCTTACGACCATCTGGTGTTTTTGTTTCAACTTTCTGCTGCCATGAAAATACTTTATCCGGAAAGTTACCACAAGCCCATGCAGTATTCTTATTGGTGAAGTTATGGTATTGATTTAAAAACTTCCAGCAACCATTAGTAGCATCAATGTATTTTTTATCAGATGCTCCTATCTTAGCTACAAATCCTTCTTCAAAAATATATTTGTTATATAACTTTGCTATATGAAAATAAGAAGAAGCCATCTGCCTCTTCTTAACAATTGCTATATTTAAACCATGTAACTCAGCTAGTATTTCATACAGAGCCATATGATACTGTACATCTCTTAATCCGGGAAACTCAAACTTTGTTTTAACAGTATTGTATATCTGAAGAAAATTTAACCAATGATATAAGAATCTTGGAAGATACCACACTTGTCCTTTAGTACCTTTTATGATTACACCTTTTCTACATTTCTCTCTTTCACTATCCCAATAATCTATGTAGTCTCTAGACATTCTTGGTGCATCACAAAACATACCTTTAGTATCAAAAGCTCTTGCATGTTTGCTAAACTCCTCAATAGATATCCTGTCAAACTCATATTTACCAGGTTCTTTAAATAAACCTTTTACAAAATCTCTAAAGTCTTCTTTAGTTTCAAACCGAGTATATCCCCAGATCCCATCAGTTTCTCTTGTCGGTATGTTTCTATATAAAATACTCATTACATCCAGATTTTAATTTCTTCTGTTAATTTATTAAAAGATATCTCATGCTCTTCCCACAATTGAACTGTACGAAAGTTTTGTGTTATATCTGATGTATCTGCTCTATTTCTTAATGCTTTTTTCAAATAGTTTTCTTTTGTTCTATTTATACAATGTTTTAAATACGCAACATCATTATTAAAAAAAGTAAAAGGACCTGTTATTTTTTTACCTGTAGTATCTACTGTACCAGTAACTAAATAATGTGGGTCATTTGGAATATTGATAAGAAACTCTGGTTTAACAATAGATTTTATATGTGTATTTATTGGGTTATTAAAATCAGAATGTTTATAATAATTAGCATGTGATGTATGTTTTTCTATACCGGATGAACCAAAACATAACCAATTAATCCCTACACCGTTTGCATGGTCATATTCTATAAGAAAATCTTTTATGTTTTGATGTTTTTTAAGAATAAGATATTCATCTGAGTCAAAAAAACCAATCCATTTATATTCATTTTTAAAATTAATAGCACAATCTAAATATGCACGAGTTTGATTTGCCGGCCATATTGTGTTCCAATGTTTAATTATAACATTTGGATTATTTGATTGTACAGGTATAGAGGACTCATTATCATAGATAATAATAGTATCTGCACCTAATTTTAAATAGTAATCTATAAACTCAGAAAGCATCTCTGGTTCATCTTTTACAATAAGGCAAATTGCTACTTTTTCTTTTGTCAATTTTTTATGTTTAAAACTTTAGGTATTTTAAATTTTTTCTTTACCAAATTAGAAGCCATTACATCTTCTATAAATAAACCATCTGCCATGTATGCATCTGGGTATTTTATACCAACCTTACGTGCAATATGTGTTTTAAGTGCAAAGTTACTCCAATCCATTTTACCTCTTACAGGTTCTGCATCTATTATACTATAACCAAAAGAATGGTGAACACAAGGCCAGTAAATAAGATCATTAGCTTTAAGTTCTTCTATAACATCTACAAATGGTGGTATATAATACTCTTGTATAGTTGTTTGTACTACAAATTCAGTATCTACCATATCAAGAGCAGCTATTCTGTTATATGCTCCCCAGCTACCTTTATTTTCCTCATTCTCTATGTACTGTATTCTTTCATCAGAAAATGCCTCAAAGATGGCTTTCATTTCAGGATTAGGTCCATCATGCCATACAATTGCTTTCCAATTGGGATTCTTTAAACATTTGAGCATACCAATAAACATATAAGGTTCCCATTGTTCCTTATAGGTAATTACTATAAATGTTACTATTGCTTTGTTACTCATAAATAATCTTTTGCAAGTGAAGATATCTACAATTTTTCTTTATTGTAATCATGTTTAATTATAGCAAGATCTGATTCTATCTTATTATCTATTACAAATTTAGTATTCTTTATTTCAGAAAGCTCTGATAAATAGTAAATAGAATTATCAGTCGTATCTTCATATTTTACAAGAAATTGTTTTATTAATTCAAAAGCTTTAACTCCTATATGTACTTTGTAAAAACTACTATCTATTCCTGATTCTATAATTTTTACAAGTTCCCACATAAAGGTTGTGGCATTATCTGCTTTTATTATTTGGTCTAAAACATCCTTACTAAACAACCCCCTACCTGGACTAAGACATTCTTCAGGTGAACATAGTTCAGCAGTTATTTGTTCATTAGTAGGTATTATACTTTTAATTTTAGTTTTTTTCTTACTCATAATTTTTAGTTTCTTTATACCCTGGTACCTGTTGATAAGGAATTATGCGATCTCCTTTTACTTTTGATTGTTCTTCTTTAAGTACATTCTCTAATTTATTGTAGTTCTCCCAGTATGTAGAGAGCTCCTTTAGCATTGCTCTTATCTCACTGGCATTACCATCTTTACCTGTAGTGATCTCTTCAACATCAAGGAATCTCCCCACCTTATCCAACATCTTCTTAGCACCTATAAAGGTTCTTAGTACTGGTGTCTCATACATTTTCTTACACCTAGCTATTGTATCTATTACAACAGCATCTTCAAGTGAAAATTTAATAGGTGCAAGATCAGACATAACAACATCTTCTCTTTCATCTTCAGGAAGGTTTACATAAGGATTAATAGTACCATCTGGACAAGTTGTAAAAAAGATATACTTATATATCTGTATGTAGTTGTCCGGATAAAGTTTCATTATTTTTTCTAACCATGGTATTGCATAACATGCATTACTAGGTGTAAGTTTACGATCTTCTACATCAAATAAATTTATTAACATGATACTTCAGGGTATTGTTCTACGTGAGTTTGTTTATTATTATTATTGTAAGGGTACCAATTTTTTTGTATTACCAATACAAGCATCTTTTTTACATCTTCTTCACTATAAAGTTTTTGATCTTTTATCAAAAAAGGTGTAAACTGTTCTAGTATATCTTCTATCATTTTATTAATGATTTAAAAAGTTCTTTTCTTGTTTTATTCCATTTAATCAAATCATAATCTTCTCTTACCCACTCACTTAATTTTGCACCCATGTCTTTTACATACTCAGGGTTCTTTATACAATATTTAATATGTTTTATCCAGTCATTAGATGTTTCTATCCACATAATACCTTCTTTACCATATAGAGTGCTGTAAGGAAGTACTTTAGAACAAATTACAGGTATACCTTTGCAACCTGCTTCTACTATCTTCAGTTCACTTTTATAACTATTAAAATTTGTTTCTCTTAAAGGTATTAAAGAAACATCAGCCTGATCATAAAAATCAATATATGTGTCAAGTTGTGCAGATGGTAATATCCTATATGAATTTGTTTGAGCAAAAACATTTGACATTTTTTCCCAGACACCTGATACCTGTAATTTTGCAGGTTTTTGTTTTTCCCATTGGGCTCTTGTTTCAAATTTTTCTATGTATGTTGGTTCATATCCTGCCAGAATAAATTCAGCATTCTTTTTTATATAAGGGTCTCCTCCTATTCTTTTAAATTTCCCTCTTAATAATTCTATATCATATACATGGTAACTACCACCTGCATATATAAAACTCATTTTTTCATGTGATATAGGCATTGGTTTATAGTTATCATAACCAAAAGGAAAGGCATTAGGAATAACTACAGTATTTTTATTGTATTGTCTTATTTTATCTTGTAATCGTAATGTAGTACAGGTAACAATATCTGCTAGTTTAATGTTCTCAATAATTTTTTGGGCATTACCTCTTTGTTGCCAAGTAGAATAAAAAGGATGATCAACCGGTAACTCCCAAGAATCATCAACATCAACTATTATTTTTATTCCTTTTCTTTTAAGTAATTTTATTTGTTCAACATCTGTTCCAATAAACTTACTGTAAAAAAGAATATCAGCATCTATTTTGTGTTCATCTTGTCCTATCCATAACATCTCTGCAGTATCACTCTCATCCCATTGCATAAATTCCATAGGATTAATGGATCTATAGTATGCTATACCTGACTTACCTTGTACTACAAACTGTACTTTCATATTAATGTTTTTGAATTTTTGATCTATTATCTTTTAACCATTTCATTATTAAATGCACTTCTTTTTTCAAATAAGGTACTTCAATATCTTCTATTTCTTTTACAATAAAACTACCATTAGAATTTTTCTTATAAATTGGATAACCATATTTATCTTCTGATTCAACTTCAAATTTGATATGTTCAATAAACATTGTACCTGGTTGCAGATTAGGATTATGTCTGAGCATCATATACATATACAATGATAACTGCAATGCGTAATGGTAAAAGTGACAATCTTCAAGATGTTTAATAGGTCCGGTCATCATTTTAGAAATACCTTCCCAGTTGACAAAACTTTTACGATCAATCTTTTTTGATGTTTTGTAATCTCTAATATAGATCTTACCTTCTTTAACTTCCACATAATCAGCTTGCCCACAAATACCCTCTGATTTTAAATAGATAAAATGTTCAGGATATATACCCTCATATAAAAACTGATCAGGTGCATATTTTATACCGGCATTTATAATTTGTTTATAGACCGTTATAGGAGATGTCATCCCATAAAGAGCATCTTCCCTTGTTTTATGGTACCATGAACCCAACTCTGCAGAACGGTTTCTTTCAGCATCCCATGCTTCTTGTATTTCTTCTACAGATAACCCATACCATTTGTTTGGTCTGGTTGCAGTAGGTTTCTTTACAGAACATTTCTCTGCTACATCTCCAGAAAATGGTTCATGTAAATTACCAATAAGAGTTGTTATACTTAACCATTTAGTTTCATCAGTAGGATCTACTGATTCATACCGGTGACCATCTTCTATAAATTTAAGCATTGATAGTTGGTTCTTTTGTTTCTGCAATTGGTGTAGGACTATAAATACCTGTAACCCATTGATAATACTCTTGTGCAATATTAAGGGTACTTTTCATTTGCATACCAGATACAGCATCTGAACTTATACTTATTTGTGTCTTTGTTAAAGATGCTAACTCAAGACACTTAATTTTTAAATCTTGTAATTCCATTTTATTTTTCGTTTAATTGTTTCCAAAGATCGTAATCCTTTTTAGTTATTGTTTGCCAACTAATAAGTTGTTTGCGTAACATTTTGGTTGCTGTAAATGGATGTATATCTACAACAGTTTCTTGCCAATTTTCTAAATTTTTAGAATTGTTATCCCCTGTATACAGCAACCAGTAGTACACTTTATTATCCATTACTTTACTTTAAATAAAATATCTCTTCTTGAGAATATAAAATAATCAACATTGTCTGTTGTTATCTTTGCCTCAAAACCACCCGGATAGGTATAAACTATGTCACCAACTTCAAGAGTAGGAATAACATTATAACCATCATCTTTGCATATGCCTATTGATTTAACCATACTAGGTATAATAAAGTTTTGAGTACTTTCTATACTCTTCTTTACATGTTCAGGTATATAGATGCCGGAGTTCTTTTTCTTTGCTTCTTCTGTCTGGATCTGTATAAGAATTACCCTATCCATTAATGCTTCATATGGGCACTCAATAGCACTTGCTTCATCTGCTCTAAGCTTTGGTTTTTCTTCCGGAGAATCCATTGGTATTATTATGTTATTCATATCTTGTTTATTTTCTGTTTTCAAATTGTTTATTGTAAGCTATTTTATTGACATCTTGCTCTTGTTCATTTGTCATTACAGCTTCCCATAATGGTTCATAGTTTACATCCTTTAAATAACAATGGGTACTCATTGCATGACACTTTGCATACAGGTCGCACCCACAACCTCCACAGCTTTCCTTTCCGGGAAACACTGCTTTCATCATATCATTGTTAATACCATTAGGATTATGAAATCCACATTTGTTAGATCTACAGATAGCAAGTCTTCTCATTGCCTCTTTCTTTATTTCTTCATTAGAAGAAACATAAGCATTGTAAAAACCATCTATGATATTACCTTTATTGTTCCAGGCTAGTTGAAGTTTCTCTTTGAGAGTCATTGTCAGTTTCTTTATTTTTATAATATTCTTGTTTCTTTTTTTTGACTTCCATTTTTCTTTTTTCTTGCTCTTCCCATTTTGGTAAAACAGCTTCAAATACTTTTAACTTGTCTTCATTTTCTTTTAGGCTTTCCTCTATTCTGGATCTTTCTACTTTCTTTTTTAAAATCTCTATCTGTTTGACTATCTCCCATCCTTTAATAGTCATTCTTCCAAGTCCCCTTAAAGTTAAATGAAGATGTGTCATATTAGACAATATCTTTTTGTTTTCTTTTGTATAAAATGAATACATTAAAAACAAATGTTCTTCCGGTAATCCTAATTGTTTTGCTGTTTCAGGTATAAGATCCTTTACTTTAGTAGTTACCATTATAATACAGGTTCTTTATTTGGACTATAACATTTTATATCAACTAAGACATTTCCTTTATTTTGTATTTTTAATTCAGGATTGATCTTTAATAATTTTTTATTCTTACCTTCTTTAATAATCAAACCTTTATCTTGCAATCTTGTGATTGCATTCCTACTGCTTTGTATACTTTGAAATATACCTGAACCAGTAAGTAGCTCACAGAACGGCAAAAGTTCTGCACTTCCTAATGTACCCAATAATGTAAGGCAATCAAGAAGTGCAGGACTAATATTTGAAGTTTTTTGGATATAACAATGTACCATAAATTGAAACCGGATAATATCCTGCTTCTCCATATTAGGCATTGTTTTATTCCATTTTACTACTTGTACTTCTGCCATTGTTGGTTCATTATTTTGTTAATCTTTTATTCCTCTTCTTTTTCTCTACTTATTCTTTTTGACTGAAGATCATTTACATTATCATAAATTTCTCTAAACTCTTTCTTCTCAAAATTTTCACTACCATACTTTGTACCGGTCATTATAAACTTACCATTCTCTTTAATGATCTTTGACCAGGTACCATCGCCAGTTTGTTTTCGACCTATCTCGTCATAAATAACATAACCCATGTCTTGAATGATCTCATATTCAAACTCTCTTAACTCATCTATCATGATTAGTCCATTGTATGTGTAGAAAGATCTGCTGATTCTTTTGCTTGTTTCTCCATCTCTGCAAGGTTAGCTTGGGCTTGTTTACGGTACTCTTCCTGTTGCTCCGGTGTCATAGCATCCCACTCAGCTTTCATTTGTTCTTCCTGTTCGTGTCTACGCTTTGCTTCATCCTGACCAGCTTTCCACTGAGTCAAATAACCAATAGCTTCCAATTCACGAACCTGTATTTCCAGATATGCAATCTTCCTTTCAGCATGATTGAATGCAAGCTTTTCATACTCATCTTGCATACGCATAAATGGTAGATTCTCTTCGTAATGCCTAATTGTTTCTTCTTTGGTCATTAGAGCTTTCTGCTGCTCATTTTCAGAACCCTGATTAAACTGTTCTTTAATACCTTGCTTTTTTAATTTCTTGTTTTCCATAAACTATTTTTGTGTATACATTTACAATGTGTAAAAAACATTTCTTGTGTAAAGATATGTATAATTTGGAAATAATAATATCTTTGTAAAAATATTTTTTATGTTAGGATGGATTGTTTTTACATTAGTGTGTTTGTATATACTTTGGTTGCTCAGTGTTGATTCATCACCTACTAAGCAGACACCTATTAATAAAACTACTACAATAGTTCCACCTGTAGTAAAGAATACACCGGCACCAGATAACATTAATCGGGAAAAAGAAAAAGGGGAAGATGAGATGGCTAAAAGAAAAAAGGCAAAAGCAGTATATATTCCACGTATAAAGAATGTTGCAGGTAGTGTAAATAATCCTTTGGATTGGTTTATTGTAGATAGGGCACAGGCTACTATAAGTGTAGCTGAACAAATAATAGCAGAACAATTAGACCGGTATGAAGTAGAATGGTACAGGGAGATAGCATTTGAAGGATTAAAACTTAGTGATTATGGATATGCTAGGTATGACTTTATAGTAATTACACATAAAGGTATTCACCTTATAGAATACGACTCAGTTAAATGGCATGAGTCAAAAGAACAACTAGAAAAAGACAGGATAAAAACCAAATTCTGTACAGACAATAATATACCACTAATCAGATACAACAAAAAGGACTATTACCATATGGGTAAAAGAATAGAAGAACTTATGAAACTACATAAAATAAACAAAAAATCCCGCAAATAAATGCAGGAAAATTCGTATCTTTATATCGACTAAAACATAAAAGATATGACAAAGGTAAATGAAATCTGGAAAGATATCAAAAGTTACGAAAATAGATACCAAGTATCAAACGCAGGTAATATAAGAACTCTAGAAAGATCCTACATAAAAATAAATGGAGCACCTGGTGCTACAAAAGGGAAAATAAAAATACTAAGAACAGATAGAAGAGGTTACGTATCAGTTGCTCTACATACAGGTATAAAAACAAATAATCAATATGTTCACAAATTAGTAGCCTCTACATTCATACCTAACCCGGATAATAAACCCTGTATAAACCACATAGATGGTGACAAGAGTAATAACAATATAAGTAACCTAGAGTGGTGCACTCACCTAGAAAACAACGTACACTCATACAATGTACTGGGAAGAAAAATAAAAACAGGTAAAATAACAACAGCTGAAAAAGTAAGGGGAATGCGAAAAATGCACTATACTGATAGAAAAACTATTATGGAAGTTGCTCTGCATGTAGGAAGACCGTGGAAAGATGTGTGGGAAATTATAACAGGTAGAAGATTCAAGAAAGTACTATGATGGGAAATTTGCCCATAGTAATGAAGAGCAGATAACCAAGGACAAGATCAAGACAGAGTTCTGTAGGAAACATCAGATACCACTAATAAGGTATTCAGCTGTGCATTATTATAAGATGAGTTATGAGATATCCAAGTTGATGAACAGCTATGGAATAACTAAGAAGGGTAGAAAATAAAAAAGCTCCCTAAGAATAAGGAGCTATAATATGAAAGACGCACACATCATGAAAGAAAAGAAAGCACTGTAAAGATATGATAATAAATGGAATAAACAATTAGCTGATATGATACTCTGCTAACTGATTGTAAATACTCTGTGCCTCTTTACCAAGATCAAAAGCAAAGCACATAGAATCAGATATACCATGAAAATCAATACACACAAGCCACTTATCTTCAGGGTTATCATAATACATAGATACATCAGCTATAGCACTCTTCTTTCTAGTCCACCTATAGTTGCTCTTAACTAGTTCCCACATTTCTGTATCTGAGTTCTTAGTAGAATAATCAGCAACAACTTTATAGGTTAGATAAGTATCATAGAGCATTAAATAACACTCTTTCCTCTTAATGTCTTTACGTGTAGTAGTATCTATAAAAGGAAGTTCAATCCGGGTACTTGTACTAGTTATCATATTAGTAAATATATAAAAAAGGCAACTAATATAGTTGCCAATTTTATGAATAATGTAATAAAATATTATTCTTAATTCTCTACAGGTGTCTCAGATGGGAGAGGGGTAACAATACCCTGCAGACGAATATCAATAGTATCCAACTGGTTCAAGATATTTTGCTGGTCATCTTCTGAAAGACCTGCACTAATACTATCCCTAAGGGACTTAACTGTAGTCTCTACCTCTGCGATAGATGCTGTAACCTTATCCAACTTTGATTGGAAATCACTAATAGTGGCCATATAAATTTGTTTAAAATTGTTAACTATGTAGACTAAATAAAATAAAAAAAGATTAATCAGTGACAATAAAATAGTTATCATAAAGGTTTAGTTACAAAGCATGAATCAATACGTGTTCTTTCTATAGTCATAACTTTAGTAATTAAATTTACACAGTTTATAAACTTCTTCTACAATATAGGAAATTAGATAAGCTGCAGGTTCATCTGTATCATGAGAAAAATCAAAACCTATATAACTCAATATCTTTACAACCGCATGAAATATCTCATGATGAAGTGTACCTATCTCCTTGGCTGTAGAAGGGTAATTAGTCATTCTTATAATCGACTGCCCGCCATCTAACATAGTATACATACCTACAGAATCTAATTTCCAGATAGCCCTTTCTTTATCCCTATCTGTTATAGCCACTTCATACTTATCTATAGAATGCTTGAACTGAATATCGGATTGTCCTAAAGAGAACATAATATCTTTATCATAGATAGGTATCTTGATTATGAAATTTTTAGTCATAAATTATAAAGTTAAATACCACATTAATACAATTACTAATTGATGTAATAACTGATCTAATCCAAAGATATACCAATGGACTTTATTAGCAGGATTAGCAACTTTCGAAAACCATATATTCATTTTACCTTTTAGTACATCAATAGTAAAATGAGACAATAACTGAAGGAGAAATAACTCTGCAAGAATCTGATTACCCAGATGAAAGAAACTACAGATAGCCAACATCAAAGAGGTATGAATAAATGCATGAATAAAGATAGGATACAATGGAGTACCTGATCTCTTAGCAACTAACATCCAGGAAGTAGAAAGATGTGTGTAGTCTGCAATGTAATGCGTAACCAAAAATAAAATTAATAATGTGATGTGCATAAAGTAAAGATAAGTATATTAATGATACAATCAAATAGCTACGATACAATAGGCATAATAGCTATATCAACATACAGATCACCATTAATCCTAAGTGACCATGATTCTCTACCGTGAGGGGTAGGTGTTTTGGTCTCTTCTAATTTATCAGGATACATTACCGGCAAGTAAGAAAGACTTCCTTCTATTTCTATAGGGTGATAGTAGTATAACAATACCCCCAGCATATTCTTCATATCAACAAGCATAGGTATAGGATCAGCAGCTCGTTGTTCCCAGGGTATCAGTACAACATCCATATCCTTAAGCAGACTACCATGTATACAAGCCTCATACCCATGTCTAATAGCTATTTCTCTTATGGCAGGATACCAACTAGCATAAATGGCCGGCCTGGGGTTATAATCAACATTCATTTTGTAAAGGTAACAAAAAAGCCAAAGGTAGAAACCTTTAGCCCTGTAATAAAATATATTACCGAAAATCAAAATCAAAGATAGTTAATCTTTTATATAATACCATTGTTGTTTTCCAACAATTTTAATATTATTAAATTTTTCATTTACTGCTTGTATTACACCGGGCCAACCATCTATATAATCATCCCCACATAATACCCCACCATTTTTTACTTTAGGTAACCATGCTTCAATATCATTTTTAACAGCATCATAATCATGTGATGCATCAATATATACTATATCAAAAAATTGATCAGAGTATTTTTTTGCCTGTACAGTTGAATCACTTTTAATTAAAGTAACTTTATCTGCTACAGGTAATAAATTGTCTTTAGTAATACTATAATAATCTACATCTTTTCTGTGTTCTTCAGATCCTTCAAAATGATCAATGGCATTATAATCAAATACAAGATCCTTATTAATTAATTCAACTACCCACATAGCTGTACACCTACCTTTATAAACACCAACTTCAACTATATTAATTTTCTTACCGGTATCAATTTTCTCCAGTATTATATTGAGAAGCTCTCCTTGTTCAGAAAATTGTGACCATCCATCTATTGATTCAAAAAAATGTTTTATCATATATCAAAGATAAATAAACTACTGTAGAAAAAAGAAAAGAACAAAACAAAAAACTTTTTCCAAAAATTTTACTCCCCAAAAATATTCTACAAAAAGCTACCTACGTATTAGAGGAATAGTAAGACTACCCTCATCATCACAGGGGCCTTCTGTGAGCTTCGGGGTACCTCCCCTAGCAACTCAAGTCATTCTTTTAAACTCAAAATCAATTTTTATGGACATCAATGTTTTGAAATCGCTCATTGCTAATGCACAAAATTGTTTACCAAATGATGAATTTGTTATATTCCGCAAGCAAGTAAATGAAATCTATTTGCAGACCGAACTACGTTCTCTGTATAATGGTATGCCACTTAGTAAAGAGTGTGAACCATGGCGTGCTGAACGTATTGAAAAACTAAATCAGCAACTTGCAACCCTTTAGTGGGTTGTAAGTTGTTACCATATAAATGGTATTAATCTTATTAATATTAATATTATTAACCTTTTTTCTTTTATAATCAATTAATAATTTAACCAAACAATTAAAAACAAACAGTTATGAACAACACAAACAACAAATTAACAGCAGAACAGAAAGTAGCAGCAAATTTTGCAATTGACATGTACGCACTTAAGCAAATGAAAGTACATGGTGGTATTAAAGCAAAGCCAGTAATCTTGTTACCAGAGTTTGAAATGGATACAGATGATACCTTTATCCCAAAACAATCTAATGGTATACGTCCTACTAAGAAAGACGGTTTCATGTATATCCGACTTGCAATGCCGTATGTTGCTATCAGTAGCAATGGTACACCTGAAATCAAAGTATTGAAGACTAATGTATTTAATGCTGATAACAAATTGGAAATGTTGCTTGAGGCATATGATATGTCTATAGGTGCTGCATTGCCAGATAGTGTACTGGTCATTGAAGAAACACTTACCAATCCCGGTGTAACTACAGGTGGGCAACTGAAAGGTGGTTGGCAAATCAAAATGGCTGGTGCAGGTAGTAACATGCCATGTACCTTTACAGGTGAATACAATGGTGTTGTATATGATGAACCAGCTCCAATCTATCGTAGAATAAAACTTGCACCTACAGGTAGCACAAACACTTTGATAGCACATACCAATACAGCAGACATCAGCAAGTTTGCAAGTGCTGCATGGTCAAAGCTGAATGATCCAAAAGCAGGTATCACAAACCTGAAAGACAGTAACGCTGAAAAGGCAGGTATTGAAGCAAGGCTCAAAGATCTGAAGACCATTAAAGCTGCAAACAGAACTCCTGAACAGAAAGCTGAAATAGCAGAACTCACTGAAGCCCTTGAAGAATTGAGCACAAAATAGTAAACACTAACACAGCAGAGCACATGTTATCCATACATGTGCTCTGTTTTTGTGTTATGTTATACCCATTTTATGTTCCTTCTTTTTTTCTGGAGTAATCAATACTAGTATACTTAATTAATAATATAATACACATTGATTTCTAATCAGTTGTATATTAATAGAATTAATTATATCTTAATACTCTCAATGCAGTTATACATAGCTATATAGTTCTATATGAACATATGTTATGGTCTCCATGGGATACTAAGAATATACCCATATAGAGTTAATCATTATACATAACTGATTGAAAAGTTATAAATAGTTGGGAGTATGAAGAAGAAAATGGTAATATGGTAATAAGGTAGTATCATATTCCTATTCAGTCATCCTGTTACTATAAGGTACTAGTGTTACTATTCTACAATAAGTTGTTATATTCAGGTACTATTCTTATCTTTGTGTTATGATAAATCCCTTTCTTGAGAATAAAGAGTTCAACCTGAAGGTAGTAACAATATTCTCTAATAGTACAGATACTAAAGGATCTGCTATTATAAGAACTACTACAGAGTATTTGCAAGAAGAACAAAAGCACGTAAAAGTATATAAGACCGGTAATAACAGTCAGTATACTTCATTCCTCTTTAGTCTGAATAGACATGCCCGTGATATATACATCTTCATACAAGCCAACCTAGGAGAGGATCAGGATACTATTCATCTACACCAGGATAAAGTATGTCAGTATACAGGTATAGGTAGGAACAGTTACTATGAAGGTATAGAAGACCTGAAGAGTAATAGTATCATAACTCCCTATAAAAGAAACGAATACTGGATCAATCCATTCATTATGTTCAGAGGAGATAGGTTAGCATACTATAAAGAACACTGTCCTGATTGTATACAGAATATGGCTACTGCATATAACGTAAAAAGTACTGATAACATATAAGGAATAGGGACGATGTGAGGGTTTTAGGGGGTGTAAAGTGCTCATTCGTCCCTCTACTGTCCTTTGAAACCCTTGGTACGACTCATTTCCTTAATGCATTTCTCCTTTATATATAGTAGAAATGGTTTAAAATACAATATTATGGAAGAGTGAGAAAGAGGTGAAATTGGGCAGTCTTTATTAGTATTTATACTCTTTTACCTCCTATTGTAACTACCTGTAAGCACAAAATGACCAATTCTCCCTATTATCAGCACCTCTTTTTGGGCCTACTCTATAGCTGACTAGGTATTCTCTATAGCTTATTATCTATAGTTCTATAGCTGGTTGCTGTTCTCTATAGCTGGTTGATATAGTTTCTTATTCTTTTTTTAGTGTTTTCTTAGTGTTCTTTCTTAGTGTTTTCTTATTGTTTCATCCTTTTAATACCTATTGGTACTGTTTATGAAGAAAGTTATCTTTATTCTTATTTTGTTTATCATCTTCTTTGTTATTCCATCTATTACTTTGTATTGTAGTTCTGGTACAAAAGCTGTTTTGTTATATAATGGTATAGTAGTTGGTATTGTTCTTCTGGCTATTTTCTTGTTATTGCTTCAAACATGGGCTGAGGGGGATTAGTTGTATTTACCTGTATAAAGTAGTAGTAACCAGGTAGCAGTAATGTATCGTTTAATTTCCGTAGCCTGGTTCTTAGTCGAACTCATTCAATCAGGTAAATACGCCAGAGTAGAAATGTGTGAATAGCAGTAAACTTAAACCTGCTTCGTTTACCAGTATCGTATAACTAATATTTTTTATCTCTTTCTAAAGTAAGGCTACTACACAGCCATTTATATATGCAAAAGTATTTACTAATTGATGATCAATCAGGCGATGTTGATATTCTTTTTTCAGTTATTGCTAATGATATTAGTGATGCACGTAGATTTTTTCTTGTTGAAGAAGGCTGGTTAATAGGAGAAACAATATCTGAAGTTGACTTTCTCACTACCGGTAAGAATGAAGCAGATCTTAATGGTCTTGAGAGTCAAACTTTTGAATAATTGGTTTAACATTTAAAACATTTATATGAAAAGACAAATATTATTAGCTCTTGTAAAAATAGGAACCAATCCTTTGAAAGAATCTGAATTAACAGAAGATCAAAGAATGGGGGTATTAAATGATAACTTAGCAGAAAGAGTTATTGGACATCCTGGTTTTCTTGTATTAAGTACAGAAGGAAAAAGAGTTTATACAGCTTTAGAAGCTGTAATAGGTGTAGTAACTAAGTGGTAATTTACAATTCATAAATCATAAACAATATAATATATGGAAAAGAAAACACTGTTTATCATTGATGGTTATCGTATATGGGCTAATAGTTATGAAGAAGCCCATGTACAGTATCTTAGAATACTGAAGTTTTAATAAAAGTAAATGATTGTGAGCGACTATTTGCAGATACCATGGTTGATGTAGATAGTGCTCTTAGGCTGTTGCTTATATATTTTCTTTTCTCCAGTTTCCTTATTAATCAAGGTATACTCGGTTGATATTAGTCTCATATCAGTTAGTTGGTTTCTTATTAGGTTGAGTTATATCACTAAAGAAATCATGTAAACTATTATTAAATCTCTTGTTTTTTCTAGCTATATAAGGATTGAGCATGTAAATCTTTTGAACATAACCAGAAGGTGCGCATACGCAGTATGATAGTATTCCTTTCTTTACCAGCTTTCTTACCATGTTATAGAACTTACTGATCTCCATTTCAAGAGCTTCAGATAGGGTTTCAGATGAGTGGGCTACTTTGTTCTCTTGTTTAACTACTACTGAACAGTCACCATAGATCATATTACCCATTTGCAATACTCTTGCTACATCAGGACCACTAAGCTCTCTACATAGATATTCCACAGCTAAAGAATCAAATACTACATAATTATTACTATCAATTTCAAACTTAGTGAATTTCTTAGCTCTCTTAATATTATCACCTTCAACTTCATCATGCAATGTTTCACCTGTTAAGTAGTTGGTATATTCATCTGCATTGATTTTCTCTTCATTCTTTAGGTATTTGACTGTCTGCATGACACAAATATAACTATAATTGGTCAAAAAAGACCATTAATATACAAGATATTTCAAGAAAAGTGGTCAAAAAAGACCACAAAAAGGCCGTTTTAGTGGTCAAAAAAGACCAAACAGGGGGTATGTAGATGAGCCACCAGAGCTGATTTACATAATTTCCCTTATTCTTATTTCCTTCTATTTAATAGTATCTCAGATGCAGCAATATTCAAGACCATTCATTTTCTCTTGGCTACCTGTTTCTGGCAGTAATAATTATTTATATAGTTCTTTATTACCTTTATTCATAAAAAAACTTCAATATTATATGAGCCGTCAGGAAATTGTTGATGCCATTGCATCTGAAGAAGATATTCTTACTTCTAATAAAAATAATGAATGGTATAATGAAACTGATAGGTTTCAAATGCAATCTAGAATATCAGCTCTTTATGATGAGTTAGCCGTATTAGATGGTGTTCAGCTGATCTTAGATAATCCGGAAGATTACTACGATAATGAAGAGCTTGATAACTTTACAGATACAGATAATAATCCACCTGTACCTGTTGAAGTTATTAATGCTATGGTTGCTATTATCAAAGCTAATGAAGTTACTAATCCAGATGCATTCAAGTTATTAGTATGGAATGGTAAATGGCAAGAGTATGCTATGGATTATATACATCCAGCTGATGATCTTCGTAATACTGAAATGTTTGAAGAGATACAACAAGCGTTTATTAATGCTTATGTATAATAGTAGGATACTGTAAAGACATTCAATGGTAAGTATGTAAAAAGTCTACCAAAGTTATTAAACAAAATCTGATCATTGTGTGCACACAACCAGATAGGTAAGTTAATAATGGAGGAAATGATTGGCAATGAAGTCCACATAAATATATCTGCGATTAAAACTTTATAAGTCCTGCTATATCTGGTCTGTTTGGGGCTTGTTCCAGTAAAAGTGAAGACATCCTATCTGGTAAGTTACCAGCTCTCAGTCTTAGTAGCATCATAGATAACTAATAATACAATGTGCAATATGGTTAAGAGGATAGCTACAGGCGAGTTCCTAAAGGTACTGTTAGAAATACAAGCTACTGACAGGTTAAGGGTTAAACAACCTTACATTGTATTATTTTACAACTTTAAAGACAAACAACAATGACAACAACTATTCTAATAGAATTACTATGCAAATATCCAAATAAAGAAGTATCATTTTCTCCTATTAGGCACTCCGAATATGAGATTATGTTCAATGAATCAGATGATGTAATACTATATAATGGTAAAGCCGTTGCCTATTGTATATGTGAAGAGTCTCAGTGGAGTTCCAATATAACTGAAATAGCAGATACATTATGGGAAAATAAGAGAAAAAGATTACAGCCTCTTCAGAAACAGATGAAAGATATTGAAGAAAAAAGAAGCCATCTGGAGATAACTAAAGAAACTATACCGGTAATAAAGAAATTCAATAACCAGATAGATCAACTGCAGCAACAGATAAATTGTATACAGTATGAATCTCACCCTATAGTTAAATCAGTTGTATTCGCTATTGTTGAATATCCTGAGCATATCCTGGTATTATCATAATCCTACACCTGCAGTTACATAATACATCATTCATTCATTTCACTAATATAGCAAGTTAACCAATATGTACAAAACAATCAAAGTACTACTATTCATTACAGCTGTGTGTTATATAGCTGGATGTATTCAATCAATGTAAATACTGTAAATTAAACAAAATGGATAATACACAAGCATTTCCGGCAACAGATGAAGGAAAAATGACATCAACATATCATCCAGGTATGCTACTTATAGACTATATGGCAGCTAAAGTACTACAAGGTATGATGGCTAATCCTAATAAAGCAGGTAACTGGTCAGATAGAGCAGCAGAAAGTTATAAGATCGCAGCTGCTATGTTAGTTGAAAGAGAGAAGTATATTAAGTAATTTCACAAGCTAAAACAACTAATATGACTAACTGGAGAATATCAAGAAATGTAAGTCTGTGGGAAAAAAGTTATGAAAATAACAAAGCTCAAGAAAGAATGGATAAAGAAAAAGCAAATTATATTAGCTCATTCTGTGATGATGACGATGATAATGAAAGTTATGACCCTCATGAAGAACCTAATGACGATGAAGTTTGGTTAGTATAATTGATATTCCGTTTAATTCTTAACTAATAAAAACTAAATAACATGTCTGAAAACAATAAACAATTCCAGCTACCTAAAGAGTTTGCTGATAAATGGTTGAGTGCATTAAGAAGCGGAAAATACCAACAAGGAACAGGTCATTTAAAAGATGATGATAGGTATTGTTGCTTGGGAGTAGCTTGTGACATATCTAGTATAAATCTAGACATAGAAAACGGTGGTTTAGCGGGATTTCCTAAACGTTTAGGTTTAACTGCTAAAAAAATATTACCTGAACTTCTGATTATTGGTCCTGAAAAAGATGAAGAAGGTTATGATTATAATAATAGTGTAGAAACCCAATCAACATTTGTAGGTAAAGTAGCCAGAATGAATGATGATGGTAAGTCATTCCCGGAAATAGCTGACTATATAGAATCTATCTGTGAGTTTGTGTAAAAGAAATTAAATAATTTTGATAATTATTATTGCAGTGGTTGCAGAAATTAAAACACCTGCCCGGTTGCATAGCCGTAAGTAGCTTAATACAAAAGTGCTGCCGTAATAATCGGTTGTAGGTGACTATTTGATTAACAAAGGGGATAAAACGCAGTGGTATTTAATCCATAACCCGATGTTTATTCAAATGTGGAACCTTCATTCTTTGGTTGTGAGTGACTTATTTATCTGGCTTTTGCGTATAATGATAGATAGTGGAACTCTCAAATTGATCAAAAGGTGGAAATGATAAACACACCTACGTGGGGTAGGCTAAGGTAATAAAGGAAATGAGAGATAACTTCAAGTGCACTGTACCGAATAACTTATAGTAGGTTTGATTCCTACTTTGGTCACATTATATTCAGTTAATCTAAAACTACAAACAATCATGCAAGAAACTACACAGACACAGCTAAGTAATGAAATGCAAGTAAGTAATCAGGTAGAGAATGTAGGTGCCGGCAATGGTACTAAAAACAGCTACAATGAGGTAATCAAAGAGATACTCAATAGCTATGGTACACCTGACTGGAAATTTGAATGTTAATAGTACAATAAAAGATAATTCATAGTAGAATAGTGTTAGATACTTCTGGTTGTTTCTACAATCAAAGAAGTTTATTATATTCGCACTGTGGTAAAGTAAAACAATAAATTGGGGGTAACAGGCTATTGATTGCAGTTAGCAGGTTGAAAGAGCAAACAAATCGAAGGTTATGAAAAAGGCCTTGCTCGTTTGAAATCTTACAGAAGCTGCTATTTTCCTAACTGGAAGAACATTGCTACAGAAAAATAATTGATCACATTGAGAGAGCCGGTACAAGTTATCGGCTCTCTTTTTATTTAACTTACAAAAACATCTCACAATGGGAAAGTACATAAATGATGACACTAAAGGTAATTCAATAGGAACTACCTATAGAGAAAAGATAAAGAATCTGATCAATGATGGTGCCATATATACAGATGGTAGTTTCTTTAAACCTGATCTTGTATGTGTAGTTGATAATGGTGCATTTGGTGCTGCAGGGTATTGTGATACACAAGGTGAGTTTGATCAATGGCATTATCCGGATAATAGACCACGTACATGGTTAAGTTATCCTCACGCAGAAAAGTTAGCTAAATAATAAACTAATAAACTTAATTAATTTATCTTTGCACTCTAGTTAGTTAGAGTAAAAATGTTTTTATATTTTTAATCAAAACAAAAACAAATAAAATGTTAAAGCAACCAAGTACTGCACAATTAGTAGAAGTTCCTAACGAGGGACTTATTGCACTTATAGGTCAAGAAGTTCTGATCTTTTGTTTTAATTACTTTTACTATGGTAAATTAGTAGGAGTAAATACAAGCTGTATAAAACTTGAAAAAGTTTATCAAGTATTTGAAACCGGAACTTTTTCAGATAGTAAGTTTAAAGATGCTCAAAAATTATCCGATGAGTGGTATATACAGTTATCTGCAATAGAATCATTTGGTAAATCATTTAAGACAACTTTTTAATTATGATAACATCTCATTTAAAAAAAATGAATAGGTCAGGGTCAAGGTCATGGTCATGGTCAGGGTCAGGGTCAAGGTCATGGTCATGGTCAGGGTCAGGGTCAAGGTCAGGGTCATGGTCATGGTCATGGTCATGGTCAAGGTCAAGGTCAGGGTCAGGGTCATGGTCATGGTCATGGTCAAGGTCAGTATAATACATTACACACTCTAGTTAGGTAACTAGCTAGAGTGTTCTTTTAAATTGGGCCCGTTTTGGAATTGATTTCAATGTAAGGGTTATTACACAAGTAGAGGTACATGTATCCTCTTTAATATCATATGAAACAACAAACGTAAAAGTAGAACTTTCTACTTGGACAATCGAAGATGCTTTGGCATTTGTAGATGGTGAGTTTGCTACAGCAGCATAATTCATTTCCGGGGGTAAGCATATGTACCTTGCAACAGAAATGCCTACAGAAGTGACAGGTTAGAGCTTCTTTTAATCAACTCTAAGACCAGGTAGATTGCCAGTATAAGTTCCCACATATACGTAACTGGATATTCGTTAGTGTAGAAATACTAACTAAACTTGTGATAAAATGTAGTAATTGCTGCAGGGAAAGACGAGGGAATCGAAGCCCTCCGGGTCCACAATAGCGTATAGTCACACGCTTAGGTTAATGACTGGACAACCTGGAAAGACAGGTAACTAGTTCCATAGTGTAACGGTAGCACAATTCTCTTTGACAGAATTAGATCTTGTTCAAATCAAGATGGAACTGCTTATAAATTATTACAGCTTATGGTTGTATTCGCCACCTGTAGTGCAATAGAGAAGTGATTCACTCTGTTGCCTACAGGTTTTTTATTGTAAACTAAACTAAAACAATCTAATATGGAGAAGAAATTACCAATAATAGGAATAATAGGACATGTAGATCATGGAAAAAGTACATTAACTGCAGCTATATGTAATGCATTAAAAAATACTTATGATGTAATATTAGTAGACAATAAAACACAAACCATAGAGGCTAAAACATTAGAGCAGATAATGACAGAAAGTAAAATAGCAACATTCGAGTGCAAAAACTACCAAATACCTGACCTCGCTGTAGCTGACTATGCACCTAAATACGAACCAAAGAAACAACAGAACTACAAACCATATAAGAATAAGTTCACTAAAGGTAAAAGATAATGATACCAGATACACTAAAAGACAAGACAACTAAACAGATACTAAAATTAATAGACATCTACTTAGATAACTGGTATCCTGCATCTGTACCTCCAATAAGTAGTAAACCGTTGTTATTGCTATCAAAATATAATCAGAATCTTATAAGATATGCATCCGGATATTATGCAGATGGTAAGTACTATGATGATGAAGATCTTGAACTGTTCTATGTAAGCTATTATAAATACTCAGATGCAGATAAGGTATATGAACTGTTAACCAATAAAAAAGATGGAAAAGTATCAGACACAGATAGATAATAAACTATACCAGGTAGTAGTAATTAACGGAAATTCATTCAATATACCAGAACCAGCAGCTACTATATTAGCTGAGGCATTCATAAAAATACGTAAAGAAGAAAGTAATGAACCTACAGAAACACCAACCACAACAACCGGTAAAGAAGGAGTATAGTAAAGCTAAAGGTATATCAGATAATGAACTAAAAAAATATGATATCCTGTGGAATACCGAAATTCTACATGGCAAATATCGTGGATTTACACTAAGATATGTAGGTAATAGAGATCCAGACTACTTCACCTGGTTGCAGAAAGAAGGACTACTGATAACATGGGGGCTGTTAGCTGATAAAGGTCAAAAAGAAGAGCCTAAAAGCACCTATAACAAGTTCTATGCATCAGATGGTAGGATATGGGTTGGATTAAGATTGCAAGAGGTAACAACAACTAAAACAACTACAAATGAATAAGAAACTAGCCTACCTGATAGAAGTAATACAAGCAGGTGAAACAAGTGAGGAGCAGTTAAAGCCAATTATATTCGAATATATGGCAGATGACAAAGAAATCATCCCAAATATGTTAGAACTGTTAAGCAGAGAAAGAGAAATAAAAAAAGAAATTATATCAGAAATGGGATTAAATCTAGGTAGAAATACCGGATATATGATGGGAATAATAGCAGATGAAGATACTAAGAAATTTATGCTAAATGAAACATATGAATTCTATAAAAAGTATGAACAGTATGTAAGAACAACCCCGTTAAAGTTATATCCAGATCTACGATAAAAACAACAAACATGAAAATCAACTTCACTAAAAGAGAAGAGTATATAATGAGTATATACAGAACAGAACTGGAAAGTCTGCGATCAAAGATATCTAAGCTAGAACTAGAAATAGCAATAAATAAGAAAAAAGAATGGAAAACTGGTAAAATAATAAAGAAACATAATCTAACAAATTGCTAAAAAGAAATAATATGTTCAATAGAATAATGGTACTACTAGATGTATCGTGGTTAATGCTAATTGCATGGTACATAATCAATAAACACATATTTAATGGACCTACAGCTGTTATAACTGGTTGTATAATCTTACAACTGATAGACTACACAACTGAAATCATAATTGATAAAATCAAAGAAAAATGAGCAAGATACTATACAAGATACTACAGGTAAGGGTGTATAAATGGTTGATTAACTGGAACCAAATAAGGTGTGATAGTTATACATCTGCTAATAAAGAAATGAATAAAAATGAAATTGATCCAAAAGAAAAATTTGCCAATAATATATTATGGTTAGAAAAGTATGAAAAGTACATGAATGCAATAGATAGGTTAACTGATAAACTAGAAAATATATGAGTTGTATAAATAGTTATTTCATAGAAAAATTATCCAGTGGTATTATACATCTTCTTATAAATACAGAAGAAAAATGGGAAATATATCATAGACACAGTAATGCCTGGTATCTGGTAGGCAAAGAAAATCTGAAAATAGATGAAAGTTTATTTCAATTTGAAAAAGATGTAAAATATTTATGTACAGAAATGCAGGATACTGATCAGATATCATTCTATTACATACCTTATTCACTTATTTGGGAGAAAGGAGATAAAAATATTATTCACGAATATAAAAATGAAATATGACAACAAATTATAAGTACCCACTAGCTATTAGTGGAGAAGTAGAAGAACTGAAAGCACTAATACCTAAACTAAAGAAATTAGGGTATAAAACATATGCAATAAGTAATTGGAAACATTGCCCTATATTAGTAAATAACTATCGAGGAGATTTAGGTTTATTGAGTAACTTAGCAGAATCTGATAAATACGAAAGAAACCGTATATCTGTATCACTAGCAGACCTATCACCTGAATGTATACTAGCTATAGCTGCAGTTAGAGAAGATGGGGAATATCAACCAGGTGAGTATGTAAGATGGTTAGGTAATAAACCTTGTATAGGTAAAATAGTAGCTAAAGATGGTTTTGATAACTGTTATGCTTTAGATGTAAATGGAAATTTAAAAAGTTATGATAGCTGCCATAAAGATTATTTAGAGAGACTAAATATGGAAGAAATCATTAGTTACTTTAAAGGTAAAGAAGCGCATCCAATAGTAAAGAAAGACAATAAAATGGCAGCTGTAGAGTGTATCAAACTACTAATAGAAGCTAATCAGGTAAGTAAAGAAGAATTATTTCCAGAAAAAGATAAGGAGTATGATCATACCTATTCTAATGTAATTCTGATTACTGAGGATAATCTATCTATTACAGATCCTGAACAACTAGTATATGGTATTATAGACAAATGGAATAAGAATGAAAGAAAAGCTAAAAACTGTCAAAAAGGTAAATTATGGTTTAGTACAGTAGCTGCTCGTGAAGAATATATAATAATAAATAAACCATGTATGAGTTTTTCAGAAATAAAAGAGTGGAAACTAAGCAACAATAACTCATTAGAACATTTATTATTCAAAGTAAAACAAAAACTTAATGATTCAGCTAAGTAAAGAAGAGTTAGTAATGAAAGATCTACTCAAACGTACATTTTATGTCTTTGAGTTATTAAAGATGAATCTGGAGGATATGAGAACTTCGGATACTGTAAAAAGGTTAGCTGCAACTGCAAAAGCAAATAAAGTAAAGTCCTTTATAGATATACGTAAAACTGCGGCAGATCTTCAAAGAAGTATGCAATTCTTTCTTCTAGAAATGAAGAAAACTATGAATTCAGAAACTATGAATGCAGTTATAATGCACATGGCAGGTGATGAAGTAGCTAAGGTAGGAGAGATAATAGACCAGTTGGCTTATATCCATGATGTACAATCACTAGAAGATATCCGGGTAGCAATAGATAAATATTGGTTCATAGATGGACCAGGCAAGTTAATTAAGTAACATGGAAGTAGAGTTCAAAGTGCATGGCGGTACCCATATAACTAATACCAGCTGGATAGAAGTTGAATTAAATTCATCAGGTGATGGACTAAGATATAGAATCTGTTGGGGACAAGAAAATCCAATAGTAAAAGAAGCTGAGATACTATATATGGAAAGTAGTGAAGAAGATGGTGATATAGATGCTTATTTTACTGATACATCTAGTACTATCTGGAAATTAAATGAAATGATGAGAGTAAATTAATTTAACCAAAAACTAAAAACAAAAAAAATGAGCAAAATCAACAGCACAATCGAAGTAAAGGATGCATTCTTTGTAACAAGGGATGAGGTAACACAAGTAAGTGCATTTATAATACCAGAAGCAGGTACTTATGGTACTAGTGATATTATTTACTATCTTACAGAAAAAGGTTGGAAGAAAGCAAGTAATTATGGCAGTTACAAAGAGATTGAATGGACAGAAGCAGAAGCAATCAGTCTCCAGAAAGTAAAAATAGTTGATCATATTGCCTACCTGCAGAAATCAACTGAGGAAAATAAAAAGAAGATAGAAGAAATGCAGAAAGCTCTAGAAAACTAAAATAAATTAACCATTTTACTTGGATATATCATATAGGCTAAGTAACTTTGAGCTACTATAGGGGACCGGGAAGAATCCTAGAGAGAATAATAATAATTAAGACATATAAGATCAAACCGAGAGTAAATCTCTGAATGCCCTCACTGATAAACCTTCCCGGTCTCTAATCAGATGAGGGTTTTCTCATTGTAGGGTAGTGCGGAAGCCTAAATGTAGTACGCAGGCATATAGACAGATCCAATGTAATGGTGGCAGAATTGTACCAAATCCTCTTAAATGCTAACACTCTTTCGAAACTTGTGAGGAGTTAGCAGCCTCAGTCGGCTCCTTTATACGGGCAATTAAAAAATATTAAAATGGTGTAGGAAACAGGTTCAGTCTGAGTCAGCTGAACTTGACTCCCTCACCTAATCTCACCATTACCAAGCAATATTAGTAACAAAACACAAAAACAATGAACATAAAAAAGAATAAGAGTCCAGGGTTAAAACCTAAGTTCCCCAAGATACACATAGATAATAGTAAAGATGTGCTACTGGCATTTACAGATGGGGGATGTAATGGTAATGGTAAAGAAGTAAATAGAGGTGCATATGCATTTTGTATAGTAGAGAAAAATAAGCTACTGTATGACTATAGCCGGGAACAGAATAATACCACTAACAATAAGATGGAGTTAGAAGCTATTCTCAACTGTTTAACATTTATAGAAGATACTATACCAGACACAACACAGGTGCTGCTGCATAGTGACTCACAGTACGCAATTCATGGAATTTGTAGCTGGAGACATGGATGGAAAAAGAAACAGTGGTTAGGTGTAAAGAATGTAGAGCAATGGCAAATGATATCTGCATTAGTAGATCGGTTACCAAATGTACAGTACAAATGGGTAAAAGCACATCAGGAGGATAATAGCCTGGAAACCAGATGGAATAAGCATGTAGATGCACTGTGTACTAATATATGCGGAGATGATCAGGAGTATAAGGTATATACAGATAGAAAAGAGGGTGCTAAAGTAACCAAAAATACATCAAAAGCTAAGAAAACAGCTAAACAACTTATACCAGATGCAAAGACATTTCTGTTACAAGAGTGGTTCAAGGTTACTCCACAAGATGAGAGGGAACTGTGGTATAAATGCTCAGATTGGGCATCTAGAATAGTTGAAGTAATGCAAAAATATAGAGAGTTATGAGAAGACATAAAGGAAAACACTACCTGAGAGTAGAATTCAGCGGATATGGGCATTATAAGGTATATACAGAACATTATGGAAAAGATATAAACTGTGTAACTACTAATATGTCAAACATAGATGACTATAAAAGTGAAGAAGAGAAAAGATATAATAGAGGTTATAAAGCATTGAGAAAAGAGTGTATACACAAAAATCAACTAACATGAGAAAGATAATACAAATAATACTAACAGTACTAGCTATCTGTATATTCCTATTACCGGTGTATTGGAGTGTAACAATCAAACCTAGTTACATGTGGTTAGTGATAGTCAGCTGGTTCCCGGCAATAATAATATTATACAGTGCACAATCAATAGATAAGTAAGAATAATCAAATAATCTAACAATCAAAAACTACTAAAATGACAAAGACAATCAAATTCTCAGTATTGGTAATGGCAGGAATGACAAACATTGCACCTGCATATGAGCCTAAACCAAAGCCAAGAAAGTTACCTGAATTCATAGAGAGAACATACATCAGACCTACACCTGAACTAGCCTGGAAAGCATCTGAAAAACGCAAAAACAGCTTGTTCAATAACGTGATAGAAATACGCAAGAACATAGACCTTAAAGTAAAGAAGATTCAGCTGGATGAAGAAACAACAGTGACAACCAAGAGCAACAGATATTCGCACCTGGTAGTAGAACAACTAGCTGAAAAATTGTTAATGAGGGTTATTGAGGGTAAAAATGTAGTAAATTCGTAAACTAACTGACCATGCCAATAACAGATAACATGAGGATGCAATCGATACTGTGCTATCCTAATGCACAGGTAAAATGTAACGATATAGTTGGCAAGGTAATAGGTATTAGAATAGATACTGGCACCATTCGACTAAAGGATGAGATAGATGAAGACTATGTAATACACATATCGAAACTACAAATCCTACTCCGTCCCATATCAAGCCTGACGGATGAAGAGTGTATAGAACTTATGGCCTGTCACAGATCACAAGTGGGGGATCGGGTTATTATAAACAGTAAAAATTACTCTAACGGTATATTTGCTATTGAATATTACTTTGGCGGAATGAACCTCACCTACATAAAGCCTGTTGACCAAATGACAGGAAAGGAGGCCGACTACCTGCGCTCCATCAACATTATAACTACAGTACACGGGTTTGACCTTGTTAAAGAAGGGATAGCTATTGTTGACGATAAAATAGGGGATATATGAGATTCCAAGACCAAACATTTTTGCACGAAGAATTAGACTATAGAGGTAGTAAATTTACTATGAAAGGCAATTGTATGATGGCTTGTTATGCATCGTATTTTGAATTTGACGTATCAGAAGTCCCTCAAATACAATTTTTGACAGGAACTCTAAAACCTAAATATTTTTGGAACGACGTATTGAACTTATGGTTAAATCAATTAGGGTATGAGGAGTATTATTATAAAGCGGACACAGACCCATACATAAAGGGATTTACAGACGACTATTATTTTGCATTTGGCACAACAAATAGGAATTTAGGGGTTATGCATCAGGTAATATTTAAAGATGGGGAAATGGTTCACGACCCACATCCTAGTAAATCGGGATTAGTAAAAATTGAAGGATTTATTACACTAGATAAACTTAAAACCACCAACCCATGAGCGAAATAAAGCTACCAAGTGAAGTAAGGCAAAGCCTGCAATCTGAATTTTCAAAACAGGATGGATACCACTACTGGAATGGAGAGGAATCGATATGGGTTGATGGAAATTCAGAAGTAATTGATGCTGCAAGCAAGGGTGCTAAGATAGCTGCCACCCACTACGAGAAAGAGAATAAGAGGGTGGTGGAGTTGCTGATGAGTCGCATTTTACATGAATGGAATATCATGTATCACTTTCAAAGAGAAAATTACAATAACGATTTTGAAACCTACTGGTTGCAATATTGCAAAGAAAACAATATAAAATAATGATTATGAAAGACGTAAAAGTTCAAGAGAAAAGTCACGAGAATATAGTTAAGGAAACATATCCAGATGCAGAATCGGATTTTATACTTGACCATGAAGGGAATATGTCAATATTTATTAGCTCAATGGCAGTAGGTGACATAATATCTAATTTCTGTCATAGCGAACAAAGCGCATGGGATAGCGCATTTGAAAACTTAAAACAACAGGGTAAATTATGATACAAATAACCAAATGGCAGAACAGCCGTAATAAAATTAAGTAATCATAAAAGATTAGAAATAATGAAAAAACTAATTAATAAAGCTAAAATACTGGTATTCGGAGAGGCAGCTACAGGTGAGAAGATAGTATCACCATGTGGTATTAGGACAGTAATGCCGGATAGGTTATTGTCGTTTAACGCATTTATGCGAGTTAATAAAGTTTCTAAAGCAACATGGGGATTGTGAAACGCAAAGAACTACTAAACAGCAAAGGATATTGGTTAGCACAGACACAGGTAATAATCTGGGAAACTGTTAGCCAATATCTTAATATAAAACACATTAGTCCATCTGAATTCGCTACATTAGCAGGTATATCTTTATACAAGGTAAGAAAGATACTCAAAGGAGATTGGAGTGGCTCAATGGTCGAGTATATACAGGTAATGATAGCATGTAAGAAAGCAGTAAAGATTCAGGTAGAAGAACTAAATAAACAGAAATAATCAATAATTAAAAACCAAATAATATGCAAACAATACAGATTAATGAAATACAGGTTAATGGCTTAACTTATGTAATTAAAGGCTCTGAAAATAATCAGATTAATTATACTGGTGAAATAAAAATAGTAGTATTACAGCGTGGATGGATATATGTAGGAAGATTTACAAGAGATGGTAATGACTGTAAATTAAATAATGCATATAATATTCGTACATGGGGAACTACTAAAGGGTTAGCAGAGTTAGTTCAAGGAGTAACATCATCTACTAAATTGGATAAATGTGAAGGACTAGTTGAATTCGATTATCTTACAGTAGTACATACTATTTCAGTTAATCCTGAAAAATGGAAATCACTTATAAATTAATATGAAATGGATAATAGAATAGCCGTTAATTTCGAAAATACCCAGAATTCCTATGGAAGTGGATATGGATATGGACATGGAACTGGAGATGGAAGTGGAAATGGATATGGAACTGGAGATGG